ATAATAGTATTACAAACAAAAGTAACAAACTTGGCATATTTAACAGAGGAAAATAAACCTTAGTGCCTATATCATTGAGCCGGAAAATTACTGCTTTGTAGGCAGTGTCATCTGTGCATATAATGTCAAGTTCAGTTATTTTCATATCATCCTCTGTAATCTCCTATTGGTATTCCCCGGACTTATCTGATGTAACATTGTTGAAATAAAAACAACTAGTAAAGGGTTACTAATCTTGTGTAATTGTCTTAATCCCCATATCATTACTGATACTTCTTTACCATATATTTTTACACCAACGTGGTTTTTACGAACAAAGGAACGAAATATATGATATTTCATTATACTCTAATATTTCCTTTTTCTGTGGCAAAATAATGATCTACTGCTTTATCAGTTAATCTTCTTCCTCTGCTGCCCATAAATATCATATCTTGGTACAACAATGCAGGTTCATATAAAGTTTCCCAAACAGCTTTAGGTATTCCTAAAGAGGATGCAATAGTTGTACTTCCAGCCCCTCCATTTTTCATAGCCTTCATTCGTTCTAGTATATGTTTCATTCCTTTTATATGTGTGTAATCTAGTCCAAACTCATCTACTCCCAATAATTTCATAATCGTTTCTATAGACTCTTTAGAAATTTCTGAGTTAATTGTTGCTCCATCTATTACATACTTTTTAGCTATTCTAGGAGTTCCATGTGAAATTTTGGCAATTAAATCTAGTCCATTTTCAGTAATAGACAATTTCTGGTTAGCCACATACATTTTTATAATCTGCTTTATTTGGTCATTATTATATGGTTCCAATTTAATATTTAATCTAAACCTATCTCTGAACGGTTTTCTTAAGTCCCCTAATTGTGTAGTAGCTCCGGCAATAGTTACTTTCGGTAAATCTACTTTTTGATCTACCCCATTATATCTTACCATAATGTAACTATCTTGCATTAAAGAGTACATGGCTTCTTCAATTTCATCTTTTAGACCGTGGCACTCTTCTAAAAAAACAACATCGTCGTCTTGTAATTGACAAATCGGTTCAAAGAATATTGAAATTGGTTCTTTGCAGGACAAGCATTTTGTACTGCTAAAAGGGTTATGATATTCACATACAGGGCATTCCTTTTTAAAGAGCACACCAAATAAGTCCTTGGTGTTCTTAAGGTTAGCAGGAATTAGTTCAAAAAATCTTCCACCCATTTCATGTGCTGTAGCTTTAATTAGGGTTGATTTTCCAAGTCCACCATTCCCCCATAAAACAACATGTGGAAGCGGCACATTATTTTCTTTGGACTTTTTAATGTGCCCTTTCAAATATTCAACACTTTTTTCTTGCCCTATGTAGTTTTTTAACGTTAAATATGTTTCAGTTAACTTAGGCTTCATATAATCCGGCTCATTATTAACTACTTCAACTTCACTAATAACCGCCGGTGCTTCTTTTGCTTCTGGTTTAAGAAGCACTATTAGCATAAAAATTAAAAATAAGATAAGAGGGATTATAATTAGTTCCATATTATAACGTAGTCTTTTTGGTCCAAAGGTCTATAAATTCTTGTGGTATTGAATAGTTGCACTCTAACAAATTAAATTCTGTAGAGTTTATTTTGCCAACAAGCCTGTCAAATAGTTTTAGCCACTCTTCCCTTCTCATTAGTAATTCTGCATTAGGATGTTTTACACATGTTTCATTTCGTAGTGGGACAAATGATTCAGGGTAAAAGGTAAACAGTTTTTTGTGTGTTAGGTTTTTATATCGCAGTGTTTCCTCTTCTCGGTATAAAACAAACACTTTTGCATAATTGGGTTTATTTCCTGCGGTAAACAAATCCCCATCCTGCATTTCTTTGCCATCTAGATACAAATATTTCATTTTTTACTCCAGTAATTTATTAGGTTACCATATGCCATATTATACCAGTTTTTTTGGCAAGTTAGTAAACCACATAATACAAAAAATACAAATGTGCTATTCACATTTTTTATGTCTTTTACATAGAAGGCGGCAGTTCTAGGCTTTGTGGGATGAGTTGCCTCAATGTATGGTTTGTTTTGAAGATGGCGACGACATAATCTTATTTTCATTTTTTTACTGCATTTTTCATTTTGTTTGTTAGCTGGTTGAATACTATTCCGTTCCATAAATTTGTATTAAAACACAAGCCGCACAGCAAAAAAAGAACAAATGTGCTATTAACATTTTTTATATGCCTTACATAAATACCAATTACAAAATTGTCGGAGTGCATCGCTATATAATCATAGAAGGTGTCGCGGTTAGCCAAATTGTTATTTTTTAGGGTTATTTTTATTTGCTTCTGCATATAACTTTTCATAAAGGTGGTTCAATAGTTTATATGTTTTACGTTTATCATCATGTTTGAGCCTTAAAAGAATAGTAAATACTACAAACAGGGGATTATTTGCAGCAAACGCATACTTTACCCATATTCCTTGTCTTTTTAGGTATTTACCAGAACTAAGATAAATACATGTATGGCCATTATCTTTTGTTTGTGTTGTTATTATCATTTTACCAATACATAGTTTCTGATTCGGTTATGTCTTTCATCACAACAGACTTGCCCCTTTTTATTTCTCGGTGATTAGGTGTTAATACCCAAAGAACAGAACCCCATCTGTCATATGTTAAATTATCACCTTCAGAATTATAACCGTCTGTCAGTATAATTAAGGCATCCGGCTTTTCTTCCATAGCCTTATCCATCACCGGTTGAAAACTAGTACCACCGTTATGCCGTTTGAATACTAGGTTATTCAACCCTTTGTACTCAAACATATCTTCAATAGTGCAGGTGAATTTAATAAACACAATTTCAGCAATTTTAGTTTTGTACATACTATCAACTTCTGAAATCATTTTTTTCCATTCTTTATCACTAACGGAACCTGATTCATCAACTGCTACCATAATTCTTAAGGTCTGTACCTTTTTTCTGCCTTGGTAATCTTCTCCAAATCTACGGTTTGGTCTTTTCCAAGTCTGCTCTCTCTTAACTTTGCTAGAGAATGAAACAAACTGTCTAAAAATAACATTCCACGGTATTTCAGAAGGGGACAATAAGAATCTTAATAGCTTGCTAAACCCACTTCCGGTCGGAGAAAAGTTCTTATTAGATTCATCATAAGCATGTTGAACCATCTGTTTAACTTGCTGTTGCAGTTGACCATCCCCAACACTAGAAGTCATAAGGTCGTGGTTATCACAGCCATCTCTGCCATCTTGACCATCTTGTCCATTTTCATTATCTTTTTCTTCTTCATCGGGCAACATGTTGTAGTATTGAAATGTAGCCAAATCTTCTTTAAACTGGTAATCTTTTGGCTTTTTAAACTGTGGCGGCAAGTTCTTTTGGTTCAAACCAGTATTAATAGCAAGGTCTTTAGCCGTTTCCATTTTTTGATTTTTATCATCAAAAACAGGATTGTTTAGATGGCCAAAAATTAAATGGTTTACAACATGTTTTATTGCCTCAACTACTTGGTCAGTTTCTAAAGAATCAACCCATTCTTGGCAATAAAGGAGGGATATAATCCCATCCTTTTCTTTTACAGAAATAGTTTTTACACTTTTATCCATTTCCACACACATTTGTCCTACCATATGTGCGTAAAATGGGTCATTATGTAATAGCTTTTTTCTAGCCTCAAAAAAGTTATCTGAATAGTCGTTTAGAAAATCATATTTTTTCATTATTTAACCTTTGTTTTTACACCATCTTCTAACTGGGCTTTAAGATTTTCAAGTTCTTTAACTGCTTCTAAAGATTCTTCTTTAGAAAACCCCATAGCCTCAATCATTTCAAGTGTCTGTTCATTTTTACTTTCAGGCATATAGGTTAGAATAACAGGAACGAAGTTCTTTTCAAGCAAAACGCCCTTTTCAATAAACTTAATTCTCAAGTCTGCCGGTAACAACTGTAGGAAGTTGCTAATGTTTTCAGCTTGGAATTCAGTAGGTTCTTTCTTTTCTATTTCCCCAAGAATATCAGTAAGTGTAACTTCGATTAATTCAAATCTATTTTTATCTTTGGACAAATATTTTTTGACCTTTTCCTCTACAAACTTGTCAAAGTTGCGGTTATTCATAACTTCTTTGGCAGTCAAAGGCCGAACTAAAGTTTCTTTCAGGTGCTGGTAACAAAGCATACCAACTTCTTCACCCAAAATACCACTTATGGCTTCTAGACCAAACTGGTTAAATTGATCCTCATCAATAAACTTAAGAAGGTCATCAAGAAATTCATAAGAACGGGGAGTAGGCTCAACAATAATTTGAAACTTCTCTTTCTTGCTAAGGGCATTTCCTGTAGCCTTTACAAACTTCCAAATTTCTTCATTTTTTAAATTCTTTTGTAGCCACTGCACGCTTACTTCTTTCTTTACGTCAATCTTAACTTGAATAAAGCGATCCAACATGGCAGTGTCAATAGACTGAACTACATAATCTGCCGTATCAGGATTACCAGCACACACAATTGACCATCCTTCAGGTAATTCATGGGTATGCAATTTTCTGCGTCTAATCCCATTTTTATCTTTGTAACCAAGGACCAATTGGAACATGGCTTGAATTACGTCATTGGTTCCTGCTCTGTTAAATTCATCCAAGAAGAGAATTCCATTAGTTCCTTCCAAGGGCCACCATTCCGGTTTCCCATATACGGTACGAAATTCCTTTTCACCATTTGGAAGAGTAACTTCTTTCACTCTCGGAATACCAATCAAGTCACCAACTTCTTGGGTTCCCAACCGTAAGTCAATCAAGCCAAAATTCTTATCACCGATCTTTTCAGCAATGTATCTAGCAGACTGAACAACTCCATCAGATTTACCAACACCTTTTGACCCCCAAAAGAAGGGAACCAGTTTGGACTGATAACATGAAAATACGAATTCGGGCATCTGAACCAAGTGCATTTTAATTCTCCTTAAACTCTACTGGTTTGTTTGAATGTTGTGCGTTAATTATTCCTTTATAAATTATTTCGTACTCTAATCGTTTGTGCATTGCCCCTTTTATAGTTGTTAGTATCGGGTAAAGCACTTTAACCACTTTCTCAAATTCCTTCATGTTTGTAGCTCTCACAATATATTTCTCGTTACCCCATTCAACTTTTGCAGAAAACTGTGTAAGTATTCTATATGCAATTCTTTCCCAACAAGTTAATGTTTTTTCCTTTTTATGGAAAACTTTGAAGAATTCAGTTAATTCTTTAGCATTGGTTGGTAAAACTAATTTTTTTATCAAATTTGCTCTGGTATTAACTAAGTATCCTTTTACCTTTTTTAATGTAGTAAATACTTTTAGCCATTCTGTTATGTTGTTGCACGCTTGATCATTAAGGTTACTAAGAATTCTGCCCATTATCCAAGGCACGTCGTAATATACAATATCACGGTTATTCATTTTTTCTAGAGTTGCAATTATATCTTTAGTTTTTTCTTTTTTATTTGGTATTTTATTTATAACACTCCTTACTTTTTCAAATTTTATGTCTGAATTAAGTAATTCTAATAAACTAAGCGTTATGTGTGATGGTTTTAAATTACCCACAAGATCACACACATTGATATTAACATTACAAAGCAATTTTAAATTATTTAGATTAATTTCCATTTCTGTTTCTTTAATTGCGTCCGATTTAAAATTAGGAACCATATAATAGTGGTATTTGCTCAGCACATTCCAAAAACTATATTCTGGTGTGGTGTTGTACTGTGTGTTGTTATAATAAAATTTTTGGCTAAATAATGTCTTATGAACAACAAGAGGGTCGATTTTACCAAAAGCATTGATTAGTGTGTGCATGGTATTTATTGCTTTTTGTCTTTTGCCCCTTAGTTGTCCTTGTATCCTTCCAAATAAATATGTCATAAAAATTACTTTGTGCACATCATGCATTTTTACTTCCCCAATATGTCATCAATGTTAAAATCAGATAAATTTATATCCCCACCAGAGGACATTTCGATTGTAGTCTCAGCTAAAGAAGCGATTGCTGTTATTAGGTGTTTAGTGGACATGTTATCTTTATCTTTGGAAAGTAATTCCAAAAACGGTTTTCCGGTAGCAATTAAAGATAGTGTATGCAATTGCATAGCAGGATTATCCTTAGCCTTATCAACCAAAGTTAACATGATACTCATAAATGTTTTGGTATGTTTGGGATATTCTTCTGCTGGCAACTGCAAAGAAACGTCGTTTACTGTTAATTTCATCTTTTCTCCTCTTCCGGTTTGATATAGAGTAAAATCATGGTCAAAAATTTCAATGCTTCTATATTGGCTATAAGAATATCATGTTTTGTCATATTGTAACCTCATCTGCTGTTGAGGCCCTTTGTTCTTTGCTTTGATCTATAGGAAAAACACCTTCTTCTAATTTGTCATCATAAACAGCTAAATGTTTGCGAGCTTCAGCATAAACGAAAGACCAACTATTATAGTTGTCTATATTAAACAACTTGATTAAAGGAATGATAGTAGTTGGTTTAACAACTTCAAATCCTAATAAAAGTATGTTGGAAACTTTCTCACCACTTATCAAATACTGGTTTTCTACGGATACAGACAACTCTAAATCTGCTGGATGAAATGTGTTGTCTACTTCTTTGTTGATAAATTCATTAATTTTTTCTATACTTTGCCCCATTAAGGAATCAAACATAGCCCCAATGTTTAAAGTATCTGTGGGGTTTGGAAATTTAGCTAAGATTTCGGTTGTCTCACTGTCATTGTTTCTATATATCAACATGACAGCAGACAATATTCCTTTGTAAATCTCTTCCCCTTCTTTTTCAATACTAACAATATATCTCATTTACAATCTCCTTAATGTTTATCCGGGTTTACAATTTCCCTGCTAACTTCTTCTAGGGTATTTTTAAAAGCAATTTCATTAGGTGGATTTCTATATATAGCTTCCACCCAAATCATACTACCCAAGTTACCTTTTGGTATTTTACCGGTAGCTTTTACATAATTGGTGTTGTTTTGTTGCAGCCCTAAATTTATTAGTTCTGTCGATATTTTTTGTAAAAACTTCATTGATTCTTCATTTCTAGGAGAAACTTGGGTTATAAAAACCTTAGCATAATCCAGACTGTTTCCATTTTTACGCAATTCTTCTCGTACTAATCTTATAGTTTCTTTAAGGCTAATTCCTACATATCTTAATGCTATAAAATAAAAGATAGGATAATGTTCGTCATACTCATCGTATGGGACTAATTCTTTGGCTTTTTGTATTTTATCAAAGTGCACTTGTTTAGTTCCTTTATAAACTTTATAAATATTTTAAATTTACGCCAAGCAGCGTCGTTAGGGGTATAATTAAACTTATGATACAGTGTCATTATTAAAAGCACAAAATATTTATTTTTTATGCTATACAACCATCTCCATCTATTAAAACCAGTTCTTCTTAATCCTTCTCGTATGCACTTATAATCAGCATCATATCTCATATTTTGGTAACCCCATAACGCAGTTTATAAATTTACCCCAGTTTCTGGTATTTTTGGCGTAATTAAACTTATGAAATAACAACGCTAGTAAAAGAGTAACAAAAGAATTTTTTGCACCCAATATTTTGACTTTAGGTGGAAAATATAATTGGTGTGCACACAACGGGTGTATTGAAATCTCTGAACGATAATTTATCCGCTCTATTATTCTTATTCCATAAGGTATAATTTCTAATGTTACGTATTTATTTAATTGTATATTACTCATGTTAAAATCTTTTCAAGTTTAAGAGACAGTTTAGTGCTTGGTAAATACCTAACACATTCTATAAATCTGCCCCAGTTTTCAAGGGGGGCATAATTAAACTTATGAAATAATGACACCAGTAAAAGAGTAACAAAAGAATTTTTTGCACCAAGTATTTTTGCTTCAATTGGTAAATATCTGGAACCAATCTCCCCAATTATTGAACACTGTCCCATTTTGTCTGCAACTCTTATTGCATGACCCACAATTTTTACGGTTTTATTTGATTGCACACTTGACATCATACCATCCAGTTATAATGCTCTTAATAGCCTTAACAGTAATAAATCCTCGCATTGGCAAATCAATAGTAAACTCTTTATTTGTAAACAGTACCATTAAATCATCCAGTCTATTTCCATCAAAATACCGATCATTAGGGTTTTTATACTTTGCCTTTAAACATCTACCAATAGCAATTTCCCTGCCTCTTTCTTTATTCCCATTATCTTTAGGACTTACAATTGACATCCCAACTGGCACAAGCTGGTCTTCATCTTCCCCCATACCATAGGCCATTGTTCCAACTAACACTGAGCCACAATAAAAATGCTTGATTCGTACATTTTCTTTTTTACAAATTTGTTCCCAGTTTTTCATCTTTCTTTTCTCCTATTTAGTAGTTTCAATTTTTCATCCGTTTTTTTAGAAATCTTTTGTAAAGACTCTATATATGGTGTTAATTTTCGTTCTTTAAATGCCTTCCAATAATATTCTGGCAATATTAGTGCCCCCTTTTCGGTTGTTTCTTTGGCAAAGATATTAATGTACTGAACAATTGACTTTAAATTATTACACTGCTCTTTATTTATTTTGTTAGTTGTGTCTATTATATTTATTAGTTTAGAACATAAAGAAAGTGCCTTGTTACATTTATGGTGGTAATAAAATACCAAAAACAATAGAAAAATTAGTACCCCATATATTATTATTATCATTGTGTTCCTTTATGTGTTAACTTGTTTAATATTTCTGGAAAAACTGTAGCTTGGTATAATAATAGTTTTTCCTTAAACATTGTTAAAGTGTAATAATCAACGTTGCATAAATACATAAAATATTTTTCAACTTGCCCTTCTTTGGCCTCCTTTATATTTTCCACACCAAAAAATTCTTTACGAATTTTTGAAATTTCTTCTGGTTTGTAGCCCTTTTCAAAAAACCCACAATAGAATAATAAAATCTCAATGTAGGATTTGTTTAGTATGATATGACCAAAAAACAAAGTTTTTAAATTCATTTAACCCACTCAGGTTTGCAAAGTAAACATGCTCTTACATCAATTCCACTATTATAAAACATAACTAAAAATAGTAAAAACACATTATTTTTTATGTTCATACATTCCAAATTTGAATGCCATACCTTGTTTCCATTTTTAATTATATCTATAGTTAGATCTTTTTTGCCGTCATTTAAATACACTTTTATATTATTCATATTATCTTTTTACGCTATACATTAAATTACAAAGAAAACAATAATTGGTTATACCACAATTACTATACAATATTACCAGAAACAACAAAAATAGGTTGTTTTTTATGTCAATTCTTTTTAAACCGCCATGGCTACCACTATTTGCTACATGAACCGTTAAACCACCAAATTTTGATACTTTTATTTTACTCACGATATAAAGATTCCCGAACATTTAATATGTTGTACAAGTGAAAAAGTATTAAAGAATGTTTAGTGTTTGCAAGTATAAAACAAAAAAGCACAAATAGGGTATTTTTACTTTTTTCACACAACTCTGTTGTAATAATCCTAATTGGTCCTAAATCAGTTCTTGCTAATATTCTATTTTTGTATCCTGCTGTTATCCTAATCCGGTCAGTCTTTTTTTGTACCATTCAGGTAAGCCTCTGATTATCCCATTTATAATATCTTTTCTAAAGTAAACAAACAATTTATTTTTAATTTCGTCTACACATTCTTCCATTAAGTCTTGTTCCACTTCTTTAATTAAGTTGCCTATATCTTTTGGCTCTTTTAAAAGTTTTCCTTTTTCTTCCAAATGCTGAATTGCTTTTACCCACCGTGCTTCAGTTTTATACTGGTCAACCAAAAGCTGAATTATATTTTTGCCGGTTTTGGGTGCAAATGCTTTTTTGTTCTGCTCTTTGAATTTTTCCGAAACAAATTTACCCATCATAACTTTTCCATCTCGACCAAACTTCTCATAATTCTTAAACACCACACCCTCAATAGTTGTCCCACCCAAAGCACTTGTTTTTAACAAAAATTCTTCAAGCTCTTCTAAAGTCGGGGCCTTAGATATCATTGTGAAAGTTTTCACACATTCCAAACCCAGTCTTTCAGCTTCTTCTTTCACATTACCCGGTGCTAAATAGTCCTCTTCCCCTCTATTTATATCAAACAAAATTATATTCTTTTTTGGTGTTCTATCATAAGTTAGTGTGCTGTGATGAGGTTTGCTTAAATATTCACTACGATAAGTCCAGCCGGGGTGCAATTCGTCTTTTAAAACACGTACGGTTTCAACTGCTTTTGTAAACATCTGTTGTGGGTAATCTATATTCATTTCTACATAATGAGATTTAATTTTAAGTTCTCCGTCAATTAGTCCGAAAGAAAATTGGCTTCCGTCTATCTTTTCTTGCACAAAAATTACGCCACTATCAAATATTTCTTTGATGTTTGCATGGCCTAAGTTATATACTTTAGGATAATTATGCCAACTTGTCATCTCCTATTTCCTTTCCGTTTCTTTTCTATTTAACCAGCCTATAGGGCTAAGATTTACTTTTTTTCCACTAACAAACCCACTGAGCACCAGTAAAAACACTATAAAAACACTTGGCAAACGTTTAAACAATGTAGCTACAATAGTACCAGCACTGTCATTCCAAAGTATAAGGTCAGCAGCAAGGAGCAAGTTTCTAGCCTTACTAAAACGCAGCATTGCAAGGTTAGATCTTTTTATAATTTTAGTCACGTATATGTCCTTTAAACAAAACCCATATAGTTAATTTTCTATTGTAGTTTTTTAGTGCCATTAAAAATACTAACACCAGTGGGTTACTCTCAAGAATAAGCTTAGTAGGAACACATATCCCATATGGTTTAATCTGATACCATTTGTCATCTATTCTTTCAAATTCTATCTTCATCTTACATCAAATATAATAGAAAAATTTATTTTTGGGTTTCTTTCTTTTAAACAAATAATAAAATAAACTAATATAGCATTGTTTAAAAATTTACTTGGCATAAATGTAGTATACGTGTTTGACGATCTATGAAACGTTACCCCCATATCTCGTCCGTTATCTACTGTATGTATGCTGTTAATCATATTTAATGGCCCTAGTAGGACTTGAACCTACACGATCATTTACGATCACAAGATTTTAAGTCTCGTGTGTCTACCAATTCCACCATAGGGCCTATTTATGTAGTTTTTGATATATTGTCGGGTAAAGTCTGTACTTTATAGCAAAACAAAAAAATAGGAAAATTCCGCTACACTTTTTTATCATCAATTCATCCAAATAATACCACTTAAAACCATTTATATAAACATCACAGATACTTACGTGCCCCTTTCTTGGGATTTGTTTTTCAAACTTTATTTTTGGTTTATTCATTGGTCATCCCCCATAAGACCCCATTTTATATTTATCATATTTCTAGCAAATCTTCATGTCTAAAGCTGTAGGAAATTTGTTTAGTTACTTTAGATAACGCCTCCAATTCATTTTCCCCATTGTCAACCAGCTGTCTATATTTTGCCTGCCTTATTTTATGTGGGAATTCCAGTATAATTCTAAAAACACCATTAGCATTTTCAGCCCAACTATTCAAAAAATTAGTATTTCTGCAACCAAATTTAGGCTCGGTTAATTCCAGTAGTTCTTTGTCAACTATATAACAAAACATTTTAGAATTATTTCGGCCATCCATGGCTAAAACAATTCTATTTTGCCCGGATTCAAATATGAAACATTTGAATTTACGATACGTTCTTTTAGTTGCATTAATAGTGGTGTCAACTTTTAGTGCTACAACTTCAGCTTGCTTAGATTCTCCTATGGAAAGAATAGCATTTTCCATTTCTCTATGCTTTTCTACTGGAGCTAGCATGTACATTTTATAAACTCCTCTATGGTTTGTTCTATCTGTTCTTCAATTTCAATCTTCTTAATAACTTTTAATCTAGCTCTGTGTATTTTTGTTTTAACAGTATTAATTGGTATATCTAATTTTTCAGCAATTTCTTGATATTCATAACCAAGATAGTACATGTTTAATATTCTTTTCCTCAAGTTATCCAGCTTTTGCACAGCCTTTTTAACTTTCCTCGCCCTATCATATTCTTTCTCTTGAATAGGGATATTTTCAAATAGTTCTGTGTAATAAACTATTGGGTTTTTTGTTTCTTTTTTATAGTCGTTTAGAGACATATTTCTCAAGATAGTTAAAAGCCATCCGGTGAAGTAATCCCCACTTGGCATTTGTTTATACAAGTGAAGTTTTTGCTTAGCTCTTATATATAAATTATGCACAATATCCTTGGCTTCTTTAATATCGTTTTGCACATACCTATTTGCATATGAGGCCAACATTGGGTAACACTGCATAAATCTTTTGTCAAATTCTCGTACCGTCATTCTTAGTGGCCTCCTCTATATAGTCGTTGTATGATGCCGTTAGTATGTTTTTCTTCGTAAAAGTATGATAACTAAGTACTAGTAAAAATAAAGTAAATACGGAGTTAGGATAAAATCTTTTAACAAAGCCCTTACCGATCATTCCAGTTCTCCCCACCCAAAGATCGTAATGCCCCCTGCGTATTTTAAAGTTCTTCATCTAGTCAATTCCGCAACAATGCACAATTCTGCCAATTCTAGAGTTATTGCGGTTTCTTCCTCATCCACTATTTCTTTGGCTGCTTTTATAAATCCAATTATTGCTGTTTGGCTCCAAATGTTTGGGTTACACAGCACCCAATAAAATGTCATAATGTTTAATTTTTTGAGTTTGGCATAATTATCTAGAGTCAATTCAAATTCTTTACCAACTGCCCGTTCAACAAGCTCTAGCCAATACTCAGGCCATCTTGCTTCTCTTAATTCTTCAATTGTGAACTTTAGCATTTTTAAACCTATTATTTATGTGAACTTTAGCATTGTTAAACCTATTATTTACGTGAAACAAAATATCTTTTCTTGGATCACGCCCAATATATCTAAACCAAATTATCATAAAAAGAATAAATACAGGGTTTTTAAATGTCTTTGGCACAAAAGTATAGTTTACCCTTTTGTTACCTTGCATTGTGCAAGTATAATAGACATTTCTAAATGTCATGTCTTTTATGCGTCTTATTTCTGTAATTTTCATTATACGCTTATATTTATGTCATGTTTCAAACTATTTATTATAATCATTTTTACTCAGCTGTTCGTTTACAAAAAGTAATATGTCTTTTCTTTTATTACGACCAATAAAATCCCACCACACTAAGAAAAATAAAGAAAATACTGGATTTTTAACTATTTCTAACACAAGTGTGGCATTAAACTTATCTGTTTTAACAGAATAAGCAGGACCGTAGATAGAGTTAAATTTTGCGTAAATTTTTTCTATACCTTCAATTTTCATGCGGTTTATAAATGTCCTTTTCTTCTTTTTGGCAAACCTTGCACAACTTATCTTCCGACCAAGATTTATTTTTCTTGGTTAGTTCCTTGCCACAATATTGGCACTTTTGTATATTATATTTCTTCATAATCTTTCACAACATAAAAAAGAAAGCACGGGGTTAGTAAGAACCATCCTAACCCCTATGTTTAGGAGGGGAAACATTTCGTAGCACAATTACGCAAGTTTGGTCCATTGTGGGATACACCTACTATGCTTTCGCTTGTTACTTTAGTTTAGGTATAGCTCTAAGTTCTGTAACCTGAACATTTTCTCCTAATGTTTCTTTGGCTTTTTCTTTAGCACCTTCCAAAGACAAGGCTTTGAGTTTGTGAACAGTGTTAAAGCCTTCAGGATTTGTGGATTGGATAAGATAAGTACGCATTTTATTTCTCCTTAAAAGGTTATATGTATTTCCTTAACATTTTTTGGTTCAATTGTTACCCAAGAACTTATTCCGTTTTGTTCCTGCGTAATTACATAATCGTCTACTGCATAAGTATTGCTAGTTCCTTGGTTTATTAGGCGTATTTTACATTCTTGGTAAAATAATGTATCATCGTTAAGAATTATCTCTGCTTTTGATACGTCAATATCACATTTGTTATTATTACAGCCTATAAAAAATAGGCATAATACCAACATAAGTAATTTATACATTTATTTCTCCTTTAAGAGTTTTAATATTTTCCACAAAATTTTATCAGTTTTTTCTCCAGCCCTTTTTAATCTGTCCCTTTCAGCTTTTGTCAATCTAATCGAAAACATGTGTTTACCAACTTTCGTATTGGTTTTATCTGGTACAACAAATAACAAGTACCAATAAAAGAGGTTAAACTTAGGAGATAAACTATAGCAGCTTTAATAATCATTTAAATCTTCTTAGACTATTTAGTGTTAACAAAATTGTTACGGGAATTTTTAAATTAAGGCAGAGTAAAAACATAATGAAATTACTGCTTTTACATAGAGATTTTTTAATATAAAACGGACTGGCGAAGGTATTTAGATCGTGGGTAATCCAGAAGATAAAGTAATTCTGTTTTTGCTCCATATATTCTATTTTAATTTTCACTTAAACACCACATTGTAATTTTTGCAGTACGGACAATATACTTCGTCTAAATAGTCAGCTAAGATTATTATTTCAACTCCTATGGATTGGTTAAACATAAATACTCGCTGCAATCCTACCTCATCGTCAAACATGGGCTTTCTTAACCCAAGTAGTTCCTCATAAACATTATAACGAAAGGTGTAGTTATTTATAAGACGATGTACACACGCATGTAGTGCTAATAGGGCGTCATCACCATATTTCAGTATTTTTTCTAAATTTGCAGGGGTTATTTCAACACCACTTGGGAATTTTTTAGCAAATTTTTCAAATTCCGGTTTTGGGTGAAAAAACGGTTTAAGTTGTTTTAGTGTAATTTTCATTTTAATCCATTGCTACTAATTTTAGTCCTTTAGAATTATCCCTCTCATAATTATCAACCAAAGCAGAATTTTTAGGAACCTTAATTTTTTTGACAACAATAACCGATTTTGGCATACCACAATTTGGGCATTTTAAGGTTGGATCGGTTTCCCAACGTGCAAAACTACAAGTAAAGGTGTGGTGCACTACCGGCTTTGTAGATGTTACTCTTTTGTTTCCACAATGACTGCAAGAAATATAACAGTTTGTATTAATTGTTGGCATTTTTTCTCCTGTTTATCTTTACTAAAAGTTCACTATCTAACAAAAAACAAAAGTATGTAAATAATGAATTTTTAAAAAACTCGTCTACTAAATAAAGACACTCCGTGTTATTACTATTATTATCTGTAACAACTATAGCGTAGTTACTTCCCCATTTACTAGCACTACGTTTAAATCTTAACGGTGGTTTTAGTTTCATTTTAGAAAAGAAGTATCTTTAAAAAAGTTTTCCACCTTTAGCGGCACCCAAAATTTGTAAATAAATTCATCGTAATCTACGCTGTCAAACATTATAAAACGCCATTTCCAGTCCCTATTATTACGTATATCTTCTCTTGACTTCTGATCAATAATTTTTAGCAGCTTTGACCTAAAAGTATACACATTATTGTTTCTGCATATCATTATCAGACAATAAAGTACTGTTAAAACACACAAAGAAATCACTATTATTGGAATTGTGGCCATTTATATTCTGCCTTTCTTTAGAATATCTTCTACAAATACATCGCTTTTTTCATTGTCTGGTCTATATTTATTTGATATTTTTGCATCTAGTGGAACTATAAGATGCTCAGTAATTTTACATTCAGTTTGTGTTCGTTTGTCTATAAAATAAAGTATAGAGCCAAACTCATAATTAGTTATTTTACTAATTTTGCCACTGTAATAATAGTATAGTGTTTCCTTGTTGTTTTTGTTATACTTTTTTGTGCAATCCCCAAAATGTTCTGTGGTTTCTATTTCATCCCCTTTTTTCAAACCAAACTTTATACTTTTCTTCACTTTGCCGCTCATAAAACGAATAACATATAAAAACAACAAAACATAAAGTAATGTGTAAATTAAATCCCACATAATTTTAATACCCCATCTAGGACTCGAACCTAGGACAGACGGATTAAAGGTCCGCTACTCTACCAACTGAGTTAATGGGGCTTGCTTTCATAGCTTGGTATATATCCAATACCTTTATAACAAATGGCAAAAAACAAAACAAATACGCTATTATTAATTTCTTGACGACTAAAAGGAACACCTAAAACCCATAGAGGATATTTTTGCATATTTTTAAGTTGAACATTTATTTTTTTCATATCATTGAATTTTAGGTAATCATTCTCAAATTGTGCAAATCGTTCTTTTGTAGTCATTATTTATTCCTAACTGCTACATATTCACCCCAATACCATTCATCAATAGTATCTAGGGTTCCGTACTGATGCCCTCTATGAATTACCCCATATGCTTTAATGCCATAAATATTGCCTGTAGATTTTTCTACCATATATTTACCAGAAGTTCCAACATCTATTTTGATATATTTGCTACCCGGTTTTATAGAAACTGCAAAATTATGTAATTTAGGATCAAATCCCTTTTTTATATATTCTGTCCTTGTTTCTTCTGCTATTTTATTTGCAAGATTTTTTATTTTGCAATCTTGACAAATATCGGGGTACATAGTAAACATATCATGGCAACTAGGACAACGATGTATTGTAATTTCAGACATTATTTTAGCCCTATTATTTCAAACACTTTTTGTAGTGCATAATAATTGGGGTTTAAATTGAACATTATCAAATTATACAGCTTTACCGTAAATATTATTGAAAGCATAAAGCTTGTTATACCACTAGCAACAGGCAAAATAAAATAATAATCTTCGTACCAATCATTCCTTTCCCCAATGATAACGCCAATTAATACACCAATTAAACAAACCCCAAGTAAAGAACCAAACAATATGGTTTCAACATAGGGTTCTGTATAAGCCTGTCGATAAGCCATTTCCCATATTTCTGGTGCCACTTCTTGTACCTTGGTAGATATTAAATCAACCTTGTCCAATAACCATACAACTGTCGTTGAGTCCATAACTTTCTCCTTATCTTATAGTACAGTCAATTTTTATTAACGTATTCCCAACTTGACAAAAATATTCTTGTTTATATTCATCTATAATTATTTCTCCACCCTTATTTATGCAATCATAACAAGTATATTTAGGAGAACAAGAACAACAAAAGAGTAAAAGTAACAGAAGTAGTTCTTTCATGGCTTTATTCTAAAAAATTCCGGGTTACATGTAGCTTCTGCAAATCTTCCGTCTAAAGTTTCTTTTATTGTACACTGCCACTTGCCATTAAGTTTTACAACTGTTACTCTTTTGTCCGAGTAATTTTTTATGTCAACAGAATATCCCCGGCTTTCAAGTGTTTCTTTGAAACCCATTTGGTTTACTTTTTATTTTTAATCTTTATGATAAAAGTAATAGCAAAAATTAGTATTGCCATAATATATAAACTTAAAAACAAAAGATCACTCATTTTTTAGCCTTTTAGTCTGGTATTACACAAAATTCCCCAAATTCTGCAACATTAATATAGCCAACTATTATATTATCTCTGGCTCCATCCTTTACAGTAATAACACCAACTAAAACATCTTTATCTTTTGTTTTTATAATTTCGGTATCAATATAATAAGTACCTTTAGCTAACTTAGTCCTAAATTTAGCCGCTAATTTCAAAATTTTCTTTTTTCTATCCATTTTAGCAACACTCAAAAAATATGAAGTTATTTTTTATGCTTCTTCAAAATATCATCTATCGTTGTATTACTCATTTTTGGCTTGTTGTTAAAAGCAGAATTAGAAACAGTTGGTCTTGATTCCTCATAGGTTTTACCACGATATTGATTTGGTATCTTTTCTTTTTCCGGTTGTACCCATGCCTCATCTATGGAAACTAATTGTCTGGTTTTTTCATTTTGGAATCTGATTAGAGAAGTTCTGTCATTTCTTGGCTCAACTAACATTACTACCCCTTTCATATACACAGGCTTAGCAGGAAAAGGATTAGTAATTAATAACTTTTTAGCCAACGCTTCTTGTTCAATATTATGCATTATGGTCATAATAGCATATTCTTCGTTGGTTTCTATTTTGTCACCAACTTCTAGTTTCCATAATTTGCTAGCCATCATTTTCCTCCATTATTTTGGTAATGCTTTTCAAACAAATAATAAATTTCGTCTACTAGTTCACCAGCTTGTTCTTTCGACAAATGCAAACTCCTGAACTTATCTGGGGTTTCATCTATATACAATCTAATTGCTGGTTGATCGGCTAAACTAGATTCGCACAAATGAAAAGTAGTGCCATTTAAATCCGTTTTTTTCTGGCCTTGTTTAAATCCCCTATTAGACTTTGTGAACTTTGCTTTCTTTTTATCAGCACAACAACATTTTTTGTACTTAAGTTCTTCTAGCACTATTTTAATACTTGTAGTACATAAACAAATTAAGACAATAATAAATACAAGATTAAATACAAAATACCACCAAGACGCCCCATCTCCGCGATGTACCATATTTAACATCATCCAAATAGCGAATAGAAAATACCATACTGAAAAGAAAATATCAGCAAACATTTTACGCCTCTACTACATATTTATGATTTCTGTTTTTCCACACTTTTTACATTTGCATTATTGCAAAGTACAGAATGTTTTCCATTGGTTCTGCCAAATATATAGCCCATAACAAAACAGAAAATGCACACAAGAATAAAAATAGTAGTAATCATAAATTACCCCTCTGTGTCTCTCTACATTCTTTACACATTCCATGTGACTCAAATTTATTATATTCTACTTCACTCAGTTTTCTCAGTACATTACCATGACTATCATAAGTGCTTTTACACCAAGCACATACATGTTCTGTATTATCTTCTCTCAGTAAATAATCTAGGCCCTTTCTAACTGCCGGAATTCTGTACAACAAACTAGCTATACACAAACCAATCAAAACAACAGTAGCAAAAACAGCTATTAAGAATATGTTTTCAAACATTGTTATTACTCTGATTATTTTCTAGTTCTGCAATTGATTTTTTTACTTCTTCCTTATTAAACCCCATAGCTTCAATTATTTCAAGCACTAATTCTTCATACTTTGGTGCCATAAACCCCAACATAATATTATGAAAATTTTCTTCAAAAAGAACACCCTTTTGAAGAAATTCCAATTGAAGCTGCACGGGGTATAATTGCAAAAATGCCACTATATTATTTCCCTGTTCTTTTGTAACACCATTATTACTGATGTGCTCAATAAGTTGGTCTAACAATTCATCAACAACTATTCCATCCTTTTTAATATCTTCAATCAATTCAATAATATTAGGATGATTTATAATTTTGTCTACAGTAATTTCCATCTTTTTCTCCTTAATAAATAGGGGGTATTTCTACCCCCTACCGTGCGTATTGCGGTATATGTCCGACTTCATATTTTTAGGAAAGGGAGACAGGAAAATTATCCCCATCTCCCTATAGGGCAGCAATGGAGGTAACATTAAATTTTTATTTTCTCTTTGTCCATATAATCGGCCAATAACATTAAAACAGTTCCATCTATTTCTCTAAAAGTATATATACGCCTTCCCCAATTGTATAGTTTATTTATTTCCCTAACTACACTATTATCTTCGTGGCTACGGCAATATAGTTTCCATTTAAGCTTAGAAACTAGCCAAAATAAACCAAAATCAAAACTTATGGCCTTTTCAATATTTTTGGGGGTAATTTTAACCTTTTCACCAAATACTTTACGAAATCTACTGATCGCATTTGGGCAGGCATGATTTTTTTTTAGAAAATTAGCAGTAATGTACATATTTTACTCTACTTTAGTTTTCCCACATTTTTTACAGTACTTAAATTTATGGTTTTCTTCTTCCACTACCATATCTAACCAACTTGTCCATTTATGAAAACACCAAAAAGTAGGTTTAAAATTTAGCACCATATGTTTTACTTTATTTTCTACGTGGTGTGCGATTTCTTTATGTGTAGGCATATTATAAAACTCCTTCTCTTTTTTCTCTAGCCATTTATTTAAAAATATATATGAACCAAAAGTTATTCCAAGAATAAATTCGAGTCGTACAAAACTAAATGTAAAGGATGACCAACCTATTTCGTTAGGTCTGGGCCCTGTTATAAACAAAAAGCAGAGCCAAAAACCTAAAAGAGTTAAAAGTATGTTTGCCACAAACCATATGGTAGCAATTATTACAGTAGCTTTTTCTGTCATTATTAGTCTTCCCTTTTAGTTCCACAATATGGGCAACAGATATAATCTGGCCAATACCAGACAACCCCACAAGAACATATGGTTTTTATTCTCATGGGCGGTTTAGAAATTTGCTTAATTGAGTTATAGGAACACTTGTTGCTTTTTTAGGTGTGTAATCCCAATAACCATTTCCTAATGTAGTATCAATGCCTGCATCTTTAATTATTTTCTGCACTTTATCATAGTCAAATTCTAAATCCTCTATAAAACTATCCATGAAAAATGTTCCATGAGGATGATTCATTAAATCAATGCAAACATCTGCTAATTCCTCGTCAGAAAGCTTTTCTATTTCTGCCACTAGAGGATTTACATCCATTACTTCATGAGGCCCTTTATCGTAATAGTTATACTCCCCAAAAAGTTTCAGGGCTTCCTCAATTTTCTCAGTTATCTTTTTGCTAAATTCATGTCTCATAATTTTAGAAAAGATTATTTATGTGTTCTTTGGTCCAACCACACTTCAATAAATGGTCCTGTACTTCTTTCTGTGTAACTTCTTTTATCTTTGAGATTACATATATTGTGCACTCATGTTTTTCAGAATACATTATTTTTCCTGTGGTTTTCAAATATACATGTTTCCACTTTTTTCCATTTGTATATTCTTGGTCCCATGATTCAAATATGGCTTCTACTGTTCCATCTTCTGCCAAAAATTCTCCGTATAAATCACTGTCAGCTACATCACAATCATGTAGCAAGCCATTATATCTGCCTTCAGAATCTTCTGTGCCAGTATAGGCATTAGCATATGTTGCTGGTATAATAAAAATGTATTCATCTGGCCCACCCATATTAGTTTGGCACCACGAGTGCCCATCTGAAAAGTGTTCGTCAAACACTTCTTGCATTGTCATTTTTATTCCCCTTGTTACAAATACTCAATTTTTAGGTTTTCTGGTTTCATTTCTTCATCCACTTTTCGTTGTATTTTTTCTTCTTGCTCTTTAGTAAGGGTCATTTCCCCTATTTTTATTTTTAACCATGTTTGAAACTTCGTGGACTTTATCAGCCGTCTAAATGCTGCTTTTTTATTCTGGTGCTGATGTCTGCTATCTCTTGCTTCACCTACTGCCTTCGATTCTCTGTGTATAATTCTCACACCAGTATCCCTTTTATTCTGGTTTTGTCCACCCTTACCACCAGACCTAAAAGTTTGGATATCAAAATCTTTTTTAGTTACACGAAATAAAAGCTCTTTTTTCATCTTGTCCACACATGAACATTATCTGGCAATTTTTGTATGATGGGTAATACGTCCTTGTATTTCAACCCACCATAACCAATCCCCGGAAAGTTTAGATCAAATCTACATTCAGGAAATTCAATACTTGCATAACGTTCTAATTTTCCGGTGGATTGGTGTATAAGAGCTAATTCTGCTTTATTTTTAAAATGATATTTTACTTGGAAAGCACCAATGGATGTACTAGGTAAACCTATTAGAGCAATAGCCAACCCATAATATCCAAGATGTTCTATTTGCCCACGAAAACCACTTGGCACTTTTGGAAACTTCTTTTTCACTTCCAAAGCCATACCCCTACCCATTACCAATTCATTTCTGATATTGAGAAAGGAATTAGCAGTAAAAAAGAAGAAGTCGGTCTTTTCAAAAATAGACCACATGTCACCTTTTTCTAGTATCATATCTCAATTATCTTTTCTGAATTATGGTCATATTCGTGTTTTGTGTCAACTTTACCACTATTTCACCTTTACAATTATCCCATCTTTAGCAGTACAAGTAGCATACCATGTATGGGGCTTTGGGTAATGAGGACCTTCTACACAGAAAGTACCATCTTTAGGTTCATTCCCACCAAAAGGTCCGGGTTGGTAATAGGTTATTTTTCTGCCTTCATTTACTGCTGCCTTTAGTTCTTTTTTGGTTTTGAAATTGATGTGCGTATACATTTATTTACCTCCTTATTGTTTATAAAAAAAGCCAGCTAAAATATAATCAAGTAAATTCTAAATTCCCACAAAAAAAATCTACTCAACTAATTCTAGCTGGCTCTGAACACTAACTAAGAAAGCAACTATGTATCATAAAAAAAGCCAGTTAAAACATAGTCAAATAAACTAAAACCATATAAAACATTTATTTGATTACTCCTAACTGGCTTTTTGGCAATATTAATTTTTTTTAATTTTAGTGTTACATGATACACTCTCCTTTTAACACTTTATAATTATCCAAATTTTTTCCTAATACTTCGTCCTTAGATTTCCTCACAATATTTTGTAGTCTGTGCAGGCTTAACTTCCCCTTTAGGGAATACCCAAGTAAAGTCATACCCGGTTTTACTTTGGACTAAATAATAATCACCTGCATCAATAGCAAATTTTTCCTCCCCAACGTTAAACTGAAAACTGTACCAGTTCTGCCCCCAACGGTCTTTATCCTCTGGAATTGCTAGGATTTTAATTTTTACGATTTTCATGTTTGTTTCCTTTTCTTTGAATAATTCGTTTTCCAGTTCTTTAACCCACTCACCCAAAATTTTGAGGGCCCTTTGTTCAGTTTGTTCTTTTTTAGTCATAATTTACCTCTACTTTATCAATCTCACCAAAAAATGGATCAAATAAAGTTGAAATTACACTATCAAAATTCTCGGTCCACAAAGAATACCCACATATGTGCCTACATCCTTCATCTTCTGGAAATTTTTGTTCATCATTTTCTTTAAAATAGAATTTGAATCCACCATGTTTGTACCAAATTAAAACATAAGGTATTTTCAATCTTTTTAATTCCGCTATTATCTCTGGCAAATTTTCTTGATTCCCGGATGGTAAACCTCTTGCATATAGCTTAGTCATAATTTACCTCATAAATACATCAATTCTGCATACAAACAGAACGAGTATGACTAGCAATGATAGGCCAGTAATTATTTTTTCACACTTTGTCATTTTCCTACCCCAATTGCTCATTGATAATTTTTAGACACTTTTCTGGCATTATATTTATAATAAATGCCTGCCTTGTGTATAAGATTAAGTGTACTTTTTTACCACTCTCCTGTACAAAGAAAAGGGGACCAACAATTAAGTTGATCCCCTATAGGGCAGAACATGGAGGAAAGTGTAGGGTAACGAGATTACGAATTATTAAGTTGGTACTCAATCTGCACCTTTTGAGCAGTACAGTTGAGTATAGTTTGTTCAATAATATCAAGGAATTCTGAATACTTTTTCTCCAGAAAGTCTACCCCCTTAATTTGAGCTGCTTTATAAAGGCCCTCAACAATACACCTTTCAGTGGAGAACTCTCTAAGCGTGGTTTCAAGTTCCCTTTTTTTAGCAAGTAGCTTATTTTTTTTCTTAAGTCTATTTCTAACTTCGTCGTTCATTTTCTCCTCCTACCTAACTACTACTTAAAATCTCTTACCTTTTCCTTCCAGATATGTTTCGGGCAGTATTTATACAGCCCACTTTTCACCAACTCCTTGGCCTTTTCATCAGAAGTTCTAAAAGGGGTTGAGCCTTTTTCTTTGGCAATTACTGTTTTCATGTTTTCCTCCTAAAAATCTCTGGCCATTTTTTAGTTCGCAGATTCACTTATTTGTTTTTGCTGCCTCTCCCAAAAGTTAGGTTGTTTATTCACAGCATTATTTGCTATTTGAATAATTTCTGCGTATGAATAACCATAATCAGGGGAACAAAGTTCAGAAATCAAATCCATATAAAGCTCATGTTCTGATTGAATAGATGGGCTTTCATCTAAAAGAGCTATATAATCTTCATAGGTTAAATCTGTTGGCATAATTACATATCCATAAATGGGTTTACTACTTTTTTGTCATCTTCTTCAGTTAGCAGATTCACCATTTTGCAAAGAAACATAAGACTGAGCTATTGTTCTACTTTCCTGTAGACTGTACCCTTTCTGGAAATAATAACTCTTAACTTTCCAAAAGGTCTTAGGTGGGCTAAACTTCTTGTTTTCAAATGCCCACTTAGCAATTTGAGTGCATTTATTTTTCATACTACCACACTAACTCTATGGGGTTATTAGACTTAACTTCACCAGTCAATTTATCCAAATGAAGTATCCATTCCTCAGATACAGTAATAAGTTCCTCTAATTGATCCCCAGTAAGCTCTGCACCTGTCTTTTCAGCCCAGTTTTGCAATCTCTCCCTATTAAGCCCCTGTCCCCAGTCTGTGTACTGCCATATTATCTTTACTCCCCCTTGTCTGTCCTTCCCTGAACAAATTACAGAACCACTTTTAATTACAGTATTAGTTTGGTCCGTCTCAAAATATCTTGGCTTTCTGTAATATTCAGGTTTAGTTGTGAAATTAAAGGACAAAGGCTTAACTTTATGATTCCAGCCTTTCTTTTTGTACCGTTCTGTGTCAATCAGTTTATGCCCCTGTCCTAAAATCTCACCTTCAGGAGTCTCATATAGGGTTATCTCAAACTCTACCTGATCCTCTTTTATCTTACCACTTTTCAAGTTTTTGCGATGTACAGCAAAAGTTGTGAAGGTATAAAGCTTGGTCATTATCGGCTTACCAGATATAGGAATCTCTCGTTTACCTTCTGTTTCAGTTATAGGATAATACTTTTTCTGTTTCCTGCTATAACCTACCCTTCCAGTAAAGTTGTTGTTATCATCATAAGTACCACGTTGGGAGACAACAGATATAGTTTGTGTTCTATCTTCCCAACTCATGCCATTCTCAAGAAATTCCACTACACACATATTAGACCTCGTTATTCAGCTCTGCCCCACTCAAACACTTCATTAGCAGTATCTTCAGCTTCAGTTAGAGAATCTCCACGTATACAGCACTCAGCTATGAGTTCCATATACTCCTCATATTCAGCTTCTACACTTAACATCTTCTGCTCTCCTGCTATGTGTTTAAGGTTGCTGTGGCCGCCGTCCATGCTCAAAGTATCGGCAAACGGACCACTTGGCAAGGCCCTCAAAAAACTTTTTTCACAACCGACTGTCCCGCAACGAGTTACGAAGATGGACCAGGCTGTCCACAATTGCCAAAAATCGGCATTTTCACAAATTGACTCAGCTAACTCGCTGTCCGGCAAGGGGTTATGAAACGGATACAAAGCAGTCCACGTTTGTACCAAACGCAGGTCGTTTAGGTCCATAATCGGCCAATCCGTTGTCGTTCAACGAGTTACAAAAAACACATCATGGGTCGGTTCGGTCCACGATGCACACCAGAACAGAAACTAATACCTTTAATCTATACATATAAATTCCTAGCACTTTTTAAAAGTTCCTATTCATAAACATCTGCCCCTCTATGCTGTGCCAATCCAAATATAACAGGGACCGGCAGAACGAACTAACAAACAACCAATAACAATTTATATACCTTGCTCTTATGATTGATTGATAATTCTATTTTTTCAGGCCATAAGTATAAAGCTCTATTCAATAAGGTTAAACTTCTGCCATACCCAGGCTAAAGCATTGGGTGACAAAGGTTTAGCAATTCCATATCCCTATTATGCTATTATCACTACCCTATTATAGCAATCCCTATTTTGTTATTCCCTGAACCCTTTTCCCAGATTTTCCTACCCCTTATCTAAATCCCATATTCCTCATAGAGTTCTAGGTGCTTAGTTCTAGAGTGTAAAAAAGTTGAATCATGGACCAACAATACCAATGTTATCCTGTTTATAATGGACCGATGAAATCCACATTTAACATACTTGTTATAGACCTATAACGTCCATGATAGAAAATAAATTAAAAAAGACCTTTTTAGTCTTATTTAAACTAGGATAAAAAAGGTCTTATTATCTATTTTACTTTCTAAACAAGACCAGGATTATCCATTTTAGACTTGATCTAAACCTTTAAATAAAACAATATTGATCCTATTATCTATTTTTATCGGTCTGTATAAAAGGTAATAATGGAGTAAATTAGTCTATAATGAAAAAAGGAAACATAGACCTACTATATAGACGATCCATTTAGTCTATTTTTGTATGTTGTTGTTAGGTAACAGGTTAGCTAATAATGGACAACCAGGATCAAGTTATCGACGTTTAAGTCTATGTATAGCAATAGGTTATAAAAGTAAAAATAATTGAAAAAAATAATAAATTTTGCTTGACAACAAACCGATATATTGATATATAAGTACTGTAATTAGTCTGTTCTTTGTCAACTTAATAGTTTGCTAGGTAGAAAAGGACATAATATATGTCAGATACTACCTATTTGCTTCCTGCTACGGTGGAAACCGTTTTTCCGAATAATGATAAAGCTAGTACGGTTCAAAAGGTACAAGCTATTATCGTCCGCATTGCAAACAGTCTCTTGTCTGTTGCCATGCTTAACGTCGGGACTAACTACAAATCCGGCGAATTCGAGTATAGCGAATCTAACTTTATGAACGTCGGCAAGGCATCGTCCGAAGATGCCGCTGATAACTTTCTGAAAGCTTGTCAGAAAGCTTACAATAAGTCCGACAAGGTGCCGACGGGCAAAGTATCGGGAAAGCATTGGCTGATCGGCGAACGTTCTAACCGATACGGAAACCGTACTAATCTGAAGATCGGCAATGGGCATATATATATTATGTATGATGCCTGTTTCGATTCAGACGGAAACGCTAAGCCGATCAAAAACGGCGATAGAGCCGGAGAGCTTCCGTTGAAAGCATCTGTCAAGACTAGTCTGGCAGACGTTTCCGGTTTCAAATCTCTGGACAGTCTCAAAATCAAAGGGGAGCTGGCCGAGGCCTACCAGGCGTATTTCGAAAGCTTGCCCGCCGACGATAAGAAACAGTCAACTTCCAACTTTGGTCTGAGCTTCTAAACTCAGACTAAACGGCTTTCAATAGTAAAGACAAAAACCAAAACCAAAAGCTAATCCTAGCAAGCTATTAAGTGAATATCCGGTCCTAGTGACCGGATATTTTTTTATCTCAATCCGGCCCCTATATAATGTAATTAAAGACCTATTATTCAATTTATACCGTACCAGGTTAAATCAAACCTAGGTGTGTCAAATTTGACACAGGTGTGTCAATTTGGACACAGATGTATGATAATATGTATTATCAAACCCACAATAGCAAACAAAACCAATAAGACCGGTATTGTCCGGTATGGGGCGTATGTTATTAAGACAAAACAAGTTAGGTTTACCAAAGGGTATAAGCGTTAGGGCTTGTAAACCCCCTGCAATTTTTTTATTCAAAAAATCCCCCAAAATAAAAAAACTTTTCTCACTTTTTGCCCGGAAGCGGGAACCTTTGTCACTTTTTTGGGGTTCTGGTGATGAATGAAAGGAAAAAGGTGTGGAAAAGTCAAAAAACGTACGTAAAAACATAGTAATACACGTAAATAATACCAAAAAAGAGATACTTTATGTATATCTACGCCACTGTACACATGAAGATGACCTTAAGGACCATACAGAAAATATGCTAGAAATGTATGAATCTACTATAACAAATAATAAACCATTAACCTTTATATCTGAAGGTAATTATGCTATAATACCTCTATCTTCAATATATTGCACCAACACCGTATTTATTATGTTTTAGCTATTAATTTTATTAAGGAAAGTAAATAAATGATACAAAATATAGAACTACATATTGATTGTAAAACCAATAAATTTGTCCAAATAAAGAAAGCAGGGGGTTTTGATCTTAAACAGTGTTTAATAGCACGCGGGTATTATTATAGTCAAAATTTTAGGCAGCTTATGAGGGCTGCTGTTGTTGATTTATTTGAGTACAACAATACCTTATTTACGTTATTTTGGCTGTTGCTGGAGCTAAAGAAACGAGAGGATTTTTAAAGTGACTAAAATATTAGTTAAAAAAATAAATGATTACCCTATTTATATAACTGATTATTGGGGTGGTCTAAATTTAACGGCAATGATTAAGAGAAAGTCTGGTTTCCACATCGAACGAATAGTTCCATTAAAAAAACCTTTATTTAGTTTATTCCTACTGTTATTAAAAATAAGGTTTACACAAAAGCTAGTACCTATAGGGAAGGCACAAAATATTATAGAAAAACAAAATTATTATTCATCTGGCAAATTTTTTAATGAGGTAGAACATGAAATTTAATTCAGTACCATTACAAATAAAAAATACAAAATTTAATACTCTATTTGTAATTTGTGTGAACATTCTAAATATCCAACAGCTTTTGATGGTTATATGACAAAGTTTCTGATTAAATATGGGGGTAGCAATGGAATTTTATGAAGCCAAACTACAAACAAGAATAAATAAACATATATTAACCGCAGAAATACGCGACGGTAAACTTTCTACCCTAGAGTATATAAAGTGTTATAATACCGGCTCAATTGCTGCTTTTACAGATGAAACACCTTCATTATTTGTTGTATTTTTGGTTTTACTTGAATACAGCATAAAAAAACATAAAAAGTGTAATAATGACTTCTTTGCTTATCTCATGGACAAAATGTGTGATCAGAAAGGATAATTAATGCAATTAAATACAAGAGTAAATAAACATATATTGCACCTAAATAAACCGTACAACGGCGAACCTTACCAATTGGAGTATATAAGTGCTTTTTCTCTTCGTGGTGGTTCTTGCCCTTTAACAAAAGAGACATCTTCTACATTCTGTTTATTTGTTTGTTTTTTAGAAGCGTTTTTGTACAAACAAATTAAAAATAATAATGATGAATATTACGAAAATATGACTGAATTTTTGTATGAATTAGACAGTAGGTTACATGATGATTACGAAGATTAAAAATAAATGTATAAAATAAAAATAAAACAAAAGAAGAAAAAATGATTATTGTTAAGACTGTAAACTACAATAAAGATATAGTGCTAATAGAAATAAACAAGAAAAACCACTTTCATTCGTGGATACCTGTTAGGTTGCTTAACCAATATAGTACTTTATTTTGTTTTTTCTTGAGTATACTAAAGGTAAAGATGATTGACCATCCTATAGAATATATATATTTTTATGATAATTACACAAAGGAGAAAAAATGAACGGAAAAACTATTTATTTTATGGTTGGGTTTGTAATTGTCGTATTGATTGCTATTGTTATTTTTGGTTTTTATCATCAGGAAAAACCAGCTACCCCGGCACAGGTTGTCAATTTAATCAATAAGGCATATGTGGCAGGTATTAAAGAAGGAGCGTGTAATATTGTTGATTTTGTAAAAACTGGTAAAAAATCAAAACTAACCACCTTTTTGAACAAATATTGTGATACTACTTGGAACTTTGACGAATGGAAAAGTGTTGCAAAGATGAATAAGATATTGGATTCGGTACTTTATGGAGATTCTTTATGATAGATGGTATGAAAATTAAAAGAAATAGCTGGTGGGTTTTTTTGACAAAGGGGCAGTATAATTTTTATTCGAGTAACGTAAAAGCGGAATTAAGTTATAAAGCTATAAAAAAATTAAAAAACTCGTACCTAATTTTGTTTTTTCTTTTATTGCAAACTAGAGTAGGTCTTCGAGGACCACTAGTTACACCAATGAAATTTGGGATATTTTAAATGCGTGTAAAATTAATGGGTAGTTTTTTGGTACTATTGCCAAACGGTACAGACGAACTATGTGCACTAATTGGGGAAATTAGCCAAGCACAGGTAAAGAGAATAACTAATTCTATGTTTATACTTTTTTTCTTGTGCTTACAAAGAAACCACAAATGTCAAGTACCCACTATAAGGGAACTTAAATATGTTGGAAGAATATAACAAAAAGGATGTGTTTTCATGAGAATATCGCAGACGTTCAAAAACATTACAGATCAAATCAAAAATGAAGATTTCAAAAAAGCAGTCATTTTACTAATGAATGAATCACCAGAATATATTCTAATTACCCCTTCGTCTAGTTCTGGTAAATACCACCCCAAAGATGAAATTAACGAAAATGGTATGATTCTTCATATAAATAGGTGTGCTGTTATAGCCGATGAAATAGTCAGAATGTATGATTGGGGTGACAGAGAAAGGGATATTTTGTTAGCTTCTTGTGTTTTACATGATATTTTCAAACAAGGGCCGGAAACTGACAAAATTAATAAAAACGGTATTAAGTTGCCTAAAATCAGGCATACTACTCCTTATCATCCTACTTATATATTTAAACGTATTGCGACTATAGCTGAAGGGTGGCCTGAAGATGAGGTTAAACAACAGTTGTATGATTTGGCCCATTGTTGCTTGTTTCATGAGGGGCGGTGGACAATTGATGTATCGAGGGAAATAGCAAAAATAGACAAAATAAATGACAAAACACGGGAACTTTGTAAGGCTATGCATGTTGTAGATTATGTGGCTTCGAGGAGAAGCATTGCGGATGCTTTTCAGTATAAGGAGAAAACGTGCTGAAGGTAAAAAATGCGAGTAAACAATTTTGTGTATTAAAATATATAAAGAGTGGTGATGACAATTTTAAAAAATTTCAAAAGATTTATAACACCTATATTTTTTGTTTAAACAAATTTTCTAAAGGAACTTAAATGTTAGACCTAACTAAAGAAGAGCGTACTTTATTATCAGCCATGGAAAATACGGAAACTTTTGTTTCTAGGCAGGCTGAAGATTTTTCACTAATCAAAAATGGATTTTATGTGTGCAAATTAGATACTAATATATGCAAACATTTGATAGAATTACATTGTTTAGTGGAAGTTGGGATAAATGACCAGTCAGATGATACTATTTGGTTGTATAAGGCAGACCCTGTTATATTTGCCCCTAATTTTGAAATAGGGGAAGATAATGTTTAATACATATACAGCTAAATATTCGTCCAGTAATAAACTGACAACAACTGCTACTATAAATGGCAGTATGATAGTTGTATTTAATATTACTGGGCTATTTTAGAGACAGTAAACGAGAAACACTAGACGAAATTTTTAATACAAAAAAGGAAAAAAATGAAGATAATAGATAAGGGTTATAGAATAGAACTTCTAAATATGTGGGTTTATAGCATATCCAAAAAATATGCAGCTTATTTGGAGTCTTCTTATCTACTATTATTGGCTTGTTTAGTAGACAATGTTGTCCTGAAATACAGCAACACAAGCAAGAGAGAGTTATTTGTCATGTTGGTAGAAGAAAGTTTTAAAAAGAAAGGTGTTTTATGAAATTTGGAATTATGTTAGGAAAGTCAAACTTTGAGTTTTCGGTCATCACAACAGTCATAGTATTGTTTTGTGTAGCCGTTTTGGTTAGTACAACAATATGTATTACAGACGAATTAAAAAATAGGCCAAGTGAAGAGAACTTATCCTATTACAAATTCAAGTCTAACCAGTATCAGGGTATTTTGCATAACTTAGTCAGCCAACTCAAAGAAAGTAAACCAGAGGTCTACAATAACTTTGCGGTGGCTTTAAATGAAATTAATAAAGCCGCATTAAAAGTAGGAGAGCCAATTGATGGCGATCAGGGTGCATTAATTCAATACGAGGTAGATACAATTGGTACGAAATAATTTAGGCGATTACAATAGTTATGTCATACAGAACTTTATAAGAACTACTCTTTGTGCTAAGTATGCCAAAAAGATAACCAAAAGAGGAAAACTATTGGATGTGTATTTTGGTGATGTTCCTTTAGTTTTGCCAAATTTAAATAATTCATTATTTGTACTAATGTTAATAGCATTAGGCTATGGTAGTTTTCCGGAAATAACTAAATATCTAGCCAAGAAAGCTGTAGAGTGAAAGAATTAGAAAAACGAATTAAACTTTTGGAAAAATTGTTGGAACAATCATTGAATTATTTGGGTTTAGAGGTAGTAGGCTCTGATGATCAATTTCATAAAGAGTTTATACATGAATTTTTGGAAAGAGGAAGGAAGGTTTTAAAAAATGACAAGTGAAGCAAAATGGTTTGCGTTATATTTTTACCCATTGATTGGTGTTGTTGTATTGGGGTTTTTATTTAGTTGCTTAATAAATAATACAGTACCATTTATAATCTGTTTGGTAATAGCGTTTTTAGGTATGCCAATGTGGGCAATATATACAGTAAATAGAGAACAGAAAGAAGAGCGTAATAAGCATAATAAAAGATAAGCCCCATGATGTAATAGTAGCATAGCAGGCTTTGAACCTGTTAGTTTTGGTGCAAGTCCAGATGGGGCTGTAAATTTGAAAGGAATGGTTATGAAAGTACCACAGTTGACAGAGAAAGAAAAAGAAATATTTCAGTTGGCATTGGAAGGGAAACAACTCTTATATAATAGTTCCTTAGATATTAAAGATGAAATAGAAAACGCAGCTACTGATATTATTACTCCGGAGTCTATTAAAAATAACACAATTTCTAAAACGCTTAAACAAAAAATAAGACGACAGGTTTTAAATATTATAACGGTGTATTTTTTAAATGACGGTTTTTGTTATGATAAAGGTAATGATTTTTGTGAAGTAAAATACATAAAAACCCTCGATTTAGACAAGTTCAATATGGAAGTAAGCAAAGGTATTGAATCTGTAATTGGATATAGGTTACGAACTTTGGTAGCACAAAAAGAAGGAAAAAAAGTGTGCCCTACTTGTGGGCAAACTATTAAATAAATAACGGGCCGGTAGCTCAATTGGGAGAGCGTTGGCCTTGCAAGCCAGAGGTTCAGGGTTCGATCCCCTGCCGGTCCAAAAACTAATAGGAGTAAACCGTGGAAGAAAAGTTAAGAGACAAAGGAAAGATATACAAATCTGTTAAAAAAGGAACAACTATTGATATGCTCTCTTCTTTCAAAGTTGTGCAGTCACTAATTAAAAAAGTATCAAATATTTTTAAAAAGGAGAAAAAATGAAGAAAACCTTAATCACCCTGTTTTTTGTAGTAGCCTTAATGGGGACAGCTTTTGCCGAAGATGTAACTGTTGAATGGACTGCTGTTCATGAAGATGGGAATACTGGTGGTCCAGCTACTGGTTATGTTCTTTGCTATGGTCCAGACAGTACAGCTATTATAAATTCGAGTGTAGTAGACGGTTTTGCTGTAGCAGATTCATTAACAACTATTGTGGAACAAGACAATGTACCCGGCAATGTAGGAGACACGCTGCAATACACGGTTAGTGGATTAGTTAGTGGAATTAAATATTACTTCACCATGAAGGCTTTTGATGATGTAGACAATTATTCTGATTTAGGGAACATTGTCAGTCATGTTGTTGTTGATGTAATAAAGCCGGGTGTTGTGGACATTATTAAGTTGTATTAAAAGGAGTTAATATGGAAAAGCACTATGATGTTAAGTTAAATTCAGACAATAAGTTTGATATTTACGAAGTTAGTACTGGGGATGTTTTTTGTACGTGTGACACGGTGGACAAAGCTTCCCAAGTAGCTAGGGCTTTGGAATTGGCTTATGCAATGAAAATTGTAATGCAGTTAATATTTTAACTAATGGGGCCATCGTTTAATTGGTTAGGATGTGGGACTTTCATTCCCTCGATGTCGGTTCGATCCCGGCTGGCCCTACTAAATTTGTAATAAATTTAGGTTGTTTGCCCCTGTAACTCAATTGGTAGAGTAGCTGACCTGTAATCAGCTTGTTCTAGGTTCGAGTCCTAGCGGGGGCTAAAATAAAGGAAACAAAAACAGTGAAAGATAAAACTTATACAGAAGCTGATCTTGTTAAGATAAGAAAAGATTATCTTGCAAAGAGAAAAGAGGAGGAGGAGGCGAAAAGAAAGGAATTCGAAGAAATAACTACTAAAAGACAAAAGTGTAACCACGAATATAAACTTTTACACGAAGTAGACGACCAAAATGCGTCAGGTTACATTAGTCGTTATAAAACATTTGAGTGCTCTAAATGTGGAAATATTAGTATGATTAATTTGTTAACACCAGAAGAAGAAGCGGGAAACAGGGATACTATTTCTATTGAAAACCAAACGTATGGTTTACGCATAAAACAATAAGGAGACAAAAAATGACTGAATGGTTTAGTACCCCAAGGTACACATCAATAGGTGCTGTTACACCTGAGATTAATATGTTTAGAAAAAATGGCGTAATTACTATTGAAGCTAAAGTTCCGGGTTTTTCAAAAGAGGAATTAGGTGTCAATATCAAGGATAATGTTCTTACCATACGCGGCACTAAAAACCAAGGCAGAGGTTCTGAAAGTGCCGTTTTTGAAGAATTTGAACATATTGACTTCAATCGTTCGTTTAGTATACCTAACGAAATTAATTTGGATACAGTCAAATCCTCATTAAAAGATGGCATACTTACTATTACTATGGAGCTTAGTGATAAAGAGGCTGAAGGTAAAACTGTGGAGATTGAATAGTGAACAAAGGAACTATTGACAGCAAACCGGGTGGGCCGGGCTGTGCAGCCTATTGTAATTGTATGCTTTGTAGACACGATAGAAAAGACAAATTTACAATAAGATTTTTACACAAATGGCATCGTAGACAAGGTAAAAAAATAATTGAAAAGGAATTAGAAAACATAATGGGTGGTGGAAAATAGACACACATTCAGAGATGGACACGTACCTCCGTGGCGGTTGTGGGTTTCCAAGACCCCGGTAAAATATCAAGCACTCTTGAGGCTGGTGAGTAAATTATCCCTACAACTTCAACAGCGGAAGGTCGGAATCGTGTCGTGCTAAGGTGAGAGTCCTTAGCCCCATTATATAATTTGCCCTAATGGTGTAATGATAGCATCTTTGGCTTCCAACCAAACGGTTTGGGTTTGAATCCCAATTAGGGCTAAAAGATAGAAGAGCCTGTAGTAGATAGAAAGAGAGAAAGACAATGTTTTTAAAGATTATTTATGGAATAGGAACTCCAACGGTTTCTAACACGCCAGATGACTGGCCAGCCCGAAATGAACAAATAACAATAAAAGAATGTAAAGAGATTGATTCTGATTATTGTTACTCCAAAACCGATAAATGTGAAAAAGGAGAACGGGAAGAACACTTGTTTATAAGTGTGGATAACGGATCACAATATTTTAAAGTTCCAACTGGTAAAATAATTACTAAAGGTGGGGCTAAAAGTGAACCCAGCGGTAATAGTATATATGTTATGAGCGACGAAGGTAAAACAATAGATAGATTATTATAAACCAATCTTTACAGGCTCTTCTAAATTATGACAAAACATTTTAACAAAAAACAAACAATTATTGGTACATGCAAATGTGGTGGACCAATAACAAAAAATGAATTTGATGGTTTAACTTCATGCTTATCTTTAACAAAGATATACTGTTTAAAATGCTTTAAGGAGTACAACGACCAATGCCAACTCCCAAAAAGAATGAAACTAAAAAAGAATTCATAAAGCGATGTATGGCTTATCCTGATCTTCAAGATAAGAAACCAGATCAAAGATATGCAATCTGCCAATCAATGTGGAAGGAGCGTAAAAAAGGTGAGACCGAGAAATAAGCAAGAGAGAAAAAGAATTGGGCTGAAAAAAGCTAAAAAAGCGTATAGAGTGTACCAGTTTGATAGCGTTGACCAAGATAAGAGACTTTTAGGAATCTATAGTAAAACTAGAACGTTCTGTTCTAATCCAGATTGTTGTGGCAATCCAAGAAAAAGCAAAAGGGGTGGGAATAGGCTAACACAACAAGAAATAGCTGCTGAATTAAAGTTAGCAGAGGAACTAGAAGAAATCGAGGAAACTATTGAATAAACCAAAAGGCTATCCCCCGTATGTTACATACAATCCTAAGTATAAAAGATTTTTGGTTACTGTTCCGAAAGAGAAAATAGATAAGATAAATAAATTTGCTGTGAAGTTAGCAAAAAAGAAAATGGAGGAAGCACATTACAAAGTAGACGGTAATAGTTTGGTTAAGCGTTTAGTAACAGGCTTGACTGGAGAAGCGGCGGTAGAAGAGTTACTAGGTATAAAGATCATTGATTGGACAATTGGAAACTCGCGTAAATATAACGTAGCCGATATACAAGAATTAGGGATTGGAGTTAAGACTGTTGAATATGGTCTTCATCCATTAGTTCCTATTAATCCAGCTATGCCCCAAATCATTTGTGTAAAGATGTCTGAGAATGAAGTTATTATTTGTGGGCTAGCTTCTATTAAAGTGTTGAAGAAATATCAGGATTTTAGTTTAGTTAGAGCAAAAGGGGCTAGGATTAGGGGAACTAAGTCAGGCTTTTTCGGGTTCAAGTATTTAGATATGTTTAGTTCGTTGAAACAGTTAAAAAAGATTTTGAATAGCAGGGTGTAGCTCAATTGGTGGAGTTCTCGGTTTGGGGCCGAGAGGTTGAAGGTTCGAGTCCTTCCATCCTGATAAAACTTGGGCAGAAGCTTAAGTGGATAAGCCATGTCCTTATAAGACATAGATAGAGAGTTCGAGTCTCTCCTGCCCGATTATAAAAGGACTAAAAGATGTGCAAACACGATTATACATGTGACAGTAATAGATTAGGTGGAGGGGAAGAATACACATGTAAAAAATGTGGTAAAAAATTGTTACTAAGTACTAACACACACCCATTTTGGGTCGAAATACCAAGGAGCATCAATGCATTTAAAAAGACGATCACTAGACACGACTAAAAAGCAAATTACAAACATGCACAAGCTTAGAGATTTGACACCAGAAAAGTTGACGGATAAACTAAATCAATTGTTCAAAGGAGATGTTTTGTACAGAACTAGAAATGGCAGCGTGGTAGATTTTAGTGGGAAAACAAATAACAAGGTAAGGAGTTTTTAATGCCATATATTACTGAGGAAGAAAAAAATTTTTTGGAAGCCAAGATTAAAGCATTGTCAGAAGACATTCATAAGGGTGGTCCGGGGGTATTAAATTATGTAATGACTCAACTAATTACATTATATCTAGTAGATGGAATGTTTGGTTACAACTACGTCGATTTAAATGAAATTATGGGCGTATTAGAATCAGTTAAAGCAGAGTTCTACCGCAGAGTAGTTGTTCCATATGAGGAAAAGAAAAAGAATGAAAATGGAGATGTTTATAAATTACCTTCATAGCTCATAAAAGCCATGCCTATGGCATCGGCTTCATGGTCATGTCTAGGTAATATCCCCCTCTTTTTACATTCAGCAATCATATCTTTTTTAGAGGCTCCACCATCTCCGGTGAAGCTTTTTTTAATGGCTGTTGGTGATATTAGAAACACTTTGTGGGGTTCGGCTACATAACTTAGGGCGATTAAGTAAACACCTTTAAGCTCAACTAATTTTCTACCATTACCAATTGTGTGCCCAATACAATCTTCCAACACAATAGTCCCAGTAATGTTGTTTTCTTTAAAATGCCTGATAAGACGATCATGGTACAGGCGGTATCTTTCAACCGGTAAATGTTTTGGAGCAAGTTTAAAAGGGTCGTTGTATTCACTACCAAAATGTTCTTTGTACAAGACTTTACCATTATCATCTAATGTCACCACTGCTGTTACTTTTAATCCGGGGTCGATTCCTGTGTGCATTCATCTTCCTTTGTTAGGTCTCTTATATCTGCTTGAATTTTTGTATTGTATCTAAATTTAGGGATAAGACAGGGAGGAATATATCTAGAGTGCTTTTCTTGTGTGTGTTTCATATACACGGGCATAACCCTGCTTTTTCTTCTGAATAAAGTAAATGCACCAAATTTTGGAATTCTAACTTCTTCTTTTCTATACAGATGTACCTTAATAGATGCAAAGACTATTTGTATAATTTCATGAGCTTGTTTTACTGAGATATCCGCTGCATGAGCAACATCATGAGCCAAATCATACGCACGAACGATGTTTACCGCTCCATTACTTCCTTTTTGCATAATTACCTCTTTTAAATTAGGGGCCCGAAGGCCCCCTTTCCCGTCCAGAATTACACTAAAATATTAGTGAAAAATCAAATTGAACAGCAAATGTACTAGCCTCTCCATTACGTGGGATAATATGGCCACCAGTATTTAACTGCAAACCACTAATGGGCTGTATATTGTAACCAACATAATAACCATCAGCTACACCGTCTTTTATAGTGCTCTCTTCACTTGTTGCTCGAAGATGCCACAAGGTAACTCCAGCCTCAAAATAAGAGCTAAGAACACCTAATGACTTACGAACTTTGGTAACAATTAATTCACCCTCAAGCTCTTGATACTTATCAAATTTGAAATTGCTGTAAACTGTTATTGCCTCAGTCAACACTTCAAAAGTAACAGTGGTATCACTAACAACTACACCGGACGCATTGGTTGTAGAGGAAATTGATTTTGAATTAACTCCCCAAGGAAATCGTCCTTTAATCAAGTAACCAAAGGAAGGATGTTTGCCCTTCTCCATGATAAACATACTGCCACCACCAAATCCCACATCCGAGATAGCAGAAGCCGATCCTGTAAATACAAAAATCAGCAATAAACAAATTGCAATTAATTTAGAAGTCATTTAACTTCTCCTTTTAAAAAGTTTGTCAGGATGTAGAAACATATCCCCATGTTCTGTTTGCGTATCGGGAGTGTCTACACCTGCTCTGTGTAATATGTTTTTAATTTGTTTCCATTGCACCAAACCAATTGTATCAATATTTACCAACTTAAAATCGTTAGGGTGGTAAACAGCATATTTAACTGTGTTAATTGACTCCCTTTCTGGATTAAACGGCATAATAGCATGACTTTCAGCTTCAATTCTAACACATGGTATTGTTCCTAAACCAAATTTGGTTTTAATGGAATAATGATAAATTGTAGCTAAGTCATAACCACCATGAAGTTTAGACCACCTTATACAGAAAGATTCGGTGTCATAAGTATGGGAATCTAGTTTTCTAATAAAACCAAGCTTGGAACTGCTCCAATCAAACGGATGAAAAACCATATAGAAAGCATAAAAGTAATCATTGTCTTCACTCATTCTGAAGTAAAGAGATGGGGTGTTAATAGCCCATACTAAATTAGCTTCCATGGTCTTTTCTTCATCAAATATCAAACTAGTAGGAAAATCTTTAATAGATTTCCATTCTTGATAAATGAAGGGCTGGAACCTTCTAGCAAGATTCTCAGCCCTTGTCACGTCTTTAACTAGTTCCATTAGCCTTTATTGCCCTTCTATCTTGAACTACCTTTACACCAGTTCTAGCAACTATCCATCCTTGTACAGCATACAAGGAGTCAGCTGGCATGTCTGGAAAAACGGTAACCAATAAAGAATAAACAATAGTCAGCCAAAATTCAGATGTTTGCCAAGCAGGTTTTCCCGAAACCGGGTCAACAAAACCAAACATCTTTTGTCCGCTTCTGGCTACAACCCAAGTTGCAATCGCAAAGAATGCATCTTTTGGAAAATCTGGCCACACTACCAATAAAATTGTGGATATTACACCAACCCACAACTCGGTAGTCTTTACACCAGCTTTTACCGCTGTAACAGCACCATTTGTTTTAACTTCTTCTGGCATGTTATTATAACACTCCTTTTTCTTTCAGCGTTCTTTTTAACATTTCAATACCCTCCCTTTTTATTTTATATAACCACCCTGCCTCACTACTAAATCCATATTGAACAGATAGTTCTTGAATAGACTGTCTTAGGATATAATACCCCAAAATAACAGTTAAGCAAGCTTCTGGTAATTTAGCTAAGGATTCAACTATTTCATACCCATTTTCATAACGGGATAGATCAAGCATTAAATCTTCTATTTGACAGTTAGTTAACCCCAATTTTTCAACTTCCAAACTTATCTGCTGTTGTGGCAAGTCCACCATTGAGCGTATTTTAGAAGCAAAAATTTCTATTGCAAACTCATTATCCGGCTCTTGTCTTTTTAATATATTACCAATGTGGTCTTTCATAAAACCAGTAATGCGAGGAGTTAAATAAGTAGATAATTTATATCCTTTGCACGGTTTAAACTTATTATTAACTACCTCAATCATTTCTACATAGCAGTCCTGCTTCATATCTTCAAGATCTTCTTTAGACAAAAAAGCCTTTAATCTGTGGGTATGCACAAACGAATTAAATAATTTATTAACTATTACAATACCTTCTTGGATAAGGTTATTCTTCTGACACTGGTTCGCCATATACATCATCGGACTCATTTTGCATTATTCTGATCTCTCCAGTCTGTTCAAAGAAGGCTACCCTATCTTCAGAATCTAAAATATAATTATTATCTAATAAAAAATCATTTAAAAGTGTGCTCCTTTTAGACATTATTTTTGCTATAGCTTTTTTGCTTTGTGCCATAATAACATGATTTACAATAAGGTCTGATTGTAGGCCACACAGGTCGGCATAGGTTTTATCCTCTTTGCTAATTTGAAAAGATCGTTTCAATTTTAAAGCCATAGACAAGTCCTCCTTTATTTATTATCGGCTTTTTGGGTCAATTTTGTCTACGGATTTCTAGGTATTTTTATAAAATTATGGTTGTCCTTATTCTGAATTGTTCTAACTAATTGGGACACTTGAGGATAGCAATCTTTACATATTTTCAAGCTATGCTCATTTTTTAGTCCTTTTCTTAGTCTGCCACAAAAAGAGCAGGTAGGATGGTATTTTTTCATAAATTCTTGTAATTCAGCAACACTATAACAAATTGGTATCCCGTGCTTTTTAGCACAATCATGCTCTTTTATAGCTCCTTTTGATTCTTGCCAATTAGTAAGCATCAGCATTATATCTACTTTTTGCATAAAATCCAAATCAGCCTGAAGAATTGTGTCATAAGGCTCTGTTTTAAATACACTTAGAAGTTCTTTCTGGTTTCTCCATGGGCTGTTTAAATGAGGGAGAAATACATATATTCCGGGTATTCCCCAAACCTTTAAGGCTACTTGTCTAGCATGTTCAATATTCTTATTTTCTTCTTTTTGAGGAGACTTCCCACCATTGGCAATTTTACCTGAAATATAAACTAGTTTTCTCATTTTACTCCCTTACGTTTTGCTTCCAGCCTTTTAAAACTTTGTTCAACAGCTAAATCCATTCCTAATGGAAGCTCGTCAAGATCAGTAGTCTCATAGACCTTACCTGTTGGACTTATAAAACTATAACCGTAAACACCCTCCTCTAAATCCCAAATTATGCCATATTGACATTTCCAACCTGAAACCAAAGCATTTCGTAAAACTTTGTGTGTGTAGTCTTTTTTCATTAAATCCAAGCTAATACATGTTAAGTCTTCTCGAATTTCAAGTTCATCAAGATAATCTTTAATCTCTCTAAACAACATCAGTGTATTAGTATCAGTACCTTTATACATGTCTGAGTATGCAACTAATTTAGCCTTTAGTGTTTTGGTGTCCATTACTTCTTTACCTTTGCGAAATTCTTTTTTACTTCAATATCTACGGGCAATAGTACATTGTCTATTGTTACATTCATACAAGACAACAAAATATCTTTGACCTGTTCTTCTAAACCTTCTTTAGCTTCCACAACAACCGAGTCATGAGTTGTGGTTATTAAATGTGCATCTAAGTTTAGTTCAGCAAATTTACGCGTTATTTTAACCATGGAATACTTAAGTAAGTCAGCAGATGTCCCTTGTATAATATGATTAGTTAATTCTCTAACGGCTCCTTCCCATTTCCACTTCTCCCTCATTTCAGGATATATGTTGTAGGGAAGATACCTACGCCTGCCATAAAACGTTTTAGTATACCCATTTTTAATAATGTCCTTTTCTACTCTTTGTTTCCATTTGAGTACTCCGGGATAAACCCTAAAGAACATGTTGAGGTATTCTTTGGCTCTTTCTTTAGAACAATTCAATGTTTTTGAAATGCTGTATTCAGTAGCCCCATATATAATTGAGAAATTAATGGTTTTACCTATATGTCTGATAACGTTCATAGCATCAGCAGTTGTAGTATGTAGATCAGCATGCCTTGGGTCATTAATAAAAGCATCTAACATTTTTTTATCTTTAGACGCAATAGCAACCATTCTTAATTCACAACCAGACCAATCAGCCTCAATGAAATTATAGCCTTCTCTAGCAACAAACCCCTTACGGATGCTGATGATGTTGTTGTCTCTAGTTATATTCTGTATATTAGGGGAACTAGACAAACGACCACTATTTTTAATTTGATCAAAGTTGGTGTGTAAGATGTATTCGATCTTTTCATCATCTAAAAAGTGTTGATGAGCAACTTTAGGGTATTTATCAATATAAGTGGTTAACGCTTTGTTTATACCACGATGGAACAGAATATGTCCGGCTAATTTGTGTAATTTTTTGTTTTTGGTTCTACGCTGAATAGTTTGCAGGGCCTCTACGTCAGTTTGCACTAGATTTGTTCTAGTATACATTAGCTCATTATTAGCAGCATATTTTTTTAATAGCTCGCCTACTTGCTTTGGGGAAGCCACATTAGTTTTGTATTTAGTTTCAAATATCTCAGTCATTTTGTCACGACACTTAACAAGAGGTATCTTTGCCTTTTCGTAAAAATCAACATCTATCATAATACCCCTCATCTCCATTTGAGCTAAAATAGGGGTTAATAAAGCTTCAGCATTATAAAATAAGTCTCTATATTGCTTATCTATTTGTGGTTTCATACCTTTGTACAGATAATAAGTGTAGATAACGTCATCAATACAATAACTACCAAATTGTACAGGGTCTTGTTCGGCAGCGTTTTCTTGTGAAGCGTCTTTAAAGGTTTTAATTAATTTAGTATATGGGATATCAACATATTGTTTAATAACATCTTTAAGTTTAGCTGTTTGTTTAGTGTCCCCATTCAACATTTTTATAGCAATCATGGTATCCCAAAAATTTGGGTATAAATATATTCCAGCTTGCCACAAGAACTTGTAGTCAAACTTAGAATTATGCATCAGCCAAACTCCGCCGGTAGACACCACTGAGTTTAACTTGTCCACAATTAAGTTTAAAGGAAGTTGCTCTTTTCGTAATATCCCCTTTTTGGTGTGTTTTATAGGAATATAATAACCCTCATCAATACCCAAGGCAATACCAATACCTAACAGCCAACCATGATACGGATCAAGACCAGACTTATCCGTAACACCAGTAGTCTCTACATCAATGGCTATTGGCTTATCGTTACTAATATTTTCTTGTATTAGTTGGCATAGCAAATCTAATCGTTCTTTTGTGTCAACCAATTTATATGTAGGTTCTTTCCAAATAAACATAATTTTTCTTTTTTAGTAGGGGTAGGGTTTATCACCCCACCCCGTTCAAACAAACCGCTATGGAATAGGTTGTTAAAATGGCAAATCATCTGAAGGAACTGTGGGCTCAGATGAGTCACCATTATCTTCTACTGGCAGTTCAGTTTTCTGTCTTTGTGGACGCTGAATCAATTGGGCCTTTTGGCCGATCACATTAAGGTACTTTTTGCCTTCGTATTCACGCTGGTTAAGTTTCCCAACAACTAGAACAGTATCACCAGTTTTAATTCCGGCTTTTTCAATTCTGGCACACACGGGGCCAAAAAAGATAACATCTACCCAAACAGTATTTTCGATCCATTCGTCAGGTGCTTCTTTTTTAGTATATGACTCATTACAAGCCACAGCAATATATGTACTTTTTTCATTGGTTGTAATTTTGCCAACGTTACCAATAATTCTAACTTCGTTCAATCGTTCCATAATAGCTCCTAAATTAGTGGTTTGTAAACAACGAGCACTGTCATTACCTCATTATTTATTGTGTATGTTTCTTTAACACTGGCTCGAAAGTCTACAGGTATTACATTTCTTAATTTTTCATTCCAAATAGTTTCAATAGCATTTCTAAACGTTAACAATTCTAAACTTTTTGAGCATCCTGAAGGAATTCTGCACTTATATTCTTCACTGTATTCCTTACGCGGGTCAAAATTAGGGCAATGGTCCAAGATAATCTTTATCTCCTATTTTAGGTCCAATTTTTCTTTTATAGTCTTTGTCTCCGGGAACTTCTCCAAAAGGAATTCCACCATCTAACGGTCTATCCTCTGGTTTTAACTTTTGTATTTCTTTCACCCTTTTATCATAGGGGCTTTGAAATTTGTTGTTCTTTCCTTTCACTTTAATGGCTGGTGCACCAAAAAACTTTCTTCTAAATGCTATACTATTACAACAAGGAGAGGTTATGCGAAGTTCCCAAAATTTAGCAAATTCTTCAAATATTTTCTTACATTCTGAGCATTGAAATGTATATAATGGCATTTAAACCCTTCTTTCTATTGCAATTTGGTCACAAACACTCAAAAGCCACGCCTCATGAACAAGCTCAATAATATTGTATTCTTTAGATGGGACCCAAAAATTAAGACTACCTAGTTGTCGCAAAGGGTTGTTACTATTGAAACCCGTTAAGGTAACAGTATATATTCCATGCTCATTAGCTTTTTTACACCCATTAATAATGTTTGGTGAAGTACCACTGCTACTAATAAAAATACCAACAGTATTTTTTTCAGAATATAATTGTATTGCCTGTTCTACCCATTTATCCCAACCATAGTCATTGGCTAAACAAGACATTAGTGAAACATCGTTGTATGTTTTCATGCAAACTCCGGCTACTTTGGTAAAGTCTTCAGCAACATGACTGGCTATCGCCGCACTCCCGCCATTACCAACAATAAAAGCGGGTCTAGTTATGGTCTTTAAATTAGCAATAAGACTTTTTGTTTCTTCTTCTGGGTACATTGATAATTTTTCAATTAAGTCATCATAAAACGTTTTCATAAAATTGCTTTTCCCATCTTTTTCATTACAAAAGGGGTTAACGCATCTTGGGTGCACAAGTGCTGTGTGTTAGCTGCCGCTGCTAACGATGCCAAAAATAAAACCTCTTCCGGTTTGTATTGCAAATAATAAGCTAAAGATGCAATAGTAAAAAATGCATCTCCGGCACCAATAGAATCAACAATATTATTTACTGCTAGAGCCGGAAATTCCACGTAACAATCATTTTTGTCAAAATAAACACTTCCATATTTATGCATTGTTAAAATAACGGCTTCAGTATTTAATTTTTGATATATAGTATTCATTAATTCTTTGTCAAATTTCTCTATTTGCCAGCCAAGTAATAATGATGCTTCTGTTCTGTCTAAACAAACTAATTTTGATTTATACTTGTTCCATTTATTAGCTTTATTATACCCAAAGTTAGATGAATTTGTTTGAACCATCAAATAAATATTGTCCACCAATTCTTTGTTATCAAACAAACCGTGGCCAAAGTCGGCTATTAAAAGCAACTCGGTGTTAGATGATATCTCGTGCAGCATTTGTTTAAATAGTGCTTCGTCTATATTTATTTTATGTTTATATTTAATTTCCAAATGTTTTTGTCCGTTATGATAATCTAAAAACCTTTTTTTAATAACTGCATGCATTTTATAATTAGGAAACATGTTATATTTTTTGCAAAAATTTTGTACATGTCTTAATACATAGTGTGCTCCACCAAGTTGTGTTATCTCATCTTCTTGTGTTGTAAAGCTGGGACAATATGATTTTGCCGATTGACCATCTAATATAACCTTTTGAAAAATATCAATAATTGGTTCTCCGATTATACCAACGTAAAGATTAGAACAATCCTCAATAAACCTACGTATAACAGATTGATTTAATTCTATTTTTAGATTTAAAAATGGTCCGTTTTGATTTCTTAATTTGGTTGACGAATAAACCACATCAGGATCTATGATAACCAAAGCACCACCAAACGATTCAACTTTTTCTTTTTCAATATCTAAAACTTTGTCCCCATTTAGATAATCAGAACCCTTAATAAGAAAATTAGGCTTGAATTTATCTATTGCTGGTAAACCAGTCTTGTCATTACAAATATACACTTCATCTACCCAAGGTAATAACTCTAACGTTTGTTTTCTAATATCTTGGGTAAATACTGGGGGTTCTGGTAAGTATGGGTCTGCCGTGATAACAACAACTAAATAATCACCATATTTTTTAGCCTCTTTTAAATGATACAAATGGCCAGTGTGCAAAACGTCAAACTTGCCTAAACACATAACTGTTTTCATTAATTACCCTTTAGTACCAATATATTATTGTATTTTGGAGTTTTATAATGCTGAAAAAAACCATAGTTCATTACATTCTTTAATTCCTCAATTGCATCGTCCACAGTAAAAAATGGGTATTTGCTGTAGAGGGGGCCAAAACCTAATTCTTTTTCAATTTTTTTGGAACAAATATGGTAATCTCTAACATCTTTTGTAGGTTTTACAATAATTGGAACATAAAAATGTTTGTTTACTTTATGTGCCAACTCCAAAATTGTAGAATTTTCCCACCCAGCATTAAACACCTGTTGGTTAATTCTATCACTAGAAATAGTTAAAAGCAACAAATAAATACTTAACATATTTTCCATTGTTAAGTTGGGGCGTCTTTGGTCTCCACCATAAACTGTTATTACATCATCAAAATATGCACTACCACATAACGCATTAACAGCTAAATCAAATCGTTGTCTTGGGCTGACCCCACAAATTGTGGCTGGGCGTATTGCTACAGTAACAAAACCTTGTTGCCCTAAAACCATCTGTTCTGCTTCTAATTTTGTTTTTGAATAAACGGTAATGGGTTTCGGTATAGTTTCTTCTGTTACGTTTTCACTTGGTTGAATTCCAAATACACTACTTGATGAAGCGTATACAAATCTTTTAATCCCAGATTTGTTACACTCTTTCAATAAAACTTCTGTTCCACCACTATTTACGTCTATGGTAGTTTGTGGATTTAAATCTCCGGTAGGATCGTTGGATATGGCGGCTAAGTGATACACAACATCAATATTTTGTAGTGCCTTGTTCACATCTTTTTTAGACCTAATATCCCCTTGAATAATTGTAATCGAAGAATCTGATTTAAAATCTTTAATAGCACACCCATAAGTAAGTGTATCCAAAACTACTACGTTATGTTTATGCTTAGTCAATTTTTGAACTAACCTAGTTCCAACATACCCGGCACCACCAGTTACCAAAATATTCATTTACAAACCTTTCTAAAATGATCATAGCCAGCCTCTAGTTCTTCAACTACATTAAACAAGCCCTCATATTCGATACTAAATGATTTAGTATAGCAAAATAGATCAGTAACTAAACTATCAAATAATTTTCCTTTTCCAAAAGAACATAGTTCAATCCCTGAATACCCCTTTAAATGCACATGTTTAATGTATTCCCCTGTTTCTTTTAACATTTTGTGTGGGTCATTTCCATCTAAGATAATGTTGACAGGATCAAAAACAATACCTACATTAGTTCTGTTAATTGACACCATCAAATCCCGTACACCAACAGGGTGTGTACCAATTCCTTTATGTGTTTCAAATAAAAAATTGGTACTTGGATAAGCATCAGCAAACAACTGTATATTATAAACAATATTGAATATTTGTTTATCCGATAATTCATTATAACATAAAGGAGTAAAGAATAACCTAATATTACTTATCTTTAGTTTTGTTATAATATTTAACTGTTTGGATATTTCCATAATTTGATTTTTTGCAAAATCACACCATCCACCATCAGCAATACTAATATTAAGGGGTACTAACTCGTCAAACACTTTTGATACATCCATTTTGTCTTCAACAAAGTATTTAAGATGTAGTTCAGGCGTTCTGTTGGTGCGTTTGGAATAATCAAGCATTTCATCGAAAGTAAATGCCTTAGTTACAAAAAATGGTGTTATACTACTCATAATAATATTTAAAGCTCTCATGTGCATGCATATGAACTGGGTGCTGTTCCTTTTTTAAATTCACAACTGATAATTCAAATGTCCAACGTTGTTGAATTTCAGAACTTAATCTATAGGCTAAGTTTTTCGGTTTTGTTCTGATTAAATCTCTAGCTTTTATAAACTCATCAGACCATTCTCTTGGAACCTGCTCAACTCTCATAGTAAAATACTTATCAGGTCGCACCCACTCATAATGAAAAGTTCTAAAATCGTGGATTGGTAAAATCTTACAATACTCTGGTTCCCATAAAAACTTTTCCATAACTTGTTTGTAGAAACTACCATCACCATATCTAAACGCAACTTTTCTACCAAACCTAATAATCTTTTGGACTTTAGGGGACTCAAAGAAATTTAAATAAGAACTACCAAATCCTCTATTTGGAGGTAAGAGGTCAATTAGATTATTACATTTAATGGCTTGTTCTTTAGTAAAAAACATATCTGCTTCAGATGGGATAATTATATCGTCCGGGCCAACTTCTACCAACCCGTTAATAAAAAAGGTAAATAATTCATAATAAGTTTTATCGGTGGTTTGTCCAGTTGGATAAGACATCTCTATTAAATGAAATTCTGTGTTAGGATATTCAACTTTACATTTCTCTATCTCTTGTTTCAATTCTTCAAAATCAAAGGAACGAACACCATCAAGAGTGTATTTATTAACAAAAGCATTGTATGCTTTTTTGTCCATTTTGTTCTCAGGGCCTGCTGGAAATATGCCCTCTGCAATAATATATACATCAGGTTTAAAATAATCACATAAATTTCTTATATGCAGTTTTTCCATATGTACTTCATTGAAACATGGTTCAATAACTATTCTTTTCATTTAAAACCTTTCCTCAACTAATTCATAGGCAGATTGAACGGTTTCGGGCATTCCAATATATCTAAATTCAGCGTGACGACCACAATGAATTATCGTCGGCCAGTACTTTTTGCTCTTTTCAAGTATCTGCTGGTATCTTTGTAACCCCTTTTCTGATTGCTGGGCGTATGCTTTTTTAGCATATAAGTTATTTGTTTTGGCATAACTGGTGACGTTCTCTGGAAAAGTCTCATCATTTATTAAGGAAGTAATAGGAACCTCAATCAGCATTAGTCTACCACCGTTGTTATATTTAGTAATTTGAGACATGTCTGTAACTCTAGTTTGAAACTCTTTACCAGAAAAATGAAAAGATTCAGCATTATTTGGAAATAAAGAATTGGTATGGTCAGGCATTAGCATTGGAATCATTATACGACCAGTATAAGGAAGACTATCACCTACAGGATCAATAAAGTCATCAATATCTAAAGTAGAAATAACATAATAATAGTCTTTTATACTTATTGTGTGCTGATACCCTTTAGTGTCCATATAAAAGATTTTATTATAAGTTTGTGATAAACCCCGTACAGTACCTTTTATGACTGTAGCTGCCTCTGTCATTTTGCTCCAAACAACATTCCATCCATTTTTCGGATATATCTGAAAAGATAAATCTTGCCCCAGCGTATGGTCTTCAAATTTAACTGGGTCGTATCCTATTTTGCCTTTTTCATTTTCTCCTCTATCATAATTACTCTTAATTCTATCTGCCCAAACCATAGATGTTTGCAATTCCGACGGGTGTATATTCCACATCTTCCATGAATAGTCCTTCATAAATTTATTAAACAATGGCTTTCCAACCACGGCATTAAAGTACTCTTCAAATGTGCACTTACCAATAATTGGTAATTCTTTTTCTTTTAATTTAAGTGCAGCATCACGATTCTTTTTCAAAAATTGGAGACATAGTTCTTTATCCGGCATATCTTTTATGTCGTCAAAGTGTATTGGATATCGGTAATACGCATTATCGGATTCAATATAACTATAAAGTCTTCTATCAATATGATAGAGATTGTTATTAGTTAATTCTCTAATTATATCATTAATTGGCGATGGGTCAGGCCAAAACCAAATATGTGGGCCAAACTCATAAGGATGGCCAGAATAATAACAAGTTCTAGCCAAACCACCCAAGCCCTGTTTTTCAATCAGGGTTACTTTATACCCCTTTTTTTGTAAAAAATAAGCCAAAGAACAACCAGCTACACCGCCACCAAGAACTAATACTTTTTTGGTCATTCTATATTCCTATTTCTTTTACTCTATCAATTATTTGTTTGGCGTTAACAGAAGATGGTGTCACATTCGTGTCCCCACGCATAAAAGCTTCAATGGTTTTATTTTCCGCTAATGATTGGCCAACTGGTTTTATAATTTCAGCATCTATCGTTTCCGCCATTTCTTCTATTTGGTTATGTTGAAAAATTGGAAAAAATGTAGTTTTATAATCATCTTTGTTAAATGCAAAATTATACCTCATAAATTTATCAAAATCTGGTAAATCATCTGTGGGCTGATTTTCAATCACAATTGGAAATGATCCTAACAAAGCAGCCTCAATAGGCGGCATGGCCCCCATTGCAAAAACAAATAATTTTGATCTCATCATTTCATAATATCTGGACCAACCCCATTTGGAACCCATAATTTCCAAGGTCACGTTAGGATTTGTAACTTTTTGTTTAATTACCTCAAGCATTGGGCCATCACCAATAATTGCCCATGTTACTTTTGTTTGCACTTGATTCATTACTTGAATCAGCAAATCATATCGTTTAATTGAGGTAGCTCTGGATACAGTTAAAATTCTATTCTCAATATGTTTAGGACTATACATATTTTTTGCTTTATTAATTGAGGTTACATCAATAGAGGGGTAACGTAAAGGAATATCTTCAGTTATATTTAGAAGTTTTTTATGGTAATCAATTCTAGAATGGTTGCTCAATGTTTTTATTGCAGCATTTTTCCAAGCTTTACCAACCCTTTCGTAATAAGGAATGGTATAATTTAACTGTTGTTGAGAAATCTCAGGATCATTTTCAGTTAGGCCATAATTAAAAAAATCTATATTACGTTTTATACGCCAAGGGGGAATAGTTTCTAAATGTGAAACTAAAGGAATGCACAATTTTTGTGCAGCAGCTTCACCTACAAATAAAGCTGTCTCGTATGGTGCCCAAACAAAATCAAATTTTTTGGCTGGAACATCGTCTAGCGTTTCAATAATTGTAACATTGTGACCTAACATTTCTAATTCTCTAGCTACGGCATCACTTGGGGTACTTACCCAATCATAACCTTGCATTCTTGCATACAGTATATTCATTAGTGTTCCCTTATTTCTATAGATGTGTTATCTTTAGGAAAATAAGCCATCCATTTTAAATTTTTATTTTTGTCAAAAGACTTTATGCTTCTATACAATGTGCTATCTTTTGGAGAAACTATCCATGCTAACTCAATATTTTCACCAATTAGTGTATCGCACTGATGAAATGTTGAATAAAAAATCCAAGTATCCACAGTATCCACCACAGGTTCTTGCCAATTTACAATTACCGTGTCCATAATTATTTCTTTACTAATTTTTATTGGTATGGCATTTGGAAAAAGCAAATTAGCCCCAACGACCAAAATAATAAGAATTGCTATAAATAAAGTAACACAATATTTGTCTTTCATAAATTCTCCTATTTAATATTATTTTCCGCTATCCACTTGAAACTATGTAAATGTTCATACCTTAACTCCTTGTACACCTAAATCAAAATAGTAAGCATTCTCTCTTGGCTCATTACCAACAATTTTAAATCCATTCATCTCTAACAAAATAGTTAACCGTTCTTTGTCATACGCAGCACGATGTAAATTAACCAACTCAGCCAAATCATCATCAGATTTTTCTATACCCGGCTGATTTTCATAAGATTGAGCACCAAAGATTAAAGCACTAAACCTCTCAATGGTTATTTGTCCCATTGTGTATGCCTTTGCAATCTTTTCAGCATCAGGACAATAAACACGCAATAATCCAGATGGAATTAAAATACGACGCCACTCTCCTATTGCAGCATCAACTTTGTCAGGATGAATGTGCTCAATGATATGAGAAGCCCTTATTTCTTCAACTGATTCATCTTCAACGGGAACATGTGTGGAGACATCACACACTAGTTCAACACCTTCAATCTTTCGGATATCAGCATGTGTAAACCCAACTAATGGAGATGAACCTTCTCCACCTTCAAATTGTTCATTACCACCTAAATTTAATTTCAAAACAACCCTTTCTTTACTTCTACAACATAGCGTGGGTTAACATCCCGGCCAGCAAATTGGAATAAATCAGATTCATCAACACAATTAGTAACACAAGCATAATCTTCGTCACGTTCTTCTTGTGTAGCGTATTTTTCTGTTAAAACTGTATTATCATACAACCTTATTGATACAAACCAATTCATTTTTATCTTTATATCTCCTTTTTCGCAACATATATTCAGCTTTAATAGAAGCTGTAATAATACCTGTGGCTTTATCTGAATCAACTCCAGCTTTACGAAGTATCTTACGAAATCGTTTAGATGTCATAAAACGATAAGTCAATTTTTTTCCTTTTCCCTATGGTAAATCATCATTGCATAATTTGCAACATCAACCATTCGTCCTTCATCCATTGCAATTTGCATATCAGCTTTAAATTGTTTTACTTCATTTTCAGATTGCTTTAAGGGATCAATTGAGCCGGGTCGATGCCAACCACCTTTACCTTTTTGTCTGCATTCAGTTAATCGTTGATTCATAGCGAATGAGAAGGAAAGAATGCCTAAAACATCGGCTTGTTCATCTGTTAATTTTGGTGTAATTTCCGCACACTCTAAATATTTTTGTTCACTCATTTTTTACCTCTTTACTATCCATTATTTATTCTCCTTACTGCATATCTGCTAGTTACAACAGTAAACCCATCCACAAACTCTACAAGTATTGAATTCATACGACCACGAACAATAACACGACACGGCTGACCTTTACGCTCAGGTAATTTGCTACGCCAGAACCATATATGATCAAACTTCGCGTCAGTCATTTCTTTTTTCTTTTTAAATTGTTTGAGCATTTTGTTGAGGTCAACAAAATGGTTAGTTCTTCCTCACTTATTTTTTTCAATCGTCCATTTTTGTCGGTAGGATGTGGAATAACATCTGGCCATTCTTTAACAATACCCGGAGCTAAACCTCTTTCTTGTGCTATATAAAAATCCATTTAGTTACTCCTTTGTAACAACAGCTAACAAATCCAAACAATTGTCATTATTTATTAACCCAACATTAAACATATAAGTTCCATATTTTTTTTCATTGAACCCAACTAATGTCCAGAAAATTCTTCTGAGGTCCTTTCGTAACTTAGGCCCCCTTACCCTATTATACTCTATCTTTGTCACTTTAGTGGTTCCAGTTAGCCCATACATTTTAATTGTTTTAAACTGCAAAGATAATAATTTATTTAAACTCTTGTAATTATATTCGCGTATATGATCTTTATTCCATGGTTTTTGGTTGTCTTTTAATCTGTAGGTTCTATTTATAGTTGCAACAAATGCAACACCACCAACTTTTAAAATGCGATTCAAGTGAGTGACAAAAGATTTATCGTCAGGCATATGTTCCACCGTTTGAAAACACAAAACAAAGTCATAAGTGTTGCTAGGCTCGTCTTCAATTAGCCCATGCTCAAAAGTAATTAAAGGAGAAGTATATTTAAGTCTGGCCAAATCAATAATTGTTGCTGCTTCTCTACGAACCCCTATCTCTGCATCAGTAGCTCTGATTGGTTTTCGTAACTTGTCAACTAAAATTTGTGTTCCATACCCAATACCACATCCTATTTCAAGAATACTAGGAGTATGTGAGTTAGTTGGCAGTTTAGCTGATATGTAATCAGCAACAAATTCATACATTTTTTGAAAGCGTAAATACAATAAATAATCTTCCTTAGTAACAATGTTACCGGGAATACTTCTTTTACTTATCCATATTTGTCCTTTAATTGCACGATATAATAGCAGACCTAAAAAACAAACAAAGATAACAAAACAAAATAAATTAATCATCTAAAATCCTTTTTAATGCATGAGACAACGTATATTTTTCTAAATACAGTTTTAAACCTTGTTCTGATATATATTTTCTCTTTTTATCATTTTTCAACAATTCATTAATCTGTTCTAAACATTGTTGTTCAGTAGCAAAAAACACCATATGTTTTCCATCAGTAAACATATCTTCTAAATTGGGAACATATTGGTTTAGCCCTACTCCGCCAACAGCCATGGCTTGCAAATAACGATCAGAAAAGTACAATGGAACATCATTAACAATGTTGGTATTCAAAATAATTTTTGCCCTATTTAAAACTTTAACATGGTCAGCATTAAATACACCATCTTTTGCATATGGTTTAAGTTTGTCAGGCCAAGCACCATTACCAAATATTTTTATTTTTACCCCATTATCAACCAAATACTCAAGTAATTTTAGTCTTGGTTCACTGTGTGGTGTGCCAACAAAAACTACGTCAATATCCTTTTCAATTTCAGGAATTGGTTTATATGTGTTTGGATCAGGAGCAATAATACCAAATTCACAAGGTCGTTGGGTTTGTGCAAAAACTCTAGATAAAAGCTCTGGTGCCCCGGTATGCCAAAATGATTTATGACAAACCCTGCTTAATTCAGCAAACCACTGTTCTACTTGTCTTCGGTTATCAACATACCAACAAGCCAATTTAATCTTAGGCATAAGTTGGTTAATACTATTTAAAACTTGAGGATGAATATTTTGTCCACCACATATCAAAACCATCTCCGGTTCATTGTGTAGGGTGTCATTAACCAATTTATAAGTAGCTTCAATTGGGTTGTTGTTGCACTTCTTCAAAGTAACACGATAGTCATGAGTTAAGACTTTGTATCCAAAATCCTTTTCTAATGTTCTTTTTATAAAGTGTTCATTTCTAAATGCTCCTAATGGGCCACTACTATCAAAAGAACCCACTAAAAGAATTCTTTTCTTTTTAGGGTTTTTGTCAGCAAAGAAAATTTCGTTGTAAACTTCCTGTGCTGTATGATAGGCCATACATTCGCAGTTATTAAATTTTTCTGTATATTGGCAAGGAGAACATGGCATTCTTTTGTTTAAAATGGTGACATCTTTACCTAATGGTAAATTCTTTGCAACCATCGTCGGAGCAAAAATAGCATAAGTTTTAGCTCCTACTGAAGACGCGATATGCGTGGGGCCAGTATCATTGCCAATATACATTTTGCAATTTTGTAAAACAGTAGCTAATTGAGGAATAGAAAGTTTACCCATTAAACCAAGCTCAACATTAGGTGGCCATTCCTTTTCTTTAGCTTCTTTATAATCTTCTTCATCTCCAATCATCACTATTTTGTAATGGGAGAATTTCTTGTTAATCAACTCTGCCAACTCAACGTAGTGTGGCCAACGCTTAACATCCCACGTTCCATTACCAAGACGCAAAGCAGTATCACCAAACACAATGTAAGGAGCATATTTAGCTTTATCAACATTGCCCATCTCTTGAATTGGTCTTTTGTACAAGTCAAGTTTCTCCATTAGAAGCTGGAGCTTATCTAATTCTTCATCCTTAGCTGTTTCACAATGAGTAGGTGGTAAATCTCCACTGCAATCAAGAAAATCATTAATACCCATATGCTGTAAAGACTCATGAAACATTTTAAACTCAGCTGTAATAATAGCTTTTGAATATTGAGTTAACAATTGACCATATTGGTTTAAAGTGTTAGCACTCCAAATAGTGGCATAGACTAAATCATAATGTTTGTAATCAAAATCAGTTATTACATTGTCAACGCATTCCCAACCACGGATTACGCTCGCCGCCGGTTCTTTACACCAAACTGTGATCTTAAGCAACGGATGTTCATGTTTCAAACTACGGATGGCAGGAGTAAGCATAACCATGTTACCAATGCCTTCTTCCATAATTATTAACAGCGAACTAACTTTAGTATTTTGGTACAAAGAATATAAATTCTGACTAAGCATGTTAGCCAAATTAATACCTTGAGATTCTAATTCATGTCTTTTCTCAGGAGAAATCGACAGATATTGTTTTAACAAATCTCCGGTCAGCTTGTCAACTTGTTCTTTTACTGCAAAAGATAATTTTATTTGTTTTCCCATTATTTACCTAGATTTTTTAAAAGTTCGCGATTCAAATGCCACTCTAATGCTTCATTCCATCTAAAGTCTGTCTTTTTTAATAACGGACTTAGTATGTCTATATTAGAAATCTTATTCATTGAAACCAAATGATGGTGTCGTTGGCACAAACAAATTAGGTTCCATGGTTCATCCGGCCCTCCCTGTCCTTTTGGCACAATGTGGTGTACTTCAACGTTCAATCTGGAACCACAACCAAACACTCTACACTGATGTTTATCTAATTTTCTTACCTCTGTGTAAACGCTCATACTTTGATATTAAAAGATTTTAAGTCATCATCTGTAAAAAAGTTAACACTCTTTAGTTTCCTAATTAAATTTGAGCCGGAAAGCAATAACAATTCTTTCCAATCTGACTTATGTTCATTCACCACTGTAAAAAACCAATCGTCCGTTACATCTAAATCAACTTCGGAAACATGGCCTTCTCCTGCCTCAATGGTTGGCTTGTCAATACGAACAATTTTTACAGCTTTGCCATTGTTGCTTTCAATAAACTCTTTTTCATTTTTGAATCTTACGTCTGTTATAATATAAATAGAGTCATCCGTAATTTGTTTAGCAGCATAATTAATCCAAATGTTTTGATCTATTCCACCTGATACTTCAACAAATTCTTGAGTCTTTTCAGAGAACATATTGAAGATACCATTAAAAACTTGTTTGTTATATTTTAGTTTTCGTTTTAGATTAACTTCCTCAATACCAAACTCAGACACTGCTATCTTTTCAACCCAAACAGGAAACCCGGAATCTCCAATTAATTTTCTCTCATCATCTGTCAGGTTTGCAACAGTTGTTATACAATTACGAACGCTACTACCAATACCTTGAAGAATCATTCTCGATGTTTTTGTTTTCGTTTCATAGCATTCCTCATGGCCTAATTCAAAATACTTCATTCCAAAATGCTTTACTTTATCTGCGAATGATAAATGTTTGAACCCATAAGTTTCTTTTAAAACTTTAAAGAATTCATCTTTACCGGATCGTGCTTTACCATGGAGTCCAATTAATCTCATTACCTATTATCTCCTTCACTTTTAATAACTCCACGTTTTTGTCGATCTTGCAATTTGGCAATGTTACTAACAGCGATGTTGTCTAATGATATTTTAAATTCTTTTGCAACAGCTTGGATATACCAAAGAACATCACCAAGTTCCTTTTTAATCTCTTCTATGTCCTGTAACGTATAGTTGCCCTTTTTGTTCCTGATTATTTTTTTTATTTTTTCAGCAACTTCTCCAGCTTCACCAACCAACCCAAGAACTGGGTATAAATAATTGGCTTCGGTGTCTTTGTCGCCAGCATCAACTAAGATAATCGGATATTCAACTGTTTCTTGTGCTTTCTTTTCATACTCATCAAATGTCATGTTTACCTCAACTTTGGTTTAACTTGTTTAGTTTCAAAGAGATAGCATTAGCTAATTCTTTATTTGTTTTCACAATTCCCTTCAAAATCCTAGGGGGCTGAACTGCGTAGTGTTTAATCCTATGAGCCAGTTTATTTGCTTTGTGCTTTAGTCTTCTTCCCTCGGCTCGATACGATGTGTATCTTGTTTTTCTTTGTTTGCTTGTCGCTCTCTTCTTTGCCATTTTTTTCCTCTAAGCTAAAGTCAATTAATTCAGTTGCACCAGAACGCATTAAGTAATCAATCAAGGTTTTTGGATCAACCGTTGCCTTGTGGTAGTAAAGCTGATCATATTTTTTAGTTGGGACTGGAATATCCTCAATTTTTGTCCCATATTTAACTACCCGAATCTTAAAAAGGTCTGGATATTTTGACAAGGTAATATATCGTTTTCGCATTTTTGCCAAAACTTCCCGACTTGAAAGATCTGTGTTATGTATAGCTAATATCCGAATCACTTGATCCACCTCGCATAAGTTTAGCAGTTTCAGCCTTCATAATACTCTGGATTATTGTTACTCTTTTGTCTAACTTTTCAGCAGCATTTGCCAAATAGGATACAATTTGAGTTTGGCGAATCGTCATAGTTTGAGTGTATAGTTTTCGATCAGCCTCAGACAAGCCTTGACTCTTTTTTGTGTGATGCAAAGCTTGAAATATTTGCAGGTGGGTTTTAGCGTCAGATAAATACTGTCCCACCGTATAGGAAATAGTTGAATACTCAGACATAAGCTCAGGCAAGAGCCCTAAGTCGTTGTCAATTGGTATCTTAATCTTCTCGGCCACAGTTTTTAACAAGGGCTCGGCGGCGGCTAGAAACTCTTTGAAGTTTACTTCGATCTCATCTTGCTGGTCTTTGAGCATTTTTTGAATTGAGAATATATTCTCATCAACTGCTAGTGGTAACTTAATCATATTTTCTTTAACTCCAAAAGGTAGGGTATTGTTCCCGAAAGATCGACTTTTTTTGAAAAAATTTTAAATTTCGCGATAATTATTAATTCTTGAATACAGTTAGTAATATAATATATTTAAATCTAGAATACAGTAATTATAATAATATTATATATATAATAATATATTAATATATATATATATATATATAATTATATTATCTAGTATTTAATACTAACAGTATTATAATATTATTAGTATTAAGATAAGGGGTATTAAGTAATAATTTTTTGTTTTTTGACATAACAACAATTTAAAAATTAAAAAGTTCCCGAAAAAAATAATTTTTTTGCTTTTTTTAAAAAAAATTTAAAAAAGTTGATTTTTTTAGTACAAAATTCCTCCAAAGGGCCGATATATACTTAGGACGAAGGGAGATGTAAATGGAAAAGAAGGTTTTATTTCGTATCAAGGACAACGATGCTAATGGTTTTTTGAGGGTCTTAGAAGACTTTTACCGGTTTTACAAAAATAAACCAGAAGTGGAGGCTAAGTCTTTAGCAGCAGCCGGATTTGCTAACCTTATATCGGGGAATGACTTAGATGGCAAAAAGATTACCAATCCAAATTTGGTGTATTTTGACGAAATTTTATCCGTTGTTACCGAGAATTACTATACCCCATCACAAACAGCCAGATACCGTTACAAAAAGGCCAGTCGTTCAACTTTTGGCAGGCCGAAGAAAACAACAAAAACATCGACACAAATACTTTCTCCTGAAGAAAGTAAAGAAACCGAAAAGAAAATAGACAGAATCAAACATAACCTTTTGACGGAATATCCTACTCTGGATAGGATAGATTTAGAAGAAAATATTGATAATTATTGCAAGTTGATTGTCAAAATAAATGAGTTAATGTCTGAGGCTGCGGCAGATAACACTATGGCAATCAAGAACTTAACTGATACACAAATTAAATTAGGTAGTTTTTTGGGAATTGACGAGGGAGAAAAGGCAAAGCAAAAATCAATCGACGATCAGCAAAGTGTTGCCTCTTTGTCCTCCAAGTTCCAGAGAACCATTGATGAATTTCCAGAAATAATGGACAGAATGCGGTATAAGGAACTAAGGATTTTATTGGAAAAGTATGATAGGCAAGAGATTAGCAGGGAACTTTTTGAAAACAGTGCTTACGCCGGTGTCACAGTAGATGCTGCTAGGGAGTTTATTAAGAAGCGTGAAGCAAAGTATGAGGCTAGTTAATTTTGGCAAAACCACAGTTTACAGCACGGGAACTAACTGATCGACTGTTCCCAATTTATTGGTATCGAAAGCATTTAGATGTTGCTTGTCGTGATTTATTGGGACTAGAATTAAGCCCACACCATTCCCTTATTTTGCGTGATTGGGGAAGGGGCAAACCTGTTAACCTATTATTTTCAAGTCGTGGTATGGGTAAATCGGTTTTAATGGCTATATTTTATCTTTTGATGGCTGTGCTATACCCAAATTTGAAAATGATTGCTGTAGCTGGTCAGGGTTATCGTGGCAGTAAATTTATTTTGATGGAATGTGAAAGAATTATTGAAGGCTATTTATCTGGGCAAAAAAGAGTAAAGTATATAAAAAAATCGTTAAGGGATCGTACCAGAATAATTTTTAAAGACCCGGCTTATTGGTCAATTCAATTTTCTAATGGTTCAATAATTTATGGTATTCCTTTGGGGGCTAGTACTGATGGTTCTAATATTCGTGGTTTACGTGCACACATAATTGGTCAGGATGAGGCATTTTTGATTCCAACCAAACTTTATCAATCTGTTCTTGATCCTATGTCCAATGTTTTGTATGATCCCACTAAACCTGCTGATAAACAACAGATTAAAAATATGACGTTGGCCGTTTCAACTGCTGATTATTCGTTCAGAGATTTTTATTTACAGTACGAATATTACAAATCAGTACTTGAGACCGAAGAACAAGTTGAAGTTGGTTTGAAAAAGCTAACTAAAGAAGACATATCAGTTTTTGAGTTCAACATTGATGACGCATACTATACGAGAAATGGAGAAAGAGTTCCTACGTGGGGTTTAGATTATGACCGAATGTTGAAGAAAAGAAATTCTCCAACGACTGATATTAATTTATGGAATGCTGAAAATAAAAATATACCCCTTAACTTACAAGGTGGTTATTTTCCATTTGAATCAATTGAAGCAGGACAGAATGTAGTTTTAAAAACAGCTACTGAACAATATCCAGAGGCTTTAGATTCTTGTTCGGGGCAATGTATACTTGGAATTGATACCGCTCCAAGTGGTGACAACACAGCATTTGTTGTGATAAAAGCTGGCCCTTACAACTATGTGGACAAAGACGTAGAAAAATGTAAGACAGCAAATATGGGTAAACCTTGTCCGATCTTAGGAGTGGGGAGAGGCTGTACATTAACCTCCCATGCCCAAGTTATATTTGCCTACGAAGAGAACAAGATGAGCCAGCAGGATAGAATCAAGCTTATTTATGAATTGATGAGTCGATACAACATCATATCAATCGCTATGGATGCCCGTGGCGGTGGGCTTGAACTATCCGATTTGTTAGCGGACCCGGAGTTTATTAAACAGTCTATTCATTTTGATGCTAAACCGATCTTCGATCCGGAACGAAGACCAGAAGGAAAAGGCATGCCAATCCTTACTTTGTATAGCACCACTCAAGAACAGAACATGTTGTTTAATGGCTATCTGAAGGGCATTATAACAAATCAGGTTCTTCTTTTCCCTAAGCCTTTGCGAGACCGGCCAGACAATCCAAGAATTTTAGAGATTGCTGGCCATGTGGAAACACTTACTAATCAAGTTGCCAGAATTAAAGCAATACCGTCTGGCAAAGGGATTAAATTTGACATAGAGAGTATAGACCCAAATACCGGACGACGTGTGCCGGGTAAAAAAGATTTATATAGTGCGTTGTTGTACGCTTGTGGTAAGATGAGAGATTTGGTAGAGGTTCAATTAAGTCAAAGTGACTTTTCCGTTGATGACCTACCATTACCAGCTGCTTTTAACATGTAAGGATTTATTGTGGCTTTATACGGGAATCGAACCAGATATAAGACTGGAAAAAAACATAAAACTATTATTCGTTCATCCAAGCCAGTAAAAAACGTTGTTGCTGATGTAGATAAAAATATAGCTAATGCTGTAGCTATTCATACAGTTGTTAATTCGCGTACTGCTACGTCTGTTTTGACAACAGTTAATGATTATCAAAATCCTGACCTAAACAACAGAACAACAGTTGTTAATTTGTCCAGACAGTTGCGTTCTATTGAGGGCATATGTGCTTCAGTAGCAGACCTGTTGGCAGATTTTGGTGTGACCAAAGGTGCCTATTATTCTGACAGCGAAGAATTAAAACTTATGTTAAACAAGTGGGCTAATTTTGTAAATGGTCCAATTGCTTTGTCCAAACAAAAAGGAGTGGTTTTTCCTGTTCCCGGAATAAGATCATTGTCACGTAAAATTTTTGATGATTATATTACGGATGGTGATGCTGTCTTTACTTTGTTTTGGAAAAATGGTGTGAAGATGGACCCTAATGACACAGAGTCTTATTTCATACCTGTGTCCATAAAAACATTAGACACCGCTTCTTTGACAATTGATCCTGATTTAGCTAGTCTTGGTGTTGAGCGAATTGAGTTAAAATTCAGCAACGACACTTTAAAGCGTATTAAAGAACCTACTACGGATGCCGATAAGTTTTTAAGGGATAGTTTGCCTAAAGAGTGGTTAAAATTTATCAATAGTGGTGAGTCAATTATTTTGGATGCAAACGTAACTTATCATTTAAAGCGTAATGGGAAAGATTGGAAGGCATGGGGAGAGCCTTTATTCTTAAAGGCATTTAGTGCTGTTGCAGCTAAACGAAGATTACAAGCCGTAGACGATGCAACTATTGATGGTCTTATTAATCGTTTTACTGTTTTTAAGTTAGGTCTTGAAGATAAAGATAAAAATCCGGCTTATCACATTCCTTCTAATGCTCGTACTCAAGCACTAATTGAAATTTTAACTAGTTCAAAAAGAACTAATGCTATCGTTTGGCCGGGTCCAGATTTGGATATTATGGATATTGGTCCAGACGGTAAAATTTTGGAGTTTGACCAAAAGTATAAACAAGCTGATATTGATATCTTAAGAGCCCTGCACGTATCTCCTCTTTTGATTGATGGAGGTTCTACTGGACAATCTGCCAGAGACTGGGCTGCTTTTGTGAGTACTGAAGTTGGACTTGATGCTATTCGCAATGAATTAGAGCAGACCTTTACACAAATCGGTAAAGAAATAGCATTGGCCAATAAAATGGATTATGAGCAGCTTTATTACAAATTTGATACCCAAATGTTGAAGGATGAAAAAGCCGTAAGAGACTTTGCATTAAAAGTTTTTGAGCTTGGTGGTTTATCTGTGGAAACATTTGTTCGCACCATGGGGTATGATTTTAACACCGAGAAAACACTCAAAGAACGAGAGCAGTCAAGTGGTGTTTCTGATTTGTTTGTTAATCCTAATGTTCCGGGGTTTACTGGAAAAACACCAGATGGCGGCGATGGTCGTCCGCCGGGGAGTACTGATGACGAACCAAGGGAAGATAAAGATAAGTCTGCTGCTTCTAACCCGTTGGATAATGTTACTGTTTTTTATGGGATGTACAAACGAACATTTGATTCTGTTATAAAAAACGTTAACTATCACTTGGCCATTAACCAAAAAAACATGGCCACTATGACTCTTATAGCAGGCTTTAACCAATTTAAACTTTTGGTTGATTCACAATTAAACAATACATTTTTGAAATATTCTGGTGGTAATGTAACGGGGTATTTGGAAAAGTTATTGCAGTGGAATGAAAATTATATTACTCGTTTTTATCAACAGGCAGCAACGGCTTTAGAAACAAGTCAAGAAGATTTCAATTTGTTGGCTAAAAAAAGCGATGAGCGTATTTTGATGTATGCACAGGAAAGTTTTAGAAAGGCCAAGTGGGTTGGTTTGATGGCATTGGCTAAACTAGAAGGCAAAACCAAAGCTATTTGGTCTTGTGATAACCCGCAAAATATAACATGTGTTGAAAACAATGGAAAATCTTTTGATTTGGATATTTTGGTTGGCATGTTTCCAAGTCATCCTAATTGCAAGTGCACATTGGAGTTTATGTAATGGAATTAGATCATACTAAAAGAGAGCAAGCAATACAGGAGTTAGAAAATATCAGTTTTGTTCGAGAGTCTGGCCAATACCAGATGTCCACTGGACATATTATAACTAGGCTTTTACCAAATCTTTTAACATCCTCTTATTGCCAAATATTTGAATCAGTTTACAATGAGTATAGTAATAAACCGAATGGAATGCCTGTTCATACTCATTCAGAATCGCGTGAAGTATTTTATCAATTAAAAGGGCAATCTAATTTTTCAGATGGTTCAGTTTTGAATCAGGGGGAAATAAAAATTATCGAAGCGGGGGAAGAGCACGGTGTTGTCTTAAGTGCTGGTTCAGCATTAGTAATTATAGCTCATCCACCCATTAAATCATTACCAAAAGGGAGTGACTAATGGTTGATTCTCAAGTTTTACTTAAGTTTCAAGAAGACATCAATGAATTGAGATCAAAGGTACAGGCTATAGAAATTCAAGTTGCATTAATTCCGCCTGCTGAACTGTTGCAGTTTAAGGGAAAAGTATTACAGGCTTTAAAAACAATTAATGATGATATAAAAAAAATAAGTAGTGGATATGCAGAATTATCTAAAGCACAAGTGCAGCAAGATAGTTCTTTTATAGAAAAAATTGGTAAGCTGGACACTAGAATTGTGGTGTTGACTACTAAAGTAGCAATTTATGCCACTATTTTGGCAACCATTCTTACTGTAGTTTTTAGTTCTTTGATTCAATATATGATAGGTAAATTTTAAATGCACAAACTAATTGTTTTGTCAGCAATGTTTTTGGCTTTATTGTCGTTGTTTTTAGCTGTACCATCTTTGGCTACAGTAAATGTTTCGTTGACAATTAGTCAAGCAGATGCTACATATTTACGAGCCATACCAATTCAGGACTCGGCAGGTCGAGGAGTTTCTGAAAATTGGGGGTTAGCCCTAAATGCCACCAAAGATACTTTAATTTGGGTAGACTTATCTGGTGCTGCTCTTGGCTCCAGCATTTCTGCATCAGAGTTAGCTGATGAGGATTGGGGAGATGTCTCGATTTCCTCTGGCGTGGCTAGTGTTGAAGATTTAACAATTTCTGGCGAAACCGCTGGTGATATTTTACATTTTAATGGTTCTAATTGGGTACGTTTAGCCATTGGTACTGTTGGCCAAGTGTTAACTGTCAATAGTGGAGAAACTGCTCCAGAGTGGGATGCTGCTGGTGGTGGAATTGCCGATCTTGCTACGCTATTTGCTTATTTCCATCGAGATTACTTTGATACTACTTCGGATATTGTTGGTGATTCAATTACGGTTTTATTGGCTGACTCTGCTGGTATTTCTTTGAAGGCTGTTCAAGATGCTAGTGGCAATACAATAACAACTACTTATGCCCCAGTTGCTACTCCTACGTTTACTACTTCAATTGGAATTGGTTCGACAACCATAACTGAAGCTGAATTGGCTGCTTTGGATAGTGTTGCCAGTGTTGACGGGTTGGCTATAACTGGTCAGACAGCTGGTGACATTCTGTGTTTCTATGGTGGAGCTTGGAATTTAGTAAATGCTGGTTCGGCTGGTCAGGTTTTGGAGATGCAAACTGGCGACACGACTGTTGGTTGGGGGACCGATGATGGTGCTGGTGCGGCCTCAATTGAAAACGATGTATATGGTTCTGGCTGGAACGATGATATTACAAATGGTGCTTCTCAAAATGCTATTTATGATTATTTACATCAAATGGACACAGATGATGATGGTGATATTGATAATTTAGATGGTACTTTTATTGATGCTGGTGGAACTCAAGCATTAACAGGTAGCTGGGCTGCTGGTGATTTTAATATAACAGGTTTAAATAAGGTTGAAACTGATTCTATTCAGTTTACTAGCCACATGATTGTGGGAGCAACGGCAATTACTCCGACTGAAGTTAGCTATTTATCTGGCGTTACGTCGGCTATTCAGACTCAACTTGATGGTCAGGATGAAATCACGGAGTTAGGTTCTGGAAACTGGAAGGTTTATTACTCCAATGGTTCAGGAGCAATTATAGAATTAGCACTTGGTACTAATGGGCAGGTTTTAACTTCCAATGGTACTACATCTGCTCCCACCTTCGAAACCCCTTCTGGTTCTGGTCTTACATATTTTACCGAAGGTGATGATAACGATACTTCAACATTTACAGCCACTGCCCCGAATACTGTTATAGGTTTTGCCAGTTCAATAACTATGCAGGGAAACTCTGTTGATGGTGCTCAGCATATTACTGCGGACACTGTTTTTGCTGATGTCTATTTATCTACGGGTGATGTGTCTGGTAGTATTACACTTGAAGGAATTACTTCGGGTGGCTTTACCTTGGGAGTTCTCGATGTTGCTGGTAGTCTTGTTGATGTGTATCTTCCTACGGTAGATGGTACTCAAAACCAATTTTTGATGTCGGATTCCGGGGCCGGTACTGATAGTTTGGTGTGGGCAACAATAGATTTTTCATTTGTTAGTGGAGAGATTGCCGATACTCAGATTGCTGATGGTGCTGTAGATGGTGGTTCAGGTGGCGAGATTGCCGATCACACAATTGATGCTAATGATATTAAGTGGACTTCCACACCGGGTTCGGGAGAAGATGATTATCTTGTTTCTTACGACTATGCCAGTGAAAGTTTTACAGCCGTCGCAGGAGGAGCGGGTGAAATTAACACAGCCTCTAACCAAGGAGCTGGTTATAAATTATATGAACAAAAAACAACTTATGATCTTGAATTCAAAACCATTACAGCGGGTACTGGCATTTCTTTAGATACGGCCACTGCTAATCAGTTAAATATTTCGATTAGTTCAATTGATTCCACTTTGTTTAACCAAACTCAAACTGATGCCTATGTGAATTTATTAGTAAATGGTTATATTGACACTACAACTTTGGACACTATTGAATATTCCCATAAAGCAATTGCTGATGCGAGTGGTAACACGATAACAACCACTTATGCTCCTATAGATAACCCGACGTTTACTACCGCAATTACGATAGGTTCGGCTGGTATAAGTGAAACAGAGTTGGAGATTTTGGATGGTGCCACTGTTACAACTACGGAACTTAATGTGCTTAGTGGCATTCCCGGAACCTTGACAGTTACCGAACTTGGGTATGTTGATGGTGTTACTTCATCAATACAAAATCAGATAAATGCAATTGCTGTGTTTTGGGACACTGTTACTAATGCTAATACTTTGCAAGCTACGGGTACTACTGATTCTGCATTTTTGCGAATAATAAATGATGGTGACTCTGTTACTAGATTTAGTGCTCCTACTGGGGCTAAGTTTAGTTTTGAGGGAGACGGAATTTGGACAAATATACCATATTTAAGTTCGGATACAGTTGCTGCGGCTGTGTTTGATATGACTGGTGGTAAGATACTTGATGGTTCTGACGATATACAAAGTTTTTCTGCTGGGGACTTAGAGGTTTTGAGCAATTCTTTATATATAAAACAGGATGCTGTTGATACAACCGAATTAAATATGGGGCTATCTGGAATCTTTACTGGGAGTATTTTATATAGTGGTTCATTAGAAATTCCTAATAGTGACAACCCTACTACTGATGCATCCGGCGAACTTGCAGTTGACCAAAATGCTTCTGCTCTTGAGGTTTATGACAGTACACAAACAGTTTCTGTTTTAATACCGTTGTACAACCCTATTCAAGCTGCAATTGCTTCTCCTGATTTACTAGAGGATACCATTACTATTTTTCAGGTTAATTCTTTATTATATCCGTATGGTATTGGTTTGTTGCAGGCAGAATTAATTGTTAATGATACTGGAACCGCTTATTCAATTCAGCTTGAAGAATGGACAGGAAAGCAACACAGAGCAAGAGCGGGATATATAGATACACTAACAACAACATCTGATTCTTCTTATACGAGTTCTATTTCGTTTAATGATGGTGACTTTGCTACGGGTAACCAAATTAGAGCAATAGTGCCATCTACCGAAGTTGACGAAATATACCTTTCTTTAGTATTCTTTGTCAAAGAGGGTGATTAATGCGGTATATATTATATTTATTGTTATTGTGTTTGCTTGTACCAACTATTGACGGTGCGGATTGGTCTTTTACTATTTCAGGGGATGATACCGCCGACGTTGACGATGCTGATTTATGGAGCACGTCATCTACGTTACTTCGTGGTGATACTTCTACAACGATGTGGGTAGGGACCAATAGTGGGGAACGTTGCGGTTGGGTTCATTTCGTAAATTTAGATGATAGTCTTGCCACATATCCGGGAGTTGTTGATTCTATCCTTTTGATTGCTGCTATTGGTGCAGGCGAGCCACTGATTGACACTACCGGGGATGACGATTCTCTCTGGTTACTTGTGTCCCCTGTCAGAAAAATCCCGGTTGAGGCAGAGGTTTCGTGGGACACTTGTAACAGCGGGGAGGAATGGACAACTGCTGGTGCTAAAGATATTTCGGATGCGTATCAGACGGCCTTAGATACGACAGGCCCTATTGTGTTTGAAGACTATTCATCTCTTGACACTGTGCATTTATGGGTGGACCCACAAAGCTTACTGAACAGCAATAACGGCTGGATTATTCGCCCACTTTGCGAAGGTGATGGTAATATTCAGGTGGTTTTTGCAACAAGTGAGGATGGTAATCCGGGGTTTTCTTTGGTTGTTTACGGGCATACAGAGGCAATAGTAAGTGCAACAACAGATACAGTTTCTTATAGCTATAATGATGCTGGTTTTACAACAGTGTGGAGTACGACTGGTACGACTGGCAGGCTTGGAGAAACTGGGATGGGTGATTGGTATAAGTCCTGTATAAGGTTTACAAGTATTAATGTTGACACAAATGCCACGGTTGATTCGGCTTTTATATATGTTACCGGTGGTGGTTTAGGGTCGGGATTTGGGAGTATATATGCCAGAATTTATGCTGTTAATGTAGGCGATGCTGATCCATTTACTACAGCGGTATTTTATGATAGTTTGCTTACTAATCATAAAACGTCTGCATATGTTAATTGGACTACCGACTTCAATTGGTCACCGACTGGGTCAAATAAAAGTCCTGATATTAAAACTGTTGTACAAGAAGTATTTGATAGGCCTGATTGGGTTATGAGCAATGCTCTTGCTTTTTTGTTTGCTGCTAATGGGACTACTACTACCAACGGCGAATATGTTGTTTACAAAACTTATGATGGTAGTGCGTCAACGGCACCATCGTTAGTTTTGTACTTAACTAACCCAGTAACTGGACGTTCTACAATAATTCGAATTAATGCGGGCTAATATGAAACTTTTTTTTATTTTGTTTTTTATGCTGTTGTTTCCTTCGTTGCTATTTGCAGAAGTTGACACGGTTTATGATACAATTTATACTTCCACAGATGACGCCCAATTTTTTACTAGTTTGGTAACGGATAGCAATTACTTACGAGCCGGTCAAGCTTCTAGCGGGTATTTTTTTAACGCTTTGTTACGTTTTGACAATTTACCTATGAAACAAGGTGAGTATCTTGTTAGTGTTGATTTATACTTGTTTGATTTGGCGTCAGACACAACCATTGGAGAGCCAAGTTTAATAATTAAGTTAGAAGACACAGGCAATTCAACAACTTTTAGTGATTCGGCTGATTATGTTAGTAGGCATTGGACAACTGATAGTGTAAATTGGACTGTTACAAGGCCGGAGGGGCTTTATGGTTGGGAATTTGACCCTCGTTACAACAATTATACTGCTGTAACGTCTTTAGCTCCTTTGTTTCAGACTATTGTGGATAGAGCAGATTTTGATTCTAGTCAGGCAATAACAGTTCGAATTTTTGATAGGCCTTTATATGAGGATGCTTATACTACTTTTTATTCCTTTGATGGTGATTCTGCAAAAGCCCCATATTTAGTTATCGTTAGGGTAATACCAAGCACTGATAGTTGTAAAACATACATATGTATGTGTGACACAACCTCAATAAGAGACACCTATATACCAGATGGTGAAACTGTTTCTGATACAATGCGGGTTATTTTTTATGTTGCATGCACTCCCGATAGTGTGCCAAAAGTGTCAGATTCAATTATTGCAGCAGCAGTGGACTCTCTAAATGGTAGTCGACTCTTAGGAAGAGCAAAAATTTATATAAAGTATGATATTTTACATATTTATTCTTCTTATTTTACAAACCACGTAATAAATTCTATTGATGCTGAAGCGTTTAAGGGGCTGTATAGTGTACATTTAGATTCTGCGGCAGCTCACTATTCTGTGGATATAAATGTTGGGGTTTACACGTTTGGTACGTACCCGTGGGACGCGGCTTCTAATCCTTACGATGGCACTTATGGAGCGTGGAACGGTGCAACCCCACAAAGAATTTCACATGAGCTTTTGCATACGTTTGGGCTTATGCATACAAACATTGGTACTTTTAGTGAAGTGCTTGGCCCACCTATAGATGATGATTTTTTATGTGGCCCATGTTGGGAGTACCCTGTTGAGTATGGACAAAGTGATTCTGTTAGAAATGAGATTGGGGATAAATGCTCAGATACTGATCCTAGCCCAAAAGTAACACCGGGATTTGTGTGTGGGAGTGATGCATATGATAGTACAAAGTCTGATTCTTTGATTATGCGATCTGTACCACACTCTACGCTTGGATTGGCAATTACAGCACAACAGGCTGGTAGAGTACGATGTCATACAAGGTATTGGTTTCCGGGTTGGTATATTTTTATGGGAGAAACACAATAAAATGAACAAAAGCTTTTTTGTGTGTTTATTGTTTTTTTTGATAATTTTTACAGAATTTTCACTTGGTTATGATTCTGCAATAGTTTCGGTTAGTAACGACGTGTCTTTAATGGCCAGAGCCGATGCTAATTATACATTCGGTTTGGGGTCTGTATTAAACGTTTATGAAGATGGTATAGGTGCTAATAGAATGACATCTTTAATAAATATTAATCCAGATTCAATACCTAGTGGTGTTATTCGTCAAGTCAAATTATTTTTGTATAGTTCTACAAATCAGTTAACAACTTTGTACCCAAGGCTTGATAGTGTAACTGTGGAGGCCCATCGAGTAAAAGAGAATTGGGATTATTATGACACGATTGGCACACTTGCTTCAGGATATAATTTTTCTCCTAGTTGGCATTATAGAGACACGACTGATATCACAGACACTTTTCCCGTATTGGGTGGAACTCCTTGGTCTGACACCGCTGCTTTTTACCCAACGTCTTCGTATATATTACCAGAAGGCTCAGTAGTGGTGGATTCTTCTTCTGACGCAGAATTTGAACTTACATTGTCCCCTCATACAATGACATATTATAGAGATAATCCAGATTTTTGTAATGGGTGGGTACTTACAGCACAGAGCACAGGTAACCAAGGGGAACATTGGAAGAGGCAGTTTTATAGCTCTAAATCGCAAGAACCCTCTAAGCAACCTTATTATTTAATTGTATATGATGGGTCTGCCCCAAAATTCAAAAATGTTGATGTGTCAGGGGACATAGAATTTTAATATGGCGTACAATTTTAATGGAGTAGAATAAATGAATAGGTTAGTTTTTGTTTTAGTTTTTGTTTTGTTGTTGTGTGTGAGTCCAGTTGTGGCAAGGAATTTAGTGACACTTACTTCTGGCGATTTACCATACAGTGCCAGTTCTAACGATAGTATTCAGATTGATGGCAATCACATCACATCCAATGGCACAGCCATAAACGTGGAGAGTGTGAATAATGTTTATTTTGATTTTGGCACAGACACACTTGAGTACGGGGCTAATGGTGGCAATAACGAATATGGGTTGCGTTTTCAAAACGCCTATAACTGTACTGTTAATGGTGGTACGATTATGCGTGCCGTTGGACCGGCTTCGACAGACGGTGAGAGTAATCACACTATTTATATGCACGGAACTTGTTATGGGCTAACCTTCAACGACGTAGACCTTATCACCGACGGATACAACGGACACTGCGTTCTTGGTTATGGTCCTCACTATTCAATAAATTTTGATGGTGGAACATGGCGAAGTGATTCTAGAAGTTTTTCCGATAGACATAATTATACCGGGGCTGTTGCATGGTTGGGAACACCCGGTAGCGGAGGTGATTACGCATATTGGATTCATGGTGTTTCTATTGTCGATGGACCAGCACAGGGAATAATAACCATAAGTGGCCGCACCATTATTGATAGCTGTGATATTAGCACCGATCATATAAATACTGGACCAACCGGCTCCGACGGGAACCAATATCTTATTCTATTAACTGGTTGTACCAACCCAACATCCGTCACTAATTGTACACTTGTCAGCGGCAGTGATAGGGGAGGGAGTCGGGGAGTTCTTATAGAAAATTCAAACGGTACAGCAGATGAAAGAATAGTAGTACGTAACAATTATTTTGACATACACAACGGTCCTGACAGCGAAGGGGGGATGGGTGTTTATGGTTCGTGTAGAATAATTAGATTGCGGACGCTTCATTCCGGTTCTCAAAGATGGTCGAGTTATATAGATATTCGTAAAAATACTGTATATGGGACATCAGATTTTAATGAGAGCACAACACATATAGGCCGAGAGGTGATTGGCATTGACTGTAACATGGCGTCTCAAGGATTAGGTGGGGCACACCATATTAGGGTTGATAGCAATAAGGTTTATATGAGAACTTTAGGGACCAATGTGTATAACAAGGCAGCCGCTCTATACTCATATGTTAATCCCGATACAACGGGGATGTCTTGTTCTTACAATGAGTTTTATGGTTCAGATGTTGTTGTCCGACTTGCTGATGGGGGGGAAGATGGTAACTCTGGCAACGGGATTGGCTGTACTGAATTTTTTATGCATAACAATATTTTAGGTTTTCTTGATACAACGGGCAATGACTCCCTTACGTATGACACTGGATACACTACGTGGAGTGTTGCCGTTGGTAACGGTGACGCGACCCCAATTGCTGTCGACAACGTATCACGGGACGCAACATATCTCAATGGAGCATCTGACACTGATATTTTATTTAGGGTTGCCCCCGGCCCCACCGATATAGCTATGCAAAAGACCGTTGGTGTCTATGTTAAAGATTCCGATGCTGACCCTATTGTTGGAGCTACTGTTCGGCTTATAGATGACGGCGGTTCTGTGGTTTGGAGTAATATAACCGACGTAAACGGCTACGTGGCTGAGGCTGCTACTTATTTATATGATTCCGTTGGTACTTCGGTTGATAGTAATTACAACCCCTTTACACTTAGGGCGATCTACGGCACCGACTCCACTGATGTTTCCCGTATTGTGGCATGTAATAATGGGGATACAACAGTAGTATTGGATATTGAAGGGGAGCCAAATATTGTTCCAGTTAATATTTCAGGTAAAGTGGTAATTAAAGGAAAGAAAAAATGAAAGAAAGAACACTAATGAAAACATTATTTATCTTTTTGTGTTTGTCACTTTTACCAGTTATGCTAAATGCTGATGCCACATATAGTTATGGTGGTGTTTTTTATTACAATGGCAATCTGACTACGCCAGATTCTTTGCATGTGTATGTGTCTTATCAGCCGTCTGGAGATACTGTCAGTTATGTATCCCTTCCTGATTCGGCAGTATGGGATACAACTATAGATACAACTGATGTTACTGACAATTATGCAATATTAAGTTACCATATATATTTTGGGACTAATTTGTTAATTACTCAAGAAACTATTAATTTACGATTAGATACAAGTAGTATTTCTCCACAAGTATACGCAATGACAGGTGATTCTGTAAAGACAGCGATAGAAGCACAAGGTAGTCAATTATGGGGCTTATCAGTTTTTTGGGGTACGTTGGATAGTTCACTTATGCTGATGTACCCACTTGATGGTACTACCCCAAAGGACAGTGTTCAAATTACAGACAGTTCTGGTACAGTTTTGATGTCTATAATTTATAAGCACAGTAATACAAATACAGTATTAGACTCAACTATTGTTTATCATAGGGTTCCATAATGGCTTTTACTTGGGATGACAGGTTTGATGCTAAGCCGGGGACGTTTGATCCTAGGTTTCAAGGAGGAGAAACAACTTCTTCTAGTTTGACTATAGGCACTTTAACTATGGTTGGGGTAGTTATAAACTCAAGGGCGGCTTGTTCTTACGTTACTAATTTAACTATATATAGATCAGAAATAGGTTCTGTTTCTGTGTATTAAGGAGTTAATATGTCCTCATCTGTTCAATATTTGGATGAAGATAATAGTTACAAATTTGTTTTTTCTTTAACAAATTCAGAAACTGGTGCTAAAATTGCATTGGCTTCCATCTCTTCGGTGCAGTGTACTGAATTTTATTATAATCCTAATTTGTTGACTAGTGACAGAAATCACTTGGCTACAATAAACAGTAGATATAACCAAAACGTAAAGAATGCCAATGATGTAACTATAACTTCTTCTGGCACAATAAGTTGGGTGGTTCAACCTGAAGATACTGTGTTCCTTAATTCTTCAAATGCCAATGCCGAAGAGGAATTACATATTGCTCTTTTTATGTGGACCTATGGAACTGGTGGAAGCAAACAAAACTCACATACATTTTTTAATTATGTTCGCCATGTACCTTATATTTCGAGTATGTAATGTTTAAATTTGGCAAAAATTCTGAAAAAAAATTAGAAAAAGTTCACTTTTTACTACAAAAAGTTTTGAAAAGGGCGATAATAAGTACAAGAGTGGATTTTTCTATTGTGTCTGGATATAGGGATAAGGAGATGCAAGATTCTTTATTTCGAAGTGGGCACAGTAAATTACGATGGCCAAATAGTAAGCATAATTCTGACCCATCATTAGCCGTTGACATAGCGGTTTATAGAAATGGTAAGTTGGATTGGCAGGACTTAAATAGCTATTATTATTTGGCCGGGTTAATTCAAGCTATCGCCGATAGTATGAATATTACTTTGAGATTTGGGTTGGATTGGGATAGAGATGGTGATTTTAATGACCAAACTTTTTTAGATGCGGGGCATATAGAGTTAGTTAATGAGGACACAGAATGAAATTAAAAGGTAAACGGCGTAAATTTGTAATGACGGCTATTTCGGGTAATGAGGAAAAATGGGTTAAACAGTGGGCTGAATCTGTAATGAAGGCAAATCCAGATTTAGTTATTATTAATCTGACCCAGTATGACGACAATTCAGAGGAACTATTTAGAAAACATATACCAGAAGATAAATTAAAGCTGGTTAAATATCCTTGGAAAAAAGACTTTAGCGAAGCTAGAAACCATACTCTGGACTTAGTTCCAGATGATACAGACATGGTAATGTTTTTGGATTTAGACGAAGTATTTACTCCAGAGTCTTACTCCGCTTTGGAAGAAGTTTTACATAATACTGAGTTAGATATCCAAATAATGACAACTATTTATAATAAAGTGAGCAAGGAGTCAATGCTTGCTAGTCTTTATTACCCTAGGTTGTTTCCGTGGCGTAATCGTAAGGGTGAGTTACTTCACCCTCATTTTGAAAGTGAAGTACACAATCAATTAGTGTACCCATCTGGCGTCAAACAGGAGGCGATACGTAGCAAAATTGGAATTTTTCATTATGGCTACGCATTGGACGCCAAAGCTATGGCGGCTAAGCATAAGCGTTCGGAAGAGCTTATACGACAACAACTTAGCAAAAATCCCGATGACTACTTCGGTCATTTAAACTTGGCTCAATTATTGCGGGCTAAGGGGGATGCTAAAGGAACAGCTAAACACGCTCAAAAAGTTGTTGATTTGGTAAGTCCAAAGGTTAATTCTGGTGACCCAAGAATGCTTCATGCCTATTTAATGGCCAAAGAACAATTGGCTACTGCTTATTTGGTTTTAAAGAGATTTCAGGAAGTTATCAAAGTTTCTGAGGAAGCTCTGGAGAAAAAGCCGGATTACTTAGACGCACAGATGAATTTAGCTAATGCTTATTTGGAACTAAGAGATTTAGATAAAGCAGAATTTTGGTTAAAGAGATATTTGTTTGTGCGTAGTCAGTATGATGAATTAAGGGATAATACTAACCTAATCTTAAATCATCTTAATTCAACTTTTATGGCTTTATATCATTTGGGCTCTATTGAAATAGCCAGAGGAAATATAGACAAGGCTAAAGATTACTTTGAAAGAAGCTATAAGGCTGAGCCAAAGTTTGCAGATGTATTTATCAGATATCTTGATTGTGTGCGTAGATTAACTAATAAAATAGATTCTGAATTAGTTAATAAATATATTGTTGAAAATTCTGATAAAGCTCATATGCTATATGAGTATTTTGGTGATTTAGAATTAGAGCGTTCAAATATTGAAAATGCAAAGTTTAATTATTACCAAGCGTATTATTTAAACGAAAAAAGTGAAGAGCACGGTAGAATAGAGAGTAAATGGAAATCCATAGAGGATGCCTTTGGTGGTGTTTCACAGATATTTTTTAATTCTGCTGGTAAACACCAAGAGTTAAAACAACGATTAGGAGACAAAAATGGTTCCTGAGATTACAGATAAATATATTATCATCAGGATCACCGACCCCGATTCTTTTATAGCAGAGTCTTTTAAAACCATTTGGGTAGATAAAGATGCTGGTATTCAAGAGGTTATGGGTAAAAAACAAAAGTCAAATACTAACGAGGTTCAGTCTTATATTTTTGATAAAAATTTGTGGACCATAGAAGATGCCCGTGCGTGGGTCAGGTCTATGAAGCATGAACAAAAATCAACAGTAGCTGAACAATTTGGTAAAAAGCGTACATTTGTCACAGCTAAAGTAGCTCTTTGTGCACAGAAACCCAATTTATCAGTGGGCACAAAAATTGTACCATTAACGAAAGAAGTGTTTGACAAAAACCAATCAGAAGCAGCTCTAAACGACAAATACTTTTTCTATGTGGAAGGAGTACATGAGGGGAAAAATCTGAATGGTGATGTTTTTACCCGTGATGAGCTTGTAAAAACTTACAAGTCCGCAGGTTACCAACTTATTGACTGGGAACATGTTAGAGATCAGGTTATTGGTTTTTCTTTAGAATCAGAGCTTATTTCTAATGGTGATGAGCCAATGGCTGTAGCTTTTTCTGGTATTTTAAACAGGCTTTCTCCATATATGCAAATAGAAGAACGTGTTGGTGATACGGTTACCAGTCGTGATGAACTGATTCGCCAACGGTTTTTTGAAGATAAATTAGCAGTTAGTATGGAGTGCTTATTTGATAGCATGAGATGTGCAGAATGTGGTTATCATACAGATGATGCTTTTGATTTTGAATTTCATGTTATGATGAATCATAGTAATATCTTGGAATCTGGTCAACGAGTGGGTAGAGAATTAGTTGGGGTTGATTTTACTGGCTGGGGTATTATAGAATTCCCGGCAGATCGACAAGCTTTTGTTGTTTCTTTACGTACTTCTGATGATGGTACTATCAAGGATATTGTTAGTGCTGATATAGAAGAACAGTATGGGAAGCTGGCAGAGAATATTATGTTCTCAAAACGGGTAATTGAGGCTTCTCCAACTGACATTTTTATAAAAAATGACGAAAAAATGACATTTGCTTCAGAAATTAGTACAAAAATTAACAAAACTACCGATAATAAAGTAGATAAAAAAGAAAATAAACAAATTGATGATATAGTAGGAGGAAAACAGATGTTTAATCTTGCAGAAAAAATATCTGCTGATATGAAACTTTCTGACGTTTTTGTGGTGGCACAACGAGTGCTTCGTGACTTACAGGGAGATAAAGCATTAGACGCTGAACAGGCAGAAGCTTTTATTTCTGAGTTAGGCGAAGTGGTTAAAGCTACAATCACCGCAGATAAGTTCAAAGTAGAAAATATTTATACCTTAACTGACGAGCAGAAGCTCAATGCTATTGATGCTGCTCGCCAAGAAGAGCAGGATATTGCAAAGACAGCATTGTCCGAAGCTACTTCCAAATATGAAGCTTTAGAGGCAAGTAAGGGTGAAGTTGAAGCCCAGTTAGCTACTATCCAGAAAGAATTGGATGAATTAAAGACTGCTGAAGCTAAGAAAGAAACCGATAAGCAGGTTGATACATTTATGGAAGAACTCAAGACAGCAGGAGTAGTTTTATCCGCTGGTTCTTTTGAGACGGGTATTCGTAGTATGGTTGAGGCCAATATTGGCAATCAAGAGGGACTTTCAACCCTTCGTTCTGAGCTTATTGCCTCATTCAAACAGTCAGTGTTGACTAATGCTTCCGATAACGCAGGTGCTTCTGCTGGCAACCCCGGCGGAAATGATGCATCTACGTTAGAGAGTAAGCTCAAAAAAGTTAAAGAAGAACATAATAAATAAACGCATCTTTCGCATATAGGAGGATATAGATGCTTAAGTTTCAGCCAATCGTTTATAACGATTCTGACTTACGTGCGTTTAAATACGTTGGTACAAGTTCCTGTTTAGAGGGTCAGTTCGTTAAGGCCACTTCTGGAACTTCGCAACATATAATGACAGCTACTTTGTACAATGGTACGAAGGGCTCGATTGCTACGGTTCCCCTTGCTGTTGGTTCGGGTACTGTGGCCATTTTCAAAGATCAGATTTTCCCGATTTTCCGTGAGAACCCTGATCCTGAAACTGTTGCTGCTACCATCGCTAAAAACGATTACGTAGTTGGTTTTCGTATGACTCCGGGGAACGAATTTCAGGTTCATAAATCTGTTACTGAATCTGGATATGCTTCCACATTTACTGCTGTAGGCGGAAACGTCTGTCTTGGTAGTACCGGTAAATTGACCTATACAGGGGCAAAGAACTCTACTGGTTATGTAGTTGGTATCTGCCTTGGAACCTTCAATGCGGCTTGGGTCCGTGTTAGAGTTATCTAAGGAGTAAACAATGTTAAACAAAACTAAGAGTGTTGGTTATATTTCCCCTTCTGGTATTTCCGTAGGTTCCAATAGCATAAATAGTAATGATCGTTATACTTTGTATGCTAATGAGAAGAAAGCCGTTAAGGAAGACTTTGCCGCTTTAGGAAACAACTTCAATTACAACGATCCCGCAGTAAAGAAGAAATATGAAGACTTTGCTCGTTACGTTATCAAGGAAACGTCTCAGACGGTTCTTGGTACTCCTGACTTGCTTTCTTCGCTTCTTCCTACTGAGTCCATTCAACCCGGTGACACGTTTAAACTTCGTGAACTGCACGGTGTGAGCATTTACTACGGCACTTATGGTGCTTCGGTTAGAATGTCACGTCCGCAATTTACTGAGTACAGTGCAACCACGAACCTTAAAGAGGTTGGGTTGAAGTTAGAGCTTACGCAGATTCGTACTGGTAAGTATTCTCCTTCTGAGCTTGCAGACTATACTTCTAGTCTGATCACAGCATGGAGAAACCACTTACTGTTTGTAACGACTCTTGCTGGCATGACTGTATATCAGACTGGTGGTTCATATTACCAAGCAGGTACTAATGTTGCTTTTGGTACTATGAATACAGCCTTTAACAAATTGACCGACGAAGGCGATATTAAGATGATTATAGGACGGCGTACTGCTATCCATTATTTGTCTAATATGTCTGGTTGGGGTGAATCTGCTAAAGATGAATTCCAGAATCTTGGTCAAGTCGGTAAATATGCTGGTGTTCCGGTTATTAAGGTTAATTCCTTTACTGACCCGGATTATGGTACTGTTTACCCGATGCCTGCTAACGAGCTTTGGGTAGTCTCCCAGCTTCCGGCAGGTCGTGCAGTTGTTGCTGACCAGCTTCGTACTGCTGATGAGATGATCTTGCAAAACGAGACCATGAACATTTATTTCCGTTGGGACGATGGAATTGGTATTTTCCATCCCAATAGAATAGTACGTGTTGCTGCAATAACTTAATTGTAGTTAATAATTAAGGGGGGAGAAATCCCCCCTTATAATAATCTAGAAAAGAGTAGAGGAGGCTGTTATGCCAGAGGAAAACAAACAAGAAACGGTATCTAAAGATGTATATCTTGCTTTGCTTAAAAAGCTAGAAGAAGCAAGAACTGAAAATGAAGCGTATAGATCAAAAAGTCCCTTAGTTGGCATTAGGTGGTTTGGAGATGGTGGCTTTGGTGCCCCATTAACTTACCCAATTTCTGGTGTTAATAAGCTTTTGTTGAATGGCTATGGGGACAAAGGAGTAATGGATAACTCAACTTGGGTTAGGCTTCGTAAAGGTGAACATGCTGGATTTGGTTTATTAGTACGGGATGACTCCGTTATTGAAGAATTAGGAGTAGTTGGAGCCGTAGCACCCCCTGACCCGGAAAAAGACATCAGCCCAAATAGTTTCACACCCGCACAAGCTAGGGAAATCTTAACCAACTATACCCTGCCTAAATTTAAAGGGGTTGTTCGTGACCTCACATCCCATTGGGGTGCTATTCATTTAATTCGTGAAGCCGAAGCTTTGATTGATGAAAAAATAAAAATTGATTTAACTAGGGTTTCTTATCTTAAAGAGCGAAGGGATTATTTACAGTCCGAGTTTAGGTTTAGTTTGATGCACCCTCATGACATGAGAGCTTGTTGTGAGCAGTATGGGATTCGTAACTGGGAAGATATGCAGGTTGAAGAGATGATTGAGGCTTTAACCAATGCTGAAATTGAAATGCTAACCCGTGAGTAATAGAATATGTCAATAACAGCTACGGCTCAAGAATTAGTTAATTGGGCAAGACAGTATATTCCTGACAGAAAAACTCAACTATTCTCTGTTAGGAATGAAGAAATCGGACGCACTGCTTTGCCAACTTCTCAACGCGAATCATTTTATTTGAAAAGACCAGCTGTTGGTTCGGTATTTTTATATGTTGATCCTTATAAATATTCGGCAGCTTCTACTTTATTGACAGCGGCGGCTACCGATAAGGTATTTTTGTATAATGCAACATTACAAAAATGCACTTTTCCGGGAGGGTCTGATCCTTCAATTAGGCCTGCCCAATTTAAAGCTGTTCTGGCCGACTATGAATATACAAAGAGTATTCCATATGTGTATTCAGATGATGAACTAGTTGGTTTTGCTCCAGCTGCTATTGCATATTTGAATAATAATCATTCAACTAGTTATTCTTATACGGGTACAGGAAGTACTTTTGAACAAACATTTACATCGGATAGTGATAATGACTTGGTTGCACGAAGTTTAGCAATACTTGTCAGGCGAACATTTGTTAGTGAACAAATGAGGCATGGATTAGGTGTAGCCTTTAGAGGTCCAATGGCTGCTATTGATAGCAAAAGCCAACTTAAGGCTTATCAAGATGAAACTAAAAAATTGGAACAGAGCATTGTAGATAAAATTGAAAATGACAAAATAAGTTCGGCTTCGGGATCGGGTGGTTCAGTTGATCTCTATGATGAATCTGTAGTGACCGGCTAATGGATTTTGATTATATTCAGTCAATGTATGACGAGTTGTCTAATGAGTTATTGGTTAGTTCTTTCGTAGTTAACGCAACAATTCATATACGTGGTAGTGATATCACACATGAGTCTTCCGGTATAGGTGATTCTTTAGACGGAAGACATACGGCACCGGTGCAGGTTAATTTTCCTTTGGATTTACCAAGATTTGTTCGGATTAAGGTTTTTCCAATGGAGCGAAATTACTTGCGATATCAAAATAGCAGCATTGAAAATACTGTTGCCGGTAAATATGAACCATTTGACAGGTGGGTTTCTTGCTTAGAAACCGACGTAGCCATTAGATTAGACGAAACCTATTATGACTACGTGGACTATATTAGTATAGAAGGCATTAGGTATAAACTTAAGGCAACATATAAAGAGTCTTTTGGTATCAAGCCAATTATACATGCTTTCTTGGTGAAGGAAAGTGATGAGTAACATTCAACAGCAAATTCATGGGCTTAATAGGAAGATATTGAGTCTAGTTGAAACAGAATTAAATGTGCTAAAAGATAATCATCCTAGTGTTACTGATGATGCAAATGGCATGTATAAAAGATTAAGAAAAAACATATTGGATACAATTGGTGATTGTGAAAGGTCTACTCTAGAAAATGGCGAAGTATAGTAATATTCGATGGGGTGTTCGCCCCCAGTTAGCGTTGGCTAATTTAAGAGCTTTTGACCGTGCTTTTACATTATCTGATGAATTACCTACTCGATTATTACAAACACACCACCAAATTGAGGAGATAGTTAGAAATCATCTAACTACCCAATCAACTAGAGACCCTTCGAGGACTACTCCAACGGGAGTTAATGAATCAAAAGTTGCCGATATAATTAGGTCGTCTGTAACTAAACGTCCCCATGGTTTAATTGGTGGGACTGGTAATATAAAGTATATGGATCAAAATGATCCTTTGCTTACGTTGCAAGATAGAACCCCGTCCAGTGATAATGTTAGGCTTTGGCGTATTTTAGAATGGGGTGTTGAAGAGATATATACACTTCAGGCCAGAAATCCACAAAAGCCTATGGTTTTTTGGTGGAAACGGGAAAACAAGTTATTTGTTGGTGTTCCGGGAAAAGCTCCACATAATTTACCTATTTCTGAGCATCCCGGTCAGAGAGGTCGTCAATATTGGGAAACATCAATGTATGTTTCTGAGGGTATTTTTAGAACTAATATGCACGCACAAATGCAACTTATTGTAAGTAGGTATTCTAACAGGTAATGGACCAAATAGATAACATAACTTTTGCAATAGTTTCTTTGAAAGAAGTTATTGAAGCGTATTTAGATTCTCAAGGATGGAAGAATAAGTATTCCATGTATGTTTCTGGAGACCCAGCGTTGAAAGGAAAAGAAATTTCGTTAAGTCCGGGTCGTAACAAAGTAGTTCTTCCGTTGATAATTTTGAGAAGTGGGTTTACACGAAACCAAATTGAACAATTAGGAGATGAGTATGGTCGTGATGTGGTTTCTTTGTCGTTACACATTATGGCAGTAGATTCTATTCAATTGTTAACTTTGGGTAATTTGTTAAGGCGTAAACTAGAAAGGTTTACATTTAATGTCCTGAACTATAAAAACTCTCTTAAGAGTTCTATAGGTTTAGGGGAGACTTACCGTGCTGAATTAGTGGACATATCTGATCCTAATTCCGACAGAATACAAGATCAAAATAGTTCGCTTTTAAATGTTACATTAGAATTAAATTCTGAAAGTTTTATATAAAGGAGACATAATATGGCAGTCAAACCAGTTAGAACACAAGCTAAACAGGTTGCTGCTTACATCAATGGTGTTCCTACTCGTAGGGTGCAATCTTTTGATTGGGCTTCTAACTTTACAACTGACGACGTATTTGAGTTAGGTAATGCTGGTGTTGTGGAGAGTTCTGTTACTCTTGTTGAATCCAGTGTTACTGTTAACTCCAACGAATGGGGTACAACTGATCTTGAGGCAATGATATTTGGTATTTATGAACAGCGAAACTGTGTTGGCGACAATGCAGGAAACAGTTGGGCTAATACCATAGCCACTATTTATATTGCTACTACTGGTGCTGGTGGTGGCTGGGGTGCAACTGCAACTGCTGGTGATTATTTACAAGTAATTCGTGTTAATTCCACGGCTACTACAAATGATACCGAATATGTAGTTATTTCTGCGGTAGATGCCCCTGATGGTAATGGTGCTCAAGCTATTACGTTGGCATCTGGAAACAGATTGACAGCAGCTTGTGCTACCTCGGATATGGTATGTTTGGTCAACAAATATACTATCGACCAAGATACAGTTGATTCAAACCCTGTGCATTTAATTTTGCCGCATCGTTATTCGAATACGGCGACTACTATTATGCATAGTGTTATTTTACCTCGTTGTTTTGTTGATAACTTAACTTATAATTTTGATACGGGTGGAGCTTCGGAACAAAACTATACTATGGTGGGTGAAGAAGAACGTTTAGTGTTGGGTAATTGGAAAGAAACAGTTTCAACTACTGGTTCTTTTATGAGTTACAACAACACAACAGGTTCTTTGACTTTCCGTGTACCATTGAATAGCAGAGCATGTTTGGCCACTCCTTATGCTGTTTATGCAGATTCTAACTTAGTTACGTGGACTGGTGCTCCGGGTGGGACAATAAACCATTCGTCTGGTGCTGTTACTGTCCATGCTTATATTGGCGGTGGTCTTAGCATTACCAGTGCGGCTCAACTAATTTATTATGCTGCAATTCCAACAGCACATCGTGTTGGTTTTAAAGGACTAACTAATATTGATAGTTCTATTGGTAAATTAACCAAAGGTTTTGTTGATGTTTATCTTGGCTTATCATCTGGCGGAACAGGGAGCGAGAAATTACTTCGTTGTACTGGTATCAATGTTAGTATCCCTCTTACCCGTGAATCAATTGATGAGTTAGGTGAATCTCGATCTATTTCGAAGCCTCTTGAGGGTAACCTTCGAAATGAAGTAACAGTTACGTTTAACAGAAATGATTTACGTGAATATGCTAAATTGTTAGGTAGTGAAGCAGCTTTTGATGCTGGTACATTAAAGGAAATTTTAATGACCAGTTTGAAGGATGTTAAGACTGGTGTTATTACAGTTTACTTTTATGCTTCCCAAACTACACACGATGCAACAACGTTACTCAAGACTATGACATTTACTAATTGCAACTTTATTGGGGATAATTCTACTACTCCTATCAGTGGTGCTTCCAGTGTAGAACTTACGTTCTCTACTCAGTCTGTTGATATTGTTGGTAGCGGGTTAGCTCCTGTGTATGTTTAACTAAATAGGGGGCACTAATGTGCCCCTTATTTTCATAAGAGGTTAGGTATGGATGAATTTGAAGACAAATTGGAAACAACTAAAGAAGTTGAAGAAGAACAGCAAGTTGTTGAGGATAGTGAAAAACTAGAAGAAGTATATATTGGTCGGCAGGAACTTTATATCAAATCTTATGGCACTGTCATTTTTGATATGCCGTCCCCCGGTTTATCAATCAAAGGTGATCAGGTTGCTGCTAAATTCAAAGCATATAATCTAAGACATAATGAATTATTAACGGATGCTCAATTAAGGGCTATTTATAACCAGCCTATTACTATCATGGTGGATGGTAAAGAAGTAAAGGTTGGTAATGGAGAATGGCCTGAAAAGAATGACGCTGAACTTGAAGAGCTTCCAAAAAAAATTTCAGCTAGTTTAGAAATGTTTGACGCCTATCGTGCTGATTACCATGCGGCTAAAGAACAAGTTACTGCCTTGACTGCTTCTGGCAAAACTAAATCCTCTAAGGTATTTAAAGATGCCGAAGCTAAAATGGAAAAAGCTAAAGAGCAGGCCAGAAAAGAATACGACAATATTCTTGCCCTTCGTTCTCGACAAATGAGTTTAACGTCTTTACGTGTTCGTTTGTTTGCCGATTCTTTAGAAGAACAAGCCTTTTTAGAAAAAGTAAAATTGTTTGCCCCTTCTTGTATTAAGAAAAAAGACAAGGATGGCAATATTGTTCCGTGTTGGAAGACTATTGAAGAGTTCGAGAACGACACATTTGGAGCTATTCAAATTATAGCTTACTTCAATCTGTTTCTCAGGGGGTTGGATGTAAGTTTTTTCGGAGATGTGCCAGAAGAGGCGATACCCTCTTAAAGTATCGTTATTCAATTGATTCTGGCAACCCTCTTTTTTATTTCCCCGACAATTCTCCTCGTTCTCCCCACGAAATAACAATCCATCAATCGTTTCTTTTACACTGGTTAAGATTTTATGATTGGCTACTTTCCGGCAAAGGCCCTAAAATTCCGGATGATGATATTTTAAATCATGATTCCGAATTGGATGACTACGTTGAACAATGGAAAGAAAATCTTGAAAAGCAGGAAAAAGAAGCTAACAAAAACAAACATAATTTTACTGTTGGATAAATATTATGGCTGATGCTCCTTTTATTATAACTACCCAAATAGATACTAAAGGTATTAAAGCTGGGCTTGCAGAGATTGAGGCTTTGTTAGTTAAGTTTAATCCTAAGGGTTCGTTTAATAGTCTTATAAACACTAAAGAATTAGATGTTGCTAAGTCAAAAGTTAAACAATTAACTCTTGAATTAAACAAAACCAAGGCTGCTCTTGAGAAGGCAGCAACTAATACTGGTAGGCTTGCCACAAACACTAAAAAGACCTCTAATGCTTTGGCAGATGTGTCTAGACGTGTGTTTGTTTGGGGGTCGATGTCAGCTTTAATTTTTGGGGCATTACAAAATCTTAAAGAGTTTTATGATTTAACAATTCAAGTTAATACTTCTCTTGCAGAACTAAGAAAGGTTTTACCTAGTGATACTGACTTTGGTGCATTAAAAGGTGAAGCATTTAAATTATCCATTGATTTTGGTACTGATCCTTTAGATGTTCTTCAGGTTTTAAAGCGTTTTGGCCAAGCTGGTTTGTCTGCTCAAGAAGCTGTTGAGGCTACCAGAACGGCTTTGCTTGCTTTAAATACTACTGGTGCTGATACTGAACAAGTGTTCAATGCTATCATTGGTGCCAACAGAATTTTTGGTATTGCTTTTGAAGATTCTGGTCGCGTGATTGACAAAATCATGAGATTACAGGCGGATCTCGCTGTTGATTCTAAAGATTTAATTGCTTCCATTCAGGCTATTGGTCCTGCTATTACTTCGTTAGGTGGTGATATTGACGATCTTCTTTCCAACATTGCAGCTTTAGCTGAAGCGGCTCGTGTATCAGGTAAAGAAGCAGCCAACTCCTTAAAACGTGTACTTGCTCGTTTAGTATCTAAGGAAGGTATTACTGCTCTAGAAAAATTAGGTGTTACGGTTTTTGACACAGCTAAAAACTTCAGACCTTTAAGAGACATTCTAGAAGACGTTTCAACTAAATATAAAGAAGCTTCACAGGTTGAGCAACAGCAATTAGCAGTTGTACTTGCTCAGGTTCGTCAGTATCCTAAATTAATTGCTTTGTTAAACAACATGGATAGACAGCAGGAAGCATTAGCCAAATCACAAAACGCTTATGGTGATGCAACTATTGCTAATCAGGTTCAGTTGGATAGCTATGCAAAACAATTAAGTATTGCACAAAACCAAGTTAAAGAGTTTGGCGAGACAGCTATTTTAAAGGGTGAAATAGTAGAAAACTGGGTTGCATTTCATCAAGTTATAGGGGATTTAGCAACGGCTCTAACGTCTGTCGCCGGTCCTCTTACCAAGTTTCTTAGTTTGGCTGGTACTGCTGCTGGTGTTATTTTCTTGTCTAAGTGGGTATTGCAATTAAAATATTCATTAGCATTAACAGCAGCTGAAATGAAGGCTACTGCTGTAGCGGCAAATTTGGCTACTAGAAATGTACAAATATTTGGGTTGGCAGTGCAGTTTACTGCTAATACTTTGCGTTTGTTAACTGGTATTGGCATTGCTGTGTCTGCTCTCTTTTTAGCAATTGAAGTTGGTCGTCGTAAAGCCAACAAAGAAGAAATTCGTTATAACAAACTGATTGAACAAAGTACGGAATCTATTAAGAAGTTTAAGGATTCTCTTCGTGGGATTGCTGTTAACAATATTATTACTACGGACGTTGAGGAAAAATTTAATTCATTAACTAAATCTTTGGCAGCATATACAAGGGCTCTTAGTATTGGACAGGCTTCTACCGAGGAATTTGTAAAATCGCTTGGCAAAACATTTGGCGTGGATGTTAGTTTGTTAAGTGAACAGCAATTAAAAGATTTACTTGAGACATTAAAGGATGTTGAAAGAGAACTTGATCCTAATATTTTACTTCCGTTCTACGATGTTGTAAATCGTGGTACAGAGGTTATGATTAGCAATATAAATACTGGTACAGATGAATACAAAAAATTTAGAGCTGCTTTAGCCGAATATTTTGAGCCCAAAGGAATTAAAAATTATGCTGATCAATTAGCCGAATTAGAAAAACTGGAAGCTAAGAGAAGACAACAACAACTTGATACAGGAAGAACTAGTGTTTATCTACCGTCTGATTTGTCGGGTACTGGAAGAAACTTAGCTGCTTTTATTGATGGTGTTAAAGGAAGTCAGGAATCTGTTACAGCGTTATGGTTTATTGTATCTGGTTTACGTCGTACGTTAGGGTTGTCAGCTAAATCTTTTGAAGAGGTTGCTGCTTCTTCCGGTAAACTACAAGATGTCATTGGAAGATTAGACGAATTAAATACCAAATTAACAGTTTATAATGACCAAATAAAAAGAACCGGCGTTGTTTCTGCTGACTATAAAAAAACACAACAAGATTATGATGATGTATTAAAGGGTGGTGTTGATATTTTTGGCGATCTTGTTGGTATTCAAGATATTTACAAAAAAGCTTTGGATGGCCTAGTTAAGTCACAAAGTGGTGCTATCGTTCAGATAGATGCCTATTCTGGTAGAGCAAAACAGTTTGCTGTCATTATTTCTAAATTAGCTGGTGGTTTCAAAGAATACGCGGAATCGGAATTAAAGAGTTCGGGTAACGCAGCTGCTTTTGCAATTAATATTAAGGAAGGACAAAAGGCTGTTCTTGCAATGTTAAAAGCCATTGAAGCTGGAAAGGGTGGTATATTTTCTATTGACTTCAACCAGCATGCTTATTTGAAGGCTGTTAAAGCTAGCACTGCTGTTGTTTTGTCTAACTTTGAGGCACAGTTTAAGGCTATTGATGTTGTGCGTAGGGTGTTAAAGGATACAGGTTCGGCTTTTGATATAAACCAGCAAGGATTGAATACTGTTGATACTGCTCTTAACCAATTGAACAGGCAATTAGGGTCCAACGAAGAAGAGTTAGCTAATATTAAGGTTCAAATTCAAGCCTTAATAACTGCCCAGTCAGAATTAACGAATGAGGCTGTTAGAGAGGGAAGTGCCAGAACTCAAAACGAGGAGACCGTTAAAAGACTCCAAACAGAGATGATTGCTCTGGAGCATGTTCAGCAGCAGTCCATTGCGGACTATGAGGAAATGGTTAAAAAGCTGCTTAAGCTTAGAAATGCCTTCGAACAATATGTAAATGAGAGTAAGAAATTAGCTACTGCATATTCGTCTTATGCCGATTTATTTGATCAGATTATTCGTAAACAAATTTCGTTAAATAATTTATCAGTTGGTGGTAACCTTAAGAAAACATTAGTTGAAAACGAAAAACTTTATCGTAGAATTTTAGCTGTTCAATTACAGGCTATTGAAAATGAAGGAAAATTATTAAATAAATCACAAGAAGATGTTAAAGCTTTACAAGGTAAAGCTAGGGCTCAAGCCGAGAATGAAATTATTCTTCAAAGAGTTGCTGCTATAACTCAGGATTTTGAAGAGGGTTATGACAGAGTAAACAGTGCGGTTGATTCAGTAAGGTCTTCTTTTGCTGATTTGTTAGGGGACTCTGAACAATTTTTTGATATACTGACCAATAGTGCCAGTGGTTTTGAGATAATCAAAAAAGGCGTATCTGGCATATCCGATGCTATTGCTAAGGTAGACGCAGAGATTATTGCTAAAAAGATTGCTGAGGTTACTCGCAAGGCTTTCCCCAAACCAGAAGATGTTAGTGGCCAACTGGAAGAACTTTTACAAAAGCGTGGTCCTGAATTAGCAACTCTTATAGAGGACCATCTTAAAAGTGGTGGCTCTAAGGCCGCAAGCAATCTTCAAGAGGCTATGAGGTTAGGTTCTGATCATTTTGTTGACAAAGTAACACAAGGTTTTACTTCGGCAATGCAAAAGGTGATTGCAACTATTAGAGATACTTTGAAAAAAGAGTTCGCCCCAACCGATCAAGAGCTTGAGGTTACTTTAAAAGGTGCTGATAAAATTCAAGAATTACCCAATAACCTAGACCAAACATTTAAAGAGGGTGGCACTACTTTACAAGATGCAATTAAAGAAGGATGTAAACAAGGTGCTGAATATTTTGCATTCACCAATGGAGTAACTAATAAAACTATATCACAAAGCGATTTTGAAAAGCTTAGTAAATCCTTTACTGATTGGCGAATACAACCCGATTTGATATCCGTTGTTGAAAAGCCGAATGAGGCTGGTAGTGTAAAAGCTATTGGTCAGGATAAGTGGGAAGCTCGTCTTTATTCTATGATGGACAAAAAGCAGAATCAACTTATTTCCATTTCAGCAGCTGCACTATTACAGGCACAAGCTATAGTTAGAAAACAACAAGAACAAATTAAGTCCGACGGCGACTTATCTAAAAAAGATAATACTGTTAGAGATGCTGCCTTTCGTAGACTGGGAACTATGTTTGCTCAAGCAGTAGGGATTAATATTGCTAAGTCTTTAGGTAAGCGACCTGAAGATGTGCAATTTGGGTCAAATTTAGGTACTACTGCTGGTTCGACTTTTGGTCTTACTGGTGCTTTAGTTGGTGGAATTGCTGGTTCTATTTTAGGTGGCTTTTTTGGTAGAGATAAAGAGCGTGAGAACCAAGAAAAGCAAATACAGCAATTAGAAACTATATCAAGAAACACAGCACAATTAGTTGACCTTCTTTCCCCCGAAATTATTAATGCCCCAGCAAGATTTGTTTTGCCTTCTGGTACAGGCTCAGCTGGTGGGATTAACATAACTAATAATATTACAACGTCTGGTGGTTCGATTTCCAACAATGATATAGCTGGGTTGGAACGACAGCTTGAAGATGTGTATGTTAGAACAAACAGATCAAATAGTCCTTTGAGGTAACTTATGGCTCTACAACGAATTAGATTTAGTAGTAATTCAGATGGCTCATCCCCATACACCTTAGTTCTAAACCCAAGTAAATTAAGTATACCAACCAATTCTGAATCTTCATCTATGCGGTCTTTAGATGGTGGGCAAGTTATTCAACAATCTTATTTTGATGCCAGAGAAGTTATTTTAGGTTGGGCGAGAATACCTTTAGACTATACTGGTTATCAGACAATGGCCTCAACACTAAAGGGATATATTGGCAGCACAAAGTATGTTAATTATGGCACTGTCGAATATAGAATTGGTACTATTGCTACATGGCAAAAAGTAACTGTTGCCGATGTTCAAATGGACATTGAATCGGGTGGGAAACTAAAGGGCAATTTAACTGTAACATTGATACCGGAACCATAATATGTCTATAGCTACTCTTTGGGATCAACAAACAACTAAACCTTATAAAGCTATTTATTTCTTTGACACACCATATACTGTAAAGTCTCATGGTCCAGTTGCTGAGTGGTATACGTTTGCAACCACTTCGGCAAATCCTGTTTTTGATTCTTCTGATATACGATGGGTATCCAATGTCCCGTTTATTAAATGGTATTCCGGTGCTTCTTATCCATTAGAGTTGAGCCCTAATTTTAACAACAGTAACCAATTTGGTGTTGTTTATACTGGAAAGTTTCAAGCTCAATCTGCATCAGCCACTTTCTTTTTAGCTGGTTATGGAAAAAGTAAAATAGAACTTCAGGGCCAATCTGCGTCAGCTACGATATTATTAGGAGATACTGAAAGTGAAATAGCAAGTTACCATGTATCTGGTTTGACACCAGATGATTATTATACATTGACCATTCATTACTGGTCATTAGGAAAAGACACTACTGCTAAAAATTCTTTTGTGGTTACATGGATAGATTCCACATTACCAAAGGCCATGCCATTATCTGCTGGTTATTATTTCTCACCAAATGACGTAGCTTTAGGGGTGAGTTCATATAAGCTTGAGGATATTGGTGATGCCGAGGTTCTTATTGACAAAAATCAAACCAATAAATTATCATTCACTATACCACTGGGGACACTATCTGAACGTGGTTATAGGTATGTTTCTTCTGGTGATTACTTTCAACATAACGTTTCCTCAAATGTTCAAATCAAACGACATCGTATGGTGGAATTACATACCGGGTATGTAAATTCTATTGGTGCCATTGCTACAACAAAACGATTTGTTGGTCAGATTAGAGACTGGACTATAAATAGAAGTACTAACGAGCAAAAAGTAATTATTGAGTGTTATGATTGGACAATATTTTTGTCTGACGCAATTAATTTAGGATACCCCAATGTAAGTGATTATTTGGCTTTTGGTTATACTTCCACAGACACCAATGGAGTAAGTTTGCAAAGACCAAGGGCTTACGATGGCTGGCTAATGGAAGATGTAGTTGATAGTTTATTAGTTAATGCCTATATAGATCCAAAAACTTTATTACAGAAGAAAACACATACTACAGTAGACGGGGTTTCTGTTACTGGTGGTTATCTGTTTTTTGATAGAAATCAAGCTACTAAGATTTATTTGGATCGAAATATTAACTATGGCAACCCATTAACAATTTATAATGAGGATGCTGACGACAGATATGTTTGGCAGTTTAGTATTGGGGAGTCGTTAAATGACAACCTGTCTAAAGTAATGAATAATTACGGGTTTAATTATGGTTTTAATGACAACGGTAATTTTTATGTAGATTCTGTAGAGAACCCATTTCAAATTAAATCAATTGACGAGATGACTTTTTATGGGTCATGGACAGAAACTACCAATACTAGGGGTTTGTTTGCTGTCTATAAACAAACCAGTGTGGCTAATGCCAGTGTATTGGCAACTTTTATTGGCACTTCGGCTGAATTGGTTGTTGGTGTTGGTAGTACATTTGGTACGTTACATGTTGCTGTTTCTAACCCTACTCTTGGTGTAGTTGCGACTGGTACGTTTTGGTTAAAGGCAAATTCCGATCATTTTTATTATGATGGTGTGGACGATTCTTTAGGTTACAATCCTTCAAAAATTCAAATTGGTTCTAATTGGAGTTATGGTTCGTATGAGGTAAAGGTTGTACAAAAAAATGGGAATATAAATGTAAATGGATTGGTTGTTTATGATTCCGATTTCTTAACCCCTGCTCATTCTTTTTATACTGGTGCTACTTTGTCTAAAAGAGGGGTGATAGTTAACAATTATGATGTTAGTTTTTTGAAGGACAGCGTACGTAATGATGTGTTGGTTGTGGGTAGACTCTTAGGGATACAGTCCAGTTTATCTGTTGCCGAGGATAATCGTGATCAGTTACCAATCAACCCTAACAATCCAGTAGCTGAGCATATTGTTTCTAGAGCAATAGATCGTTCTTCTATTGGTTCTATTTCTGCCTCAAACTATGTTGGTAGACCACTTCAAATGATTATTGTGGAGCCTAGTATAGCTGAAGCAGATAGGGCTAATTGGTTGGCTTCGGAAACTGTTAAAAGGTACAATAATAACTTACGCAATGCTACACCTAGGATTACAGTACCGGGTAATCCTCTTGTTAAATTAAACGATTTAATTAGGGCCTATGATATTAAATTAGCTGTGTTGAGTACAACTTATTGGGTTTCAGGCATTAGGGAATCGTTTTTTGGAAATGGAAAATATTCTACTCAACTAACATTAGAGGGACAAAAACCGTGGCAAAGCTATTACAGATACCCTTTCCCTAGTTTGGGTAGATTTAATAGCCAAGTGTTTCAAAATGTAAAAACGTACAACACTGGACTGCCATATAAATCAAATACTGATCCTGTAACTTTCTATACAATAGATGGTGCTACCCCAACTTGGTATTTTCATTATCATAACAAAGATAATAACCCTAGTTTATCAGCCCAAGATGTAAAGGACTTATTCCCCAATGATGGTTATATCCAGCTTATCAGACCACCTATTACTAATAATATTGGTATCCCAATTACTGCAACCATTCAAGAAATTGTTAAGTATGATGGCAAACCAACAGTAGAGAAAAGTACTTTGGTTAACAATGGTTGGAGATATACTTTGGGATTTAAAGTAGCACGTAGAGGTATTTATTCAACTGCTACTCAAGCAAATACTACGCATTGGGAAGGGCAGCCAGCTAATTTATCTATAAGTCCCTTTATTTCTGAAGAGACTGGTCAAGTTCCGGGAGTTCAGTTTGATTTAATCATGCCCGGTTTTATTAGGGTTAGTGTGAATGACAAAGCTAACAATTTATTAGACGTACTTACAGCTAATGTTGTTCCTGAAGATAATTCTGGTTGGGTATTTGTTAAGCCGGGAAGATATTATTATTCTTGGGGTATGTTTGATCGGGTTGGAGATCACAATGTTGCAAACACTAAAAAATACAGGAATAAAGGAATTGAATATAAAATTGGTGCTGGCTATTATGTCGAAAATGATTTGAAATCTTCAAACGTCAGAACTGATAGCCAATTTAATTTTTTGTTACAATTTAGGGACAACAGGAGAGAACTAATCTTAGACCAGCAAAGTAGTACTGCTGGTCCGATTGCAATATCAAAGTACTATGAAAATGATTCAAGTCTGAGCCCGGATATTGACGGGTCAGTTATTATAAGGGGCAGTTTTCAACATCCTTCTACTTATATTCATGACTTATCCAACGCCTATGGTTCTTCGGGGGTTTTAACATCTAAGGCATGTCCCTATTACACTGGTAGTGAAAACAATGGATCGGGAGCTAGGTTTTATTTATGGAATGTAAGTCCCTCCCCTTCTTCTGAGCACAAAAGAATTGTTGATGTGCAAATTAATAGATACATTTATTTATTTGGGTCGGCAATTGTACACGGCGATTACACTCCAGATGAAATGGGTACAACAGGTTTAGTTTATTCCGGAAAAGAAGAAATTTTTAATGACACCTTAGTTTTTTCTGGAGATGTAAAAACAGTTTTTATTCAGCCCCCAAGAAGTTTGCCTTTTGTTACTGAAAAGGCATGGCAATTTTTAAGTTTTTATCCTAAGCAGGCAGCAGCAATATCACACATTCATATATTTGATGTATTAACAACTGATATGTCTGGAAGAAAGTCAAATTGCCAATTTGCAACTTGTTGGATACCAGTGCCATTTGCAAGTGGGGGAATAAGCCAGTTTGGTGGTCCTGACCCTGCTGTAAGTTACTATTATGACGTAATAAGATTTTCAGATTTTGATTTAGGTGCTAAAAACATAGATTTAAGTGGGTATGAGAATCCCTATCCGTCTAGAGATATTACGGGGCCTTTTGTTCAAGGACCAATAAAAGTACAAACCGAGTATACAATAAATAATAATGGGGGGATTATTAGTACTGTTACAGCCCCCGGACTATACGCCGTTATACAAAATATGGCTGCATGTGTTATGTATGGTAAAAAGTAATGAGTAAAAATATAATCCAAACAATTAAAGACCAGATAACTGGACAAACTAGAGAACACGCTAATATAAATTTAGATAATGTGCCTATTGTTCCAATTGATAGCAGAACAAATGTGGATACCCCGGAAGTTTCTGTAGTTGGTGTTACACCTAATTGGACACATATTGTGCAGCAGGTTTCTGGTTCCTATGTTGTTTCTCCTGATGAGCTTTTGAAATCTAGTTTTCGTAGATATGTGGAAGAGTTATCAGGTTCGTCTATTGTGGTAAAGCCACCTGAGATGACCGATGGCACCAGACATTTTTTTGGTACTGATATTTATACTGCTAACAAAGATGTTCAGGTGTCATTAACGGTTGCTTCTTCTGGTGGGTATTTAGGTGTTTATTCCAAACAATCCGATGGGAGTGATTGGTCTGTTATTTATGAGCAGCCTATTGTTCAAACTGTTACCACAACTAACCAAACTATTAGGTTAGCTATACCCCAATATTCGTGGCAAAGTATAGCAATAACTTTTGTTCCTTATGATTCAGACCCTGCTGTAGGGTTTACTGGTGTGTGGACTGGTGTTGGTATGCAAAGGCCAACCAGTATTCGTTCTTATACTAATTCTTTAACTGCTCCTACGTGGGCAGCTAATCCTATGCAGCAGGAGCTTGACCCACAGACTGGTAAGTACTCGGTATTATTATCATGGAACAAAAGCACAAATGAAGACATAGCTGGTTATGGCGTTTACAGAGAGGCTGTTGTATCTTCTGGTGTTACAGTTGCTGCTTTTATTCCCGGAACTTTATTTTCAGCTACGGGTAAACCAAGAAGTTTTAGAAGTAATTGGTTTGCTTATTTTGGTGGTTTGGGAACTATCAGCCCATTTGATACCATTTATTTTGGTGACCCAACCGCTACATTAGGTATTTCGGATGTTGTGCTGCGTAAACCAAATAAAATACCTAACCCAATATTTAGCAATGGTAATACTCATTGGGTGCTTTCTACAAATGCAACCATAAAAAATACATCGTTTTCTAAAGTTGGCAGTGCTCATGTGAATTTTGATGGTATGTTGGCATCTAATGGTTCTATACAGTTAACTTCCGGCTACTATATTTCTGTCAATCCTACATTAAACTACACTATTGAGTTTGGTATAAGCCAAAACTTGTTATCCAAACACCCATTTGGTCTAGGGGGTTATGGGGTATCTGCTTCTCGTTGGACTGTGTCTAGTGGTGTGTCCAGCATAACCGCTACATTAGATGATATTACTGAATATGCAGAAGTGTTGAGGGGAAATACTGACGGTTATTTTAGAGTTGAGAACAACGCATTTTATGTTAGCACCCTTGCATCTTTGACTTTAACAACTGCTGCTTCTTTTGCTAAAGAAGATTACTATAAAATATCTATACATGACAAAGATGATACCGAATTATACAATACGGGAACTCTTTGGGCTAGTCATGGGTACAAATCTTTTGTTCGTAGATTTACCCCATCAGCTTCAGGTACTGCATATATTAAGGTTACGGTTCCGGGTACTACTAGCTACACCAATTTTGCTACTTTGCATTTTAGAAATATTTCTTTGTCTGCCCAAAGTACTACTGGTAGTATTACAGATTTGTTTACATTGGTTTTCTTAAATGGGTTTTTCGCTGCGTGTGGCACGCCTTTGGCTACAATTAACATAGCTCAGCCTGCGAGTAGATTATCCCGATATAATTTTTCAGTAGCACCAATTAATCGTTACATGTATGACACGGTGCTGGGAACATTAAGAGCAACCGCAACTATTTCTCCTTATATTCCTAAGGATTGTGAGTACCTGCAAATAAAGTATAAAACAAAATCTTTATCAGCATCGGAGCCGTTACCAATAAGACGTGAGATACATTTTGCTGGTATGTATGTTGGTGAAAGACCAGATTCATATTTTTCTGTGTTTGCTACTCAAAGTGTTTGGGTTAAAACTACTTCAACTTTGACTACTACTGTTGGTTCCATAATAAATTTTGTTGCTTACGATCATTTAGCTGATCGACCTAAAATGGAGTCAGATGCTTCTGTTATTAAATGGACTGATTATGACGTGGTTGTGAATGAAAAGTATAAGTATTATTTAGACAACTATGATAATAGTGCCTTTGTTAATCGTTCTCCTTTTTCTGCGGTGGCTTCATTAACAATTGCTGATATTACTGCTCCCAAAGCTCCGACTGGGTACACAATTGTGCCAGTTCCGGGAGCCGTGCAACATAGATGGACCAATCCTACGGCACAAGACTTAGCTTATGTTAGTGGTTATTCTGATTCAGACTGCCAATACAAAATATTTGAGCTTCGGTCTTCCCCCGGTAGTTTGAGTAATTTTACTGAAACAACTACTACTGCATCTGTATCTGTAAAACGTGTTTTAAGGGCCAATGATATTTATGGTAATCTCTCTCCAACTATCTCTGTTACTGGAACATTATTGCCAGAAAAACCAACAGATTTATCTTTTACAATTACAATGAAAGATGGAAGTGGCCAGCCTATATACCCTAATAATAATGGTTGGTACAATTCTTCAGCAATAGTTGCTTCTTTACTATACGAAGGTACAAATGCTATAGCAAGCATGTTTAGTTCTGTTCGCAATGTTGGAAGTGGTGGAGCTTGGTCGGTTTGGGGAGTATTTGACGGGACAACCGAAATTTATGGTTCGGGTATTTATGGTTTGCGGTATTATGTTAAGGACATCTATAATAACAACAGTGCCCCATCCGAGTCTTTTGTTGTTAAGTTTGATGACACTAAACCAGCTTGGGGAAGTCAGAAATCTAGATTTTGGGACGGTCCTAATTGTAAGTCTTTCCCCGGCTACAATTCTTTGAAATGGAATGACACTGTACCAACCGACAACTTATCTCAAGTTTATCAATACCACATACGTAAACACCAAATTATTGGAACAACTACCGCTGATCCGGGCTTTGATTCTTCTATTGTTGGCAACTTAACCAACAATGTTGCTTGGAGCAGAGAAGGTGGTGTGTCTTTTGGTACGTTCTTAATTGAGGACAACCAATCAGTTGGTTTTTATAACAAAAAACATATAAAACTCATAGCTGAACATGCGTCTGGTTATGTCAGTGCCACTCTTGTTTCGTCTGCTATTAAAGTAGAAAGTGGAGACAATGTATTTGGTATGTTCAGGTTTGCTGTCGCTTCTATGGGAGGACTAACCAATGTGAAGTTGGCTGTGAGGGACGCTGATACAAAAAGCGTTTTGGCTTCTATGGCTTTCAAGAATTTATCTTTGTCCCCAACGTTCCAATATGGACAAGTATCTTATAGTTCGGGAGGTTCCGCTACTGTTCAGCTTACTGTTACTGCAACCAGTTTAGCTACACCACCAAACCAAAATGACTTTATGTACATTGACGAAATGTTAATGACTGTGAATCCAGTATTGTCTACCATTAATAAAGTAGCAGCCGGGGATTATTTTTATACTGATACAGATGTTATTTCTTGGGGTAGATATTTGTATGCTGTTGTTCCTGAAGACTATGCTGGTAATTTAGGAACAATTTCTGATTACAAATATATGCGGTCTATAGCTAATGTCCGTGATAGCTATAGAAATATGTTGAATAACTCCAGCTTTGAACGAAGTCACTTTTCTAATGCTACCCTGTGGCCTGATAATTGGGATAGTTATTTATTAGGGGCCAACAACACCAAAACACAGTATAACAAAGATAGCCAAGTGGTGACTTCCGAACAGTATTATGGAAACCAATGTTTGTTATTAAATGGTGGTGTTTCAGGAGTTGTTTTTCAAAATAATGTTACTCTTTTGCCATATACTGGTGATGACAGATTATATGTTATTAGTGCCTACGCCAAAAAACCAGCTAGCTCCAGTGCCTTGTTGGTTTTGGGTGGGCTAATAAAAAACACCGATGGTACAACAGTTCTGAATAAAAACACCTCATTCAATTTAACTAATTCGTGGGTTAGATATACTGCTACTATTAACCAAACTGTTGCCAGTATGCAGCAAATAAGTGTTTATTTAGCTGGTAGTAGTGTTGGTACAATCTATGTAGATGCTGTTCAATTAGAGGATAATAATGATGGTGTAGCGAGTTATTATTATGACACTACTTCCGTAACTGCCGACTATATTCAAGGTGCATTAATTCGTGGGCACAATATTGAGGCAGATTCGATATATACAAATCATTTGCAGGCAGGCGTTATTACTGCTGAAAAATTATCAGCTAATTCGGTGGCCGCTTCTAATATAAAAGCTAATACGTTGACCACCAATGAGTTAAGTTTAGCCAATGCCGATATTTTTTTACGGTCCCATTATGTTTCTGGAAGAAGCTTGGCCGCTGCTACGGTGTTTAACTATTATTCTTCTTTTGGCACAGTTCGGCCTTGGAGTGCAGCAGTTAATCCTACGCTAAGTGGCTATTACACAATACATGAATGTACCGATTCTGGTGTTGACAAAGTAGCTCTTACCATATGGGGGCATTATTTATACTCCCCCCAAAGTTTAATTTTGCCCAGTGCAATCTATTCTAAAAATGCCGGATACCCAAAAATTGCCGTAACATATCCTTATAGCACTACAGGAACTGGGCTTATAGCAGTTAGAAGTGCTGGTGGTACTATTTACACAGCTTATGGGACTTTTTCTAAAAACAGACATCTATTGAATACAGCAGCTTGGTCCGGAGTTACTGAAATTATTGCTGATGGAAACTTTTATAATACGGATTTGGTTTATAATGGCGGAAATTTCTTTATGAACACCGCCACTACTAATAACGTAACTCCTACTTTACACCTTATCAAACTAGATCATCAAGGAAAAAATCCAGTGGTATATAGAAAAGCTTATGCGATGGCTAGTTTAGTACTGTATTCAAGTTTGTGTAAAGATGCCAATGGTACACTATTATTGGCAACTGCATTTTATTCGTGGGGTGGGGTAGGATGTGCCACGATATCTTTGTCTGGCTATAACAAAAATGGAATAAGTGTTATACCAACTGTGCAGATTGGCACCTATAATGGATTGTCTAATTTAGACCGAACGTTATACGGTGGTGCAAGAGCCGGGGTTGGACGCGTGTCTATGCAAGCAATCAAAAGTAATAAGTTTTTTCTTACATACACAATAGTTGGGCATTATATTTATTATTATAAAATTTTAGATAGTAATTTAAATGTGCTCGTTGGGCAGAACAGAGACTTAATTTTGTTTGCTTGGGATAAAGACAAATTTGGGGCTGGTGCTGTGCCAAAACTACAGGGAGTATGGACTGAAGATAATGATATTACTTACCAGTATAGTGTTGGGGCTACATTATATTCTAACATAATGCAACGATCTACTGGTACAGTCAATTTACAAGAACTTCTTAATAGGTTAACTTAAACCCAACCATTGTGTATTGCACTATCCACTGATTAGATTGCCAAGCATCAAAGCTACTTTCAACGGGGTGGTTACATTGGTGCTCAACAATTAGAGAAAGATTATTGTTAATTTTGTAATCAGCCCCAATTGTGTATCCTATTCGATAAGGAGCACCGTTTAACGTACCTGATTTAGGATAGGCCCAAGTTTCAACAGTACTGAATATGGTTAATTTGTTATAGGCACTGCTTATACCTAATTCGGCGTAATAATTAAAAGACCTGTCTTGTTTGTCAATGACTATGGATTTAATATTTGCGTAACCAAAAGTTAATTCCCCTTTTGGTTTGCAGTTAACATGAATCGGTAATAGCACAATAATAATTATAGTAGTAATTAACTTTTTCATAATAATGGATGACTTTCTTTAATTTTTTTCTGTATGTGTTCAGGAGCTAAGTGAATATAATTTTCAGTAACGGATATGGAACTATGGTTTAAAAATTCTTTAACGTCACTTAACATGGCCCCATTGGTTAAAAGTTCGGTAGCAATACCGTGCCTATACGCGTGGGGGTTTACATAATCATTTCCCAAGTGTCGTTTTAATTTCATTCTCAGAGAGTCTTCAGTGGCTCTCTGATTTTTATTGTTCAAAAATAGATAGCCAGAAATTCTTTCACCAATGTATTTTTTAAATGTTTCCTTTACACTGTCAGTGAGGATAGAAATATAAGGCTTCCCACCCTTCGACATCATAAAAGTAATGGTATTGTCAGAGAAGTCTTCTATTCTTAAATGGGCTAACGATGAAATACGACAGCCTGTAGTAGCTAAAATTTGTACGATTAACTTTATTTCTACATTTGAAATTTTGGGCAACAATTTTTTTGTTTCATTCGATAAAGCCATTTTCGGTATGGAACGATGCAAAACAGGCAGACTCAAGTTATTTAAATCTTCTGGAACTTTTGGGATTTTATTTTGTAACACTAAAAACTGAGCGTACTTTCTTATACTAGCCCTTATTCGATACATAGAGTTAGGCTTTTTGTTAAGCTGTAAGATGTTGCTGGGCAAGCAGATAGAGAAATCTTCCGAGATTACACCAGCTTTTTCTGCCAACTTTAGATCAGACAAATAGGCTCGAATGGTGTGCTCGCTTTTTCCGAGGCTTCGGAGGTAAGACTCAAATTGTTTGTACATTTTTTCTCCTTTTGTTATATTATCAAACACAGAAAAGTTTTTAAAAGTTCCCGGTTTTTTCGGGAACCTTTTTGTCTCGGTTGTGTTGTAGGGGTACGGAAAGGAGAAAGAAATGAGAAAAGTAGCGATTTTAAAATGTAAAGGGTATGTTACTGACGCGGATGGGTACGACAAAAATATCAACCATTTTGTGAATGCTACCGACTTTGACGAAGTAGATGATGACACATATAGAAAGTTGTGGGATTTTTGTCGTAGAAAAAGTAAGCATAACTACAGAACAGGTGAATTTGAGATGTATGTATTAATTGAGAAGTACGAAGAGCCTGTTTCAAAAACTATTGCTGAATACACAGAGATGGTTGAAAACGAAAAAAAGCTTGAGGCTAAAAGAAAAAAGGAATATGAAAAACAAAAAAAATTAGAGGCTAAGAAGAAGAAAGAGGCTAAGGAAGCTAAAGAACGTAAAAAGTTAGAGGAACTTAAAAAGAAGTACGGTTAATATGATTTACAAAAAAGATGAATACACAATAGAAATCCAATACTCAACTGGTGACAGTTTTGGCATATACGATGAAACCAGAACTATTGAGTTTACTTTTAAAAATTTGGATACTGGTAAAGCAATATTACAACGAATTAAAGAGCATTATCAATATTGGTATGCACAGGAATATGCATATCATAAAGAGGTTCCCTCAAAACCTGATTGGATAAAAAAGGGTGATAGTGAATCTACAATTAGATTTTTATTAGATGATGGCAAAGAAGTACAAATGTGCCCATTTTGGATAGGGTATTTTAATAGGCTATATGGTGCTGAGATTGTAAATGTTAAAGAAGAAGACACTAAATTGGAGTTTTAGAAGATGAATGGTTTATTAATAATTTTATTTGCTGTTATATCAACTCTTATTAGAGGCTGGGTGTTCGCTGTTTTGTGGTTGTGGTTCTTTGTTCCCACTTTTAATCTACCAGAAATATCTATACCAGCAGCAATAGGCATGCTGTTGCCTTTGCAGATGATTGTTTGGTTTAGGAAAAATAGGGATAATGAGGAAATAAAGTTGGATGATGCTTTTTATGCAATCGAATTTCCTTTGGTTATTTTATTGGTTGGTTGGGTTGTTAGTTTATTTATGTAATATAAAGGAGTAATTATGGAAGACTGGAAACAAAACAAAATTATTGAAGCGATTGAAACAATTAAAAAAGAAGAAGCCCGTCAATTTGCAATTGTATATGCTAGCCTAGATGAAAATACGCATGGTTATTTGCAAGAACTTCCGCAAAAACAACAGGTGTGGTTTGAAGAAGCCGACAAAGAATTCTTGGCTGAACTCAAAAAGAGATATGGTTGGGATAGAGTATCTGCATGGAATGGCAAAACCTTTTATGAGACTAGATTACCTTATTTGGGATTAGACGGAATGTTGCAGTTATTTAATTCTGATTATCCTGAAGGTAAAATTAATGTAGAATTTATGGAACTTGGAAGTAAAACGGTTGTTGTTGCTACAGTAACAGCGGGTGAAAAGAAAAGTATGGGTGTTGTAGATTTAGAATATAAGATTGGCCCTGATAAAAAAATTGTAAAGGATGAAAATGGAAAGCCTGTTTTTGCTAATGTTGAAATACCTGTTTCAAATGCTATACGTAAAGCTCTTGGCTACTTTAAGTACGGTCGGTTCCCTACTCACAAAACGGAATACGGGGACCATCCTTTAGTAATCAAGTTCAGGGAGTTTATGCTTAATGAGAAAAATTCAAACGTTTAATGCCAGTTGTTTAAGGGAAATAGCTGAACCAGTTTTATTTGAAGAGATTTGTTTATTCCAGCAAGAGCAGGGTGAAACATATGAACTAGTTCAGGAAATGAAAGAAATATTGGCTAAATCAGGTAATGGTTTAGGTTTGTCCGCTCCCCAAGTCGGGGTAATGAGTAGGGTGATTGTTATGAAGAGTTCTGATGAGGAGATTTTTCATGTAATTAATCCTAAAATAGTTGGGTTAGATAAAGAAAACTTATCTGTTTCTTATGAAGGCTGTTTGTCTTTGCCAACTATTTTTGCTCATGTTCACCGACCCGCACAGGTGACTGTTGAATACAATTACACTAACCCTGTTCCTACTACGGCTGTTTTCGATGGATTAGAGGCTACTGTATTTTTGCATGAATTTGATCACTTGAATGGCATTTTATTTGTTGATAGGTGTTTGAATAGAAATCAAAGACGGCTTATGAGCAAGCAGTTTAAATTAGAAGTTCAACAAATTGAGATATTGGAAGGTTATGAATGAAGATTTTAATTTGCGGGAGTAGATCATATGAGGATTATACCCATTTTTGTTCCCAAATGACTCCTTACACTGGTCTAGCTCATACTATTATTCATGGTGGTGCACGAGGTGCTGATTCTTTAGCGGATAGGTGGGGTAAGTACTACAAAATGCATATTGAAGTTTTTAAGCCAAATTGGGATAAATATGGCAAACGGGCTGGATTTATGAGAAATCAGGAAATGATAGACACAAAACCTGATCTGGTTATTGCTTTTTGGGATGGTGTTTCAAAAGGCACCAGAGATACAATAAGCAGAGCCAAAATTAGAAAAATAGATACATTAATTATTTACGTATAAGAAAGGGCGTGAAATAGGTTTCGACAGTATTTGACATGGGTTGAGTATTGGACGCCGGGGCAGTTCCGGCCACGTCCACCAAAATAAGGACAGTATATGGACCTAACAAGGCGTGAACTAACTGACAAGATTCAGTTGCTTGGCAAGGATAAGATTAATTGGGGTATGGTAGGTAGACTTCTAGCTGTGTTTAAGTTGCAACATGTAAATCGTTGTTGTGATTTAATGCCGGAAAAAATATGGGAAAACTTTACGCCCACTAACAAAATAAAATATCTTTGGGCTATATGTAGAAGCGAAGCAAGCAAGGATGATTATATTCGTAAGGACAAGGATAGATGTTTTAATTTAGAGGATTTCAAACTGTAAAAATACAACCCTTTAGGAGGAATAATGGATATAAGTAGACAAATTTTATCTGACATTATAGTTTTTATGAAATATGCCCGTTATGACAAAAAAAAGAAAAGACGTGAGACATGGGAAGAGATCATTGACAGATATAAAAAGATGATGATAAAGAAATATCCTAAACTTAAAGAGGAGATTGAGGAAAATTGTAAATATTTGTATGAGAAAAAAGTTCTTCCTTCGGCAAGGGCTTTACAGTTTGGTGGTAAAGCAATGGAAAAAAATCCAGTAAGGGGATTTAATTGCAGTGCTGTTTTAGCAAATACTCCAGAGGTTTTTTCGGAAGTTATGTTTTTGCTCCTTTCTGGTACTGGGGTAGGTTTTAGTGTGCAACAACATCATATTGCCCAATTACCAGAAATTTACAAGCCTAAGAAAAAACGTAGACATCTTATTGGAGACAGTATTGAAGGTTGGGCCGAAGCCGTTGGAGTTCTTATTGATGCATACACTGGTAACCGAAAGTCTTTACCAATATTTGATTTTAGTGACATTAGACCAAAAGGTACACCACTAAAAACTAGCGGGGGTGTAGCTCCGGGTCCTGATGATTTAAAAGTTTGTTTAGTGCATCTACAAAATATTTTGGATTCAAAAAAAGATGGGGAAAAATTAACTTCCTTAGAAGTTTTAGATATGATGTGTCATATTGCTTCTTGTGTTGTGTCTGGTGGTGTTCGTAGAAGTAGCTTATTGGCTTTGTTTTCTTTTGATGATGAGGATGTAAAGTATTGTAAAACTGGTAATTGGCAAATAGAAAATCCGCAAAGAGCAATGGTTAATATTTCTGCTTCAATTTTACGACACCAGATTAGTGAAGAAGAGTTTAAGGAATATGTTGAAACGATTAAAAATAGTAAGTTTGGCGAGCCGGGTATATTTTTAACAAATTCAAAAAACGCACTTACCAATCCGTGTATTCCTTCTTGGGCATATGTGTTAGTCAAGAAAGATAATGATAGTTGCTTGTCTACTATTAAAGATTTAAAAATTGGGGATTTTATTTGGACAAAAGAAGGCTGGTCCAAGGTTATTAATATTCAATCTTCTGGTACTCAAGAGGTGTATAAGTATGGAACTACTTATGGTTCATTATACTGTACTAAAGAACACAATGTTTTATCAAACGGTGTTAAAGTAATGGCAGCCGATGCAGATGTTTTAGATGTTTTAACTGGTCCTGTTGAGGTTTCCGGAGAACTGAATCCTAAAGATGTTATGGATGGTTTGGTTATTGGTGATGGGTCAGTACACAAGGCATCAAATAATTTAGTTTATTTAGGTATAGGGACCAGAGATCAAGATTATTTTGATTCTGAAATAAAGGGATTGATTAAGACATATAGGCCGGGGTTATCTGAGGTGTCTTATGAAATTGACACAACGGTTAGTTTTAAAGAGTTACCAAAAACATATGAAAGAACAATCCCTATTCGTTTTGTTAATGGAAATAGTCTAAAGAAGAGAGGATTTTTAAGGGGTTTATTTTCTGCTAATGGTTCAGTTTGTGGTAATAGAGTTACCTTAAAGGCAACATCTAAAGTATTAGTGGATCAAGTTCAATTTTTATTATCTTCTTTAGGTATTCATTCATACTATACTACAAATAAAGAACAGGAAATAAAATTTGTCAACGGTGTTTATAGATGCAAACAATCTTATGATGTTAATATAACGTCCGACCGAGAGGTATTTACTAAACTCATTGGGTTTATCCAAAAATACAAGATGGATAAAATTAAATTGGTTCCAACACCAAACATTAAAAATTCATATGATGTAAAAGAAAGGGAATTAGTTTCTATAGAGGAAGTATTTGATATCACAGTTGATAATACGTCTCATACATTTTGGTGCAATGGTTTTAATATTTTTAACTGTGGAGAAGCAGCATTATCGGAAGGGACGATGTTTTGCAATTTAACATCAATTAACACAACAGATATTAATGACCAAAATGAGTTTAATCAACGGGCGAGAGTGGCTTCGTTTTTTGGAACATTACAAGCTGGTTTTACAGATTTCCACTTGTTAAGAGAGGTGTGGAAAGAGGAGACTGAAAAGGACGCTCTCATTGGTGTAAGTTTAGCGGGGGTTGCATCTGGTTGTATTTTAAATTTAGATGTAAAAGAAGCTGCTACCAATGTTCTAGAAGAAAACGAACGTGTGGCTAAACTAATTGGCATTAACAAAGCGGCCAGAACAAATCTTGAAAAACCGGATGGAACTGTGTCCTCAGTACTTGGCTGTTCGTCTGGTATACACGCTTATCATTCTCCCTATTATATTCGTCGTGTGCGAGTGTTAAAAACAGAATCAATATACCATTATCTTAAAGATAATCACCCTGAGTTAATTGAAGATGATGTAATGAAGCCAAGTATTCAAGCAGTTATATCAATTCCTATTAAAGCACCTGATGGTGCTATAACACGAAGAGAAACAGCTTTGCAATTGTTTAATCGCATCAAACGGTTGTATAAAGATTGGGTTTTACCGGGGCATAGACACGGACAAAATACCCATTCTATTTCTTGTACAGTTACAGTGAAAAAACACGAATGGGATAAAGTTAAAGAGTGGATGTGGGAAAATCGGAACAATTATGCTTCAATTACGTTGTTCCCTTATGAAGAACCGGATTACCCTCAGCTTCCTTTTGAGGAAATCACTGAAGAAAAATACAACGAATTGATAAAAACATTGAAACAAATTGATCTTTCCCGTGTTATAGAAGAACAGGACAATACAAAACTACAGAGCGAGGTAGCCTGCTCCGGTGGAAGTTGTACAATAACAGAGGTTTAATTAAGGAAAGGGTGGATAATGAAAACGACAGTAGACATTAGTAAACAAGATATTGATGTAGCCGTTCAAAAGCACATCAAAGAATTGGAAAAGGAGATTGAAGTACTTAAACGAAAGAATAAAAAACAGGAAAAAGAACTTTACAAATATCGTCAGTTTGTCAAAAGTACTAAAGCTGTTAAAGAAAAAATTGATGATTTAAGTGAGAGTCTTGTTTGGTTGATGGAAGATGCTACCTTTATTGATTTGGGAACCTATCAAAGGTGTTAAAAAAATTGAAAACAAAATTGAAAAAACTATTTAATTACTTAACTAGTAAATGTCCAAAATGTGGTGGCAAATTACGAGATAAGTACAGAATAGAGGTTGATGGTATTGCTGAAATTGTTGAGACTTGTACAAAGTGTACGTATGAAAAGAGAGTATTCTAATTGAACTTAGATTTAAAATTCCTTGCTAGTTTAATGGTTGACCCTAAAAAAGTTAGTCAGTTAGAAAAAGAAGTATCTGCTGATGATTTTAGTGATAACATTTATTATGAAATTTATACTAGTATTATAGATTTTGTAGTAAACAACCAACCACCATCTTATTCTGATCTTAAGTTTAAGTTTAAGACAGATGGTTTATTAATAGACCTGATAAATGAGATGGAAACAATGGAAGTGGTTAATAACATCAAACCACTTTATGATGAGCTTTGTGCAGAATCTCAGAAGAGGAAATTAGAATCTTTAATTCAAAGGATAGAATATGGGTTGGATCGAAAGGAAGATGTAAAAGAAATTCTAAATGATATAGAATCTTCTGTCCTTAATATCAATTTACAAACAGGAGTGAGGCTAAATAGCTCTGCCAGTTTAGGTTCTGAGTTCATAAAGAACTTGCAGGATAAAAAAGAAAAATATCAGCAACTCCAAGGGCTGCAAGGAGTTATAGATATAACGACTGGTTTTGTAGGATTAGATTTACATACATTGGGAATGAAACGAAAGTCTACGTGGGTATTAGGTGGAGCAACCAGCGACGGAAAATCGGAGTGGGCTGTTCAGATGATGAATTCTGTGGTCAGTTCAGGAAAACAAGTGCTATATTTTATGTTGGAGGATAGTTGTGAAAACTTAATGTGTCGCATATTATCTTTGAAAACAGGTATTCCTATCCAAAAAATAATGATTGGTGATTTAAGTACCAAGCAGTTAAATGACATTATCAGTGCTGAACAAACATTAAAACACAAGTTCTTTGTTGAAGAAGATGTGAGTGACATAAATGATATTTGTATAATAAGTCAATTTGCTAAACTAAAACATCCAAATTTAAGTTTGGTTATTGTGGATCATATTAATCTTTCAACTGATCGTATGAATAAGTCTAACAACAGAGAACAGGAAATTGGTGGGTCATCTAAGAAACTGGTTCGATTGGCTAAAAAATTAGATATTGGTGTTTTGATTTTACAGCAGCTTAACACTAATCCTGACGAGCGAACGAAAGGATTACCGGTAACTGTAAATGATTTAAGAGATTGCAAGTCAACCAGCCATGATTCAGCTGTTACACTTTTGTTAAACTGCCCCGATAAGTATAAAGATGAGGCTGGTTATAGCAAAAAACATACACAACTTATTATTGCGAAGAATAGATATGGAGAAGTAAACCAATTTATAGATATGACAAACTATGCAGCAGTGGGCAAATTTGTTGAAGGATTACCTAAACACAAACTACAAAAATAAGAGGCATTATGTACGAAGAAGAAGACGAAGAAGCATCGGGTGGTAGCTCCAATATAATTAATTTGTCTACTAGAACAATTGTTTTGTATGACTTTATTGACGAAAATATTTCTGCCAATGTTGCGAATAGTCTAAGTTTGTTAGACTCAATTAGAGAGGCACCTATACAAATAAAGATAAATAGTATGGGTGGTTTAATGGTGGATTCTCAGTCCATTATTTCTGATATAATGTCTTGCAAAAATAAGGTTATAACTGACATTACCGGCTGTGCTTATTCTGGTGCAGCTATGATTGCTTTAGCTGGAACTTATCGTAAAATTTCTAAATTAGGTCTAATGATGTTGCACTACCCTAATTGGGAAACTGAAACAATGTCGTTAAAGCAGCATAAATTAGATGTTGCTGTAATGAGCGAGTATTTTAAACGAATAATGGTTGAGCTTTTGAAGGATACAAAAATTGACATTACTAAGTTTTCAAGAATGGCAGCTAAGGGTGATGTGTATTTGACACCTGAAGAATGTTTTAAGTTAGGAATAGTTCATGAAATCTATTAAACATATACGTGTCCGTAAGATATTAGGGCGTATTGTAATAGATACCACATATTATGGTTATTCTTGGACTATACACAAAGATTTTATTCCTAGGGTGTTTAAAAATGGTCATACGTTATTTGGTTTATGGGTAATTTTGTTAATATTTACTTCTAACAAGGTTGAGTCATTAGTAGACTTGTTAGAAAAGGATTAAGGAGACTTATGAGGACAGCACATATAGCAGACATCCATATTAGTGACTCTCGTATTGAAGAATTCGAACTTATGCTACAAAAATTAGGGGAAGATATTAAGTCGCATTCTCCTGATTTGGTAGTGTTTTCTGGAGATATGTTTATCCACAGGGATAAGCTCAGCCCTAAACAAGTGCAGTTGACTAGAAAATTCTTTCATAAAATACTGGATGGTTTAAAGGTTTTAATTATTCCGGGTAACCACGATGCCAGTATGTCTGAACAAAAAGTTGATTCTTTAACTGCAATATTTTCACATGATGCTAATATTAAGGTTTATAATTATGTGGGCGATTTTATTGATATTGGTAATTATCGGTATCATGCGTTTCCTTATCCGTCTAAAATAGAATTGATAAGATTAGAAATTGATGATATCGCTAAAATATATTCTGATAACAGATTATTTGATTCTTTTCAACTGTCCGATGATAAGAAAAATGTTCTTCTATACCATGGTGTTTTAGAAAACTTTAAATTGGCTGGTTATATTGCCTCAGAAGAGGCCATTGGTGTTGGTAAAGAAATGGTTATTCCTGAATCATTTTGGAAAAAATTCGATGCTGTTTTAGCCGGACACTTACACGGACACCAACAAATAGGGAGTGCTGTATATCCGGGTTGTCCTTTCCCATTAACATATGCTGATTCAGAAGATACTGGCTGGGTGTTGTGGGAAGACTGTACCCCAACTTTTATAACATTGGAAAAAGAATATCCCTATACTACCTTGGATATTGGTAATCTATCCACGTACAAGGCTGGTATTAATCAAGAAGCTGAACTACGATTAAAAAAAATACCTAATCTAAAGAACACCAGACTGCGTGTTAAGTACACTTTAATGGAGTCCCAAGCTGGTGAATTGGATCATACCATTATTGGTAAGTTTTATTCCGGTGCTAAAGAAATAAAGATTCAGCCAGTGCATAAACCAGATAGATTTACTATTTCACCTTTGGAATTAAGTACGTTTAAAGACAGTTCACTACAAGGGATAATTGACAACCATATTAAGGAATTGAATTATAATCCAGAAGTAAAAACTATCTCTGATAAAATTGAGGAACGTGTAAAAAGTCAGTACAAAGATGAAAAAGATACTGGCATTCATTTTAAGCCAAGTAAGTTGAGATTAAAAAACTTTAAATGTTTTGGAGAAGATTCTCCAGAGGTAGATTTTGGGACACTTTCTTCTGTTGTGGGGGTATTTGGTAAGAATAGAACTGGTAAAAGTTCATTAGTCGAGGCCATAATTTGGGCCTTATTTGGGACTACTGTAAGGAATAATGATGTACGGTCGGTCATTAGAAATGGGCAAACATCATGTGTAGTTGAGTTGGAATTTTTTTCCCAAGCTGCACTATACAAAATATACAGAGAGCGTAGGGGTAGTGGGCTTACTACTAATTCTTCTTTGCTATTGTATAAATGGATAAACGATAATTGGGTTGATGTGAGTGGGGCCGGGGTTAATGACACACAAAAAACTATTAGTGAATTAGTTGGCACTTTGGAAATGTTTGTTTCGACGGTGTATTCTCCCCAAAATGGTATTGACCGCTTAGTAAACAAAAAGCCAAGTGAACGCAAACAGATTATTTTAGATTGTTTGCAAATAGACGTGTTGGAGCGTAGACAAAAAGAAATATTAAAACTGAAGAGTGAAGTTACCGCAACCATAAACACCCTTAAAGGACAGTTGGTTGCTTACTCTAGCCAATTGGATAGATTATTATCGAATAAACCAGAACTAATCATTACAGAATTTGAAAGCTTGCTTCGTAATGAAAAGATAAACCAACAACAGCTTTTATCAAAAATTGAATCTTTATCTTCTAAGCTTTCCGACTACACTGAGTTACAAGCAGAGAATGAGAAAATAAACACAACTTTATCAGAACTTCGTAAAGAAATAGTTGAGCTACAAAAAAAGCAAAGTAACAAAAAGGAAGAGGTAGAAAGATTTAAGGCTATAGCCTCTGACAAAACAGTTATTGAACGAGGACTACAGCGTTTAAAGATTTATAAAGAGGAACTAGAAAAGCATGTTAAAAACTTTGCTGATTTAACTAAGGCAAAGAATGAAAAAACTCAATTTGAAAAACAGCTTGAAGAATTATCTAGGGCCCATAGAAATACCATTTCGGCTTTGAATACTTCTAAAAATGCATTGATACAGCAACTTCATAGCTATACGGAATTGGATTGTCCTAAGCCTGATTGCCCTTTGAATCTTAAAGTACAAAAGGAAAAGGATAAGATTAGGGTTAAAATGGAAGAGGCCGATAACGCCATTGTTTTGGCAAGAACAGAACAAGAAATAGTAATAAACCAAATTAAGGAAAAAATTATTAGTTTGCAATCAGATATTGACAATTCGAATTATAGTAGCAAAGAACACTTAGCTTGTGTGAGTGCTTTTAATGAGGAGAACAATAACAAGTGGCATGAACTTGAGGCTAAGATTAATTCCAAAGAAGAGGTTTTGTCTAATATGCTTGAACTAATAACAGCATATGGAAGACAGGTTTCCAGTTTAATTGATAAGAGGGACGAATTAGTAAGGAGAAGAACTGTTTTAGCAGAAAAGCTAGCTACTATTGATAGCTATAAATATGAATTGGAAACAGCTAGGCTAAATTTGTCTGAATGTAACAAGAAAATTTCTAAATGTGAGTCACATATAAGTAAAGCCAAACACGATATTGAAGATACAAAGAGGTTGCGTAGTGAAGTAGGTCAGATAGACACTAAGCTGAAGAAAGCAGAATTATATTATACCCATTGTGCCCATTATGCAGAAATTGTGAGCAAAAAAGGTATTGTATTCCAGATAGTGGATAAGGCTTTGCCAACGATTGAAAAGTTTGCCCAAAATCTATTGTCTGAAACAACAAGCGGTTCACTATCAATTCAGGTTACTAACCATAAGGACAACAGTACCGCTAAAGACAATGTTATGATACAGATAACAGATGCTAAAGGAACCAGAGATATATTAGAAAGCTCTGGTTCTGAATTATTCTTGGCCTCTTTAGCTTTACGGGCAGCTATGTCACACTTGTTGTCATTAAGGACTGGTAGTAAGGTTGAAATGTTTGTGATAGATGAGGGTATGGGAGTATTAGACGACGAGGGTATCGTTATTGCAAAGGATATGTTTAAGCAATTAGGTAAGGAATTTAATCAAGTGTTATTTATCACCCACGTAGGAGAATTAAAAGACGTAGCTCAAAGTATTATTGAAATTTATAGTGATAATTTGATATCCAACTTTAACATAAAGGATAAAATGGTATGAAAATAGATGAGGTATTTAACGCAGTTGAAAAAGCACATTCAGGGGTGGTCTATAAAATGGACACAACAAAAAGCTTAGTTAGGGACCGTCTTTCTAGCGGGTCATTATTATTAGACAGGGCATTGGGTGGTGGTTTTGTTAAGGGCACAATCACTGAAATTTATGGTTTGTATTCCTCTGGTAAGTCCACAATATGTTTGCACGCTATGGCAGAAGCACAAAAGGAAGGAATAGTGTTGTTTGTTGACACAGAACGTGCATTCGATCCTATGTATGCCAAGGCTTTAGGGGTTAATATAAAAGACCTTATTATTTGTCAGCCTGAATATTCCGAACAAGCTTTTGATGTCATTGAAGCATTTGCTAAATGCCCTGATATTTCTATGATAGTTTTAGATTCCATAGCTTCCCTTTTACCCAAAGCAGAGATGGAAGGGAATCCCGGAGACGCAAATATGGGTGTAGCAGCTAGATTAAACCACCAACATGCTAGAAGGGTTGTAGCTCCTTTGAGCAATAATAAAATTGTTGCTTTGTACACAAATAAAATTACTTACAAAATAACTTCTTATGGCAATCCTGAAACTACTGCTGGGGGTACTGCTTTCGATTATTCGGCTAGTACTCGTATAAAAACTACGAAGACTTCTACTAGAAAAGAGACATTAGCAAAACAAAGTATTGAATGTACAGCAGAAGTAACTAAGAATAAGACGTTTATACCTTTTCAAGTTGCGGTTTTGAATATTGATTTTGGCAAAGGAATTAATAAAGGCAAGGAATTGTTGGAACTTGGAGTAGAAAATGGTGTTATAGAAAAGTCAGGGGCATGGTATTCGATTGGGGAAGAGAGGATTGGACAAGGCAAAGATAATGCCTCACAAACATTGATGGAGAACAAAGAATGGCAAGAAAAAATAATGGGAGTTAAACAAGAAGAAAAGGAGTAATTATGCACTTTTCAGATTCAAGTGGGCATATCATTGGTCTCTGTAAAAAGGGGAGCAATGAAATTGTCTTAATAAATCCCGGAAAAGAATTGCGTGTTAAAAGAATGTTAGTTCAAAAGTACATGTTTCATCATTTTTTTAACCCAAATACGAAACAATCTATTCCGATGAAGGTTGTATTGGAAGACGGAAGACCAGATAAGGGTGACATAGTTTATATAATGGAGTAAAGTGGAAATTAAAACAATTGGGATTACCTTTTACCAACAATTCAAAACGGTAACCGATGCTTATTTGGAAGAACAAACCAACGATGAATTAAGCAAACTAAAGGATGAGTATACACACTGCCGAGGCTGTAGTTTGCACAAGACAAGAACGCATGGTATTGTTTTTGGTACTGGCCCATTAAAGTCTAGGCTTATGGTTGTAGGCTTAGCTCCTTCTAAATATGATGGAGAAATTGGTGTACCCTTTTCGGATAAATTGGGTGACAAATTACGAGGAATGTTGGAATATGTGAATGACGGTATTAGTATAAGTAATAATGTTTACTTAACCAATCTAGTTTTGTGCCCCGGCTCACCTACTGAAGAACAATTTAGTGCTTGTTACGAACGGTTACATGCAGAATTTGTATTAGTTGACCCAAAGGTTGTTTTATTTTTAGGAGAAGATGTAGCTAATAGGTTTGTTGTCGGGCCTAAACGAGGAAAAAAACTGGTTTTTAAACTGGGCGAAAAATATTACACTGGTGTGCAAACTCACACACTTAAAGACTTATTATACAGAAATTCGGAAGTTAGACAAGATGTAAAGAGTGATTTAGATATAGTGGTTAGGTTGATAAGGGATGCAGAAAACACAAGTACTTAAAAATACATCAGATATTTATCATGAAAATATTTGGGTTAGTCCCTTAGCTTTAAATTATTTGATTAATGAAAGGGGGCTAACAGAGCAGTCTATTGAACGGTTTAGGTTGGGGTTTGCAAAAGGTAATTTGGTTAACAAGATAGCCAAATCTGAGAAATGGTTGGCTGAGGCTATTTCTCTTGGTATTGTTAAATACAATTCTGTTGATTTTTTTGAGGGCTATATCACCATACCAATTTTCCACAATGGCTTGTATGAAAACATATACAGCAGAAATCTTACCAATAAACAAGCAACACCGCATAAAACATTACCAAATATACCAAAGAATACTGTGTACAATCTAGTTGACTCAGTTAATTCAGTGATAATTGTCGAAAGCCCACTTGATGCTATCACCCTGCAACAACATGGGTTTAATTCTTGTGCTGTGCTTGGTATAAAGTTAAGTCAGCCAGCTATAAATAGTTTTCACAATAAAATTTGCTACATCCTTTTTGATAGTGATTCTAGTGGGAAAACGGGAGCTAACAATCTCGCCAAAAAATTGGCACCGGTGGCAAAAAATGTATATATTGTTAAGTTCCCTACTTCACAAGTGAAAATGGATGCAAATCTTTATTTTCGCACCAATAAGAATGCTAAAGACAGGCTTATTTTCCTGCTGAAAAATTCTGCACCCATAAACTTCCGCGAATTCGGCGGAATTAGAAAAAAAACAAAAAAAAATTTGATCGCGTGTGCGGAAGATCAAGTTGATATTGTAGTTGTAGGAAGGGAATTATTTGACGATTATATAGAGAAGGGTAATGGTATATGGGTTAATTGCCCCATACATAAAGGAGGGAATGAAAGTAATAAATCGTTGTTGATAGGGGGAAAAAACATGTTTTATTGCTTCGGTTGTAATGTTGGTGGCGGTCCTGTTAAATTAGTTTCTTGGGTTAAGGGAATTTCTAGGGAAGAAGCTAAATTATGGATTCAGGAATTTATTTTGTAATACATTGTTTAATGCATTTTCCCACGAACAACTAATTATATAGTTGTTAAAGTTTTCAAAAGTTTTCTTCGATATTATTAGGCAAAAAAGAATAAACATAGAATTTATTTTTGGAACAACATGGGAAAGTACCCCCCAAGGAAATACTCCTTTCCCCATTATTAGTTCTTCACCGGTTTTACTTATATTGATTTGTTCCATAATATTCCTTTACACCATTTCCAATATGCATATCCCAACCACAAATTAAACGATGAAAAACCGAGTTATCGTGCTTTAATGCTTTCAACGTCATGTGCTCTGATAACAAAAGTAAAAATAATGTAAACACGGAATTTTTTACTTTTCGCATGTTAAACAGGATAATCCCAAGACTATTATGAGTTGCTAAAGATTCGTTACCATATATTTTAATTTTTAATTTACAATTAAGTTGCTGCATTGTTTCTTCAATTTTTAACATGTTTTGTGTCCTACGTTACACCTTCTCATATTGTATCTTAATATGCTTCTTAGTGGGGTTACAATACAAAGCAGAAAATGGGTATAGTAATAACCCAATAAGTAAAATAAACATAGAATTATCAACAATTTTAAACACATGATAATTAAATTTTGTCCAATTAACTTTTTTAGATGTTGTACTAGGCTTACTAAAAGATATAGTAAAATCAAAATAAGTTCTGTCTTTTGTTTTACAAACTTTTATCATTAGTGCAACTCCGTAACAATTTTAAGATTTGATTTATTCATACACATATTGCAAATCCTACAGTTTCTAGCACATATTTTGGTTCCAGTTAGTTTAGTCAAGTCCGTTTTTCGTGGGAACACAGTAAAAGAATTATGAACCATAAATCCTGAGCCATTCACTACTAAAGTATTACATTTAGAAAAGTCTAAATCTTTTCTAGCTGTATAACAGTAGGTTTGTATACCGTGCATTTTCAACATTTTAGCTATTTTTTCAGCTTTTAATATATCTTTTTGTGATCTAAAATCTCCGGCCTCATTTAATCTTAGGTGTTTTATTTTCCTTTTACCTTTATTTTGTAAAAGTTCTGTGACAAAACTTTGGGCTGTACACCTATCCCAAAATTCTGCTTGCTTTCTTCTATATGGCAAAACAGCCTTGTACATTCTTTCGGCTTTTTTGGCATAACAAGCATTAGAATTGGCCAATTGGCATAAGTTTAAAGAATCCGATTTACAGTCTGTTGCAGCTGTGATATTGAATACCATAGTTGTGCTAGGTAATTTACGATTACCAAACGAAAATAATTTTATCATGTGACCTTCAATGTTCAAATATTTTGTCTATAAAAGCTTCATGTCTACAGCAAATAACACTTAAAAATATAATAAATAAATTATTATTAGCTCGTTTAATTTCATGTAAATAAAACGGCACGCCTTGAATTTGTATATCAAATGCGTAGTCCGTATCAGTTTTCTCTACTTCCATTTTAAATTTAGAAAAGGGGGAGACTAAGCTCCCCCAATTCCCTTAACGCACAGCATAACGTTGGTGGTTGATGGAAAGAGAGTGAATAGTACGACTATCCACCCTCTTTAACTTCCGGCTGCGAGATTCACAGACAGTAATCAAGCCAAAAATCTTGTCCTGATTCCTTCGGTGATCGGGCATACGCACAAACTTTCCATTAAGTTTGCGGTCTTTACCAGATTTAGTTTTCCAACTTACGGAAAACATTCTTCCTTTACTGTGCAAAATTTCCTGCACAGCCTTTTCACGAGAAATTCTCATAATTTCTCTCCCATACTTAACATGTTAAATGTATATAAAATGTCCTTCGGACATTTCGCTTTAAATTGTTTGTGTGATAATAGTATTACAAACAAAAGTAACAAACTTGGCATATTTAACAGAGGAAAATAAACCTTAGTGCCTATATCATTGAGCCGGAAAATTACTGCTTTGTAGGCAGTGTCATCTGTGCATATAATGTC